GGGCCCAGGCGCATCGTGACATCGCTCTCTTCGGTCACCGGAGCGCCGCTGGCCGGCACGTCACGCAGCATCGACTTCTGGAGTCGCTGCACTGTACGTACGGGCATCTTCAGATGGTCTGCAATCTCATATGGAGTGGGTGACCTGCCCAGGTCTTGCGTCAGAGCATCGGTAGCACGTGCGATGGGGCCGATCTTGTACGTCAAGGTCTCGGGCAAGTACGCCACGTTCTGGTGCTGAGCGACGTAGCGCTTCGCCTTCTGGATGCGGTGTTGGATGTGCGTGTTGAGTGCCGCGCCACGGTTGGGGTCGTAGGTCTCGAAGGCACCGATGATGTGCTTCGTGAGCTCGGCCTTGAGCGCCACTCGAGGGATGAGTACAGCTCCGGCCCCATACTCGGTCGCCTTGCGCTCGATGAGCGGCGCGTAGGCATCGAGAAGAGGCTCGAGGTCATCCGGGGACTTGGACTGCTTCCACTGCTCCCACAAGGCCAGTTCCTTCGCTTGCCTGCCCTGAGCTGCTGAGGTCTTCTCTTCGAGCAGCGCGGAGACAGGATCTCGCTTGTCTGTGGCCATGCCACCTCCTCGAAACCCTTATCCCGCGTTTCCGTGCGAACTTCAGCGACGCCCGGTCGTGCCCTGCACCTTCTCGAGGAGGGTCTTCGAACGCGTCACGTACGAGCCGGGCTTGCCGTGGTCGAGGTTCTGGGACACCACCGACTGCGCGTTGCGCCGCGCTTCCGTGAACTGATTGAAGCTGCGGGCGAGGAGGTCGAGGTTGTCCTCTTTGTTGATCTCCTCGGCCGAAGTCGAGAGAGTCTCGGCGTCATGGCGGCGCCCAGAGGTCCCGGGCTGATCCTCCGGCGCCTTCTCCCCCCAGCGGTAGGTGTTCATGCCCAGCGGGTCCTTGCCGGTCATCCCGTTGGTCTCTTCCGCCGTCTGGTTCACGTGGTTCGTCTCGACCGTCGAGCGGTCGATGTTCGAGTCGAGGCTGCCTTCGGTCTCGACATCGGACGTTTCGTTCGCGAGCTTCTCCTGAGCGGAGCTCTCGTGAGCGAACTTCATGAAGTCCGTTTCGAACCTGTCGGCCGATGGTCCCTGGGCATCCAGAGCTCGAGACCGCAGATCGATGACCTCTTCGGGCTTGTACGTCATGGCATCCTCCTACGGTGTCTTCCAGGCAGCAGCCCTGTTGGCCCGCCAGTCTTGTGGTGTTTTCTTGGCGACTGCGGGAAGAGTAGCAGGAGCCGTCTTCCCGAACCTCCCTGCCGCCTCTATGGCTGCATGGGGGAAGATCTCCGGAGTGCCTGGTATGGGCGTCGTGAGCACCTTCTTCACGCCCTCCAGAAGCCCGGCGTTCTTGATGTTCCCCAGTTCGTCGAAGAAGGCTTCGACCATCACAGACCCCATCTTGGGGCTCTCGAGACCACCAGGGTTGGCCGACTGCACGTCGTCCTTCGGCGTATCGAACTTGGCCTTCGCCTTCCGCTTGCCTTGCGCTGTGCCGTAGCCCTTGGGCGAATGCCCTGTGGCGTGGCTCTGCTGAGTGGCGATGGCAAAGGCTGTCGACTTGCCCATGTCGGGGTTCTTCGCGAGGATGTGCTCCGCGCGATCGTGAATCCAGGCAGGCATTAGAGCGTCCCTTTCGTCGCGCCCGGCAGCTTGGAGCCGAAGCCGATGGGCTTCGAGAGGTCTCCGATGCTGGGGCCTGAAGGGTTAGTGATCTTCGGCTTGGCCAGCGCCTGGCCAGAGGAGAGAAGACTCTTGGGTGTCAGCCCTGTCTGAGCCATCGCCCCAGAACTCTTCGCCATCTGGAGCGCATCCTGCTTCTTGGTGAAGCCGGCGCGCAGCGAGGGCGCCGTGAACGGAGGCATGCCGCTCACCATCTTGAAGGGACCCATGCTGAGCGGACCGCTGTACTGCGAGACCGTGAAGGCCACCTTCGGGCTCAGGAAGGGAGCCGTGATGGGCATCGAACGCATCGGCCCGCGACTCTCCATGATGTTGGGCTTCGCTCCCTCGATGGGCGTGCTGTACGACGACGCCGGCATCGAGATCTTCCCGATGTTGCTGAAGGACACCGGCAGCTTCCCCGCCGGCGCCTCCTTCAACTCCTCTTCGTTCTCCGCCGTCTTCACCTCGGGTTGCGCCATGAAAGAGCGCAGCTTGTTGCGTTCTCGATGACGATCGAGACCAGTACGAAGAAGAGGCACAGCGCCCAGACCAACTGCTCCGCCAGCCGCTGCCCCCAGGAGGCTGCGCTTCGTCGGAAGGTGCCCGTGTTCGATGGCATGGCCAATCCCCCTGGTGAGAGCTCCAGCCCCGGCCCCCAGAGCACCGTACTGGAGCGCCTGCGTGGACGTAGGCTTGCTCTTCTCGATGCTGTCCAGGCGATCGAGCGTGCGACGAGCCTCCTCGGCGCTGATGACGCCAAGCTTCTCGAGCTCATCGAGGGTGGACGAGAGGTTCATCAGGGACCGTAGCCCTTCAGATGCGCGATGGAGGGACCCATCAGCATGCCGAGTCCGGCGAGCTCCGTGGCCGGCTTGGCAACATGGGGGAGGAGAGTCCTCTTCTCCACGCCAGCCTTGTTGTAGTCGCCAGCGACAGCCGCTCGAGCGTGTGCCTGCGCCTCATCGAGACTGGGTGCGGCAAGCACGCCGAGCCCGGCGATCTCCGTCTTGTGCGTGCCAGCCTCAGAGGCCAGCCCGCGCATGAGATTAGAGAAGCCGCCAGCTTCCTTGATGGCGAGCAGCTCCTCCTTGAAGGCCGTGAACGAGGGCTGCATGTCACATCCCCGCCTGCATCGTTGCCTTCATCGCAGCACCGGGAGGGGGACCACCCATCATGCCCGGAGGTGCCGCACTGGCCGGGCCGTACGTGCCCATGCCCATGTTGCTGTCCTTCTCCTTGCCCTTCTTCGGCACGCACGAGTCGTTGGCGAACTTCGTGACGGCGACGAGGACAGAGGCGGCCTTGTGCACCAGGTCCGGGTACTTCGCTGCCACGTCCTTGCGGACCTCGGCCAGATCTGCCGAGTCGTGGTGCATCTTCGCGAAACCCAGAGCTGAGATGGCGTGCTTCTTGTCCGGGATGGGGTAGGCCGGCTTGCCAGTGTTCGACTTCTTGGATGAGACGGCGAAGTCTTCGTTCGGCCTGGCGGTCTTCATCAGGCCGGGGAGAAAGCTCACGCCGCCGGCGTTGGAGATCTTCTCGAACTCGTCGATGAACGCGGTCTTCATCTGCCTCTCCTAGTAGTTGCCGTGTTCTTCGGGGCTGTTGGCCGCTGCCGGCGCCATGACGAAGCGACCGGTGCCAGGGATCTTGGTACCCGAGTTCTCGCGTCCATCTTCTCGAGAGGGGACATCGTTTGGGGACTTCGGTGCCTGAGCGGCACGGCCGGTTACTCCTGGGGCATCCTCGTTGGAGAACGGCACCACGTTTCCCATGGACCCATCACCGCTGAACTTGTAGATCTCCCCGTCCTTCTCCTTGCGGAGCAGAGTCGCAACCCGAAGGGGGCGACGACCCACCCGAGCCTTCCCATGACGGAGCAGCTTGGATGATGCGGCGATCTTCTCGAGCTCGTCGAGGAAGGCCGCACGCACGGTCTCGAAGTACGGGTTCACGGAGTCAGTCTACTACGTCCCCGGCTTGGAGGGGTAGGTCGGCGATAGCACTTGAACATGCGATGCACTCGAAGACTTGGCCAGTTGGAGGATTCTTTCCATCTGGTAGTCCCCATCGATCACATAGACGACGCAGTCATCGATGTAGATCGCCGGAGGGTTGCGAAGTCGAGTACAGAGCTTTCCTACAAACAACCGCGCGAGTATGGCATCTGGGAAGGTGAACTTGTGCTCGACCGACGTCACGCCGTCAACCTAGCAGCCCTCTCGAGAACTGTAGGGCGGTAACGTAGTCTGCTACTGCGCGGAAGCGGGGACCTCGAACGTCCCCGGTCTGTCGGGCGACGGAAGTCTTCTTGATGCCGAGGATGCTCTCGATGCTGGGGGTGACCAACGTGAAGAGATCGTCGTACGGGCCGAACGCCCTCGAGTGGAAACCCTCCACTCCAGAGACCGTACGCGAGCCATCTGGGCTGAACTTCAGATCGGACGACCCGAACATGTCCACCATCGTAGCGATGGGACGCCAGGTGTATGTCTGCGTGAACTTGTCGATGCCTGCACCGATGATCTTGGCGTACGAGTACGTCGTGACGAGGAAGTCGACGGCCTGTTCGATGGTGGCTCCTTGCTGAAGAGTAAGGAGCAGGAGGTTCTGGAGGCTCTGGTTGTCACCACTCGTAGCGTTCGATGCTTGACTGATAGCGTCCTGGGTCTGGGGATCGACGGCGCCGGGCTGGGAGATTCCCTGAGGCAGGGAGAGTTGGTTGGCATCCACGACCGAGCCCGTGTTGAAGTAGAACTGGTAAGTCTGGCCGATCTTCTGCGGACGCCAGACATCCCCATACCAACCCGGTCGGATGTACTCCTCGGGAGGGATGTCCACAGTCTTGGACCGGTACTGCGGGACCTGCTCGGTCACCTTGAACGCCCTGAACGTCACGGATGCGGAAGCAGAACCCACTAGAGCGGTGATCTCAGGCCCCAGGTCGCCAGCAACCAGAGGTACCCCCACAGGTACCAACAATCCCAAGGTCTCGGTGTTCGGGTCTCGCGGACCTCGGTAGAGAGGAAGCTGCTGTGCCGTGGCAACCGACCCAGAAGGGGCTGCATAGGCACTCGTGACATCGACTGCCTGTGTGATCTTGCCGAAGTTAGGACCCACCCCACCCAAAGGCGGCTGCTGAAGAGCCGCCACCACGGTGTCTCGACTCACCGTGCCTGTCTGCTGCATGACCTGAGTGTCTGACTCGATAGGTCCCAGGAACTTGCTGATCTCGTCATGCTGGCGAGCGAAGGTAGCCTGGATGTCCGTTCTACCCTGCCTCTGGTCGATGGTGTGCTGAACCACCGAGAAGTCGCCGAGGTAGTGCGTGCCGAGAAAGGCTTGCTGCTCTGGCGTAGGTTGCCCCCTCTTCTGCATCAGCGCTTGGATCTGCGCAATGCTCTGAAGGTCGATGTACTTGTCGATGACCAACCCGGGGAAGCCTGCCGCGATGTACGGGTTGAACTTCGCCGAGATGCTCATCTGCCGCGTGGAGTAGCGGTGCTTGAAGTAGAGGAAGTTCGTCGAGCGCTGAGCCAGGCCGATCTTCGGGATGGTGGAGTCCACAGTACCGGAGCGGACCGCGAAGATGTTGAACTCGCCCATCTTCTCGAAGATGGGGAGGATGCCGGTGAAGAGTTCGTGCGAGAAGATGTCGTTGTTGAAGAGCGCATCGAGTGTGCCCTTCTGTCCCTTCACCGTGCGGATCTTGGGAGCGAAGTAGAAGCTGTCGAAGAGCTCGTCCTCCCCAAAGAACTCATCGTTGGTCTTCAGAAGGAAGCGGGTGGGTTCTTGAAGGAACATCCTCTGGAACTGGACCGTGTGGTAGTTGTCCGGGAAGAGGACGTTGCACTTCGGAGGAGCTCCGAACCAGATGTCTGGGCGTAGGATCGAGGACTGAAGCCGAGAAGGGATGGCCTTGCTCTGCTTGATGGTGTTGACCTCGAGGTTCTCGACCTTCTGGACCTGTGTCTGGGCCTGGCTGAGGAAGTTGTTGATGCTCGAGGCAACCTTGCCTGGTCCCTGACCGGGGGCCCAGTTCTTCTTGACCAAGGTGATGGCCTGATTGATCGCCGAAGATGCTGCCTGGAAGGCTCCGTAGATGTCGTTGATGCCCAGACGCATGGCGTGCGTGCCATTGTTCCTCAGCGACTGACTGAGGTTCTGCATCCGCAGCAGCAGTGAGTTCTTCGCCGTCCCGGACTTCTCGGCCTCGGCCTGGAGGGTCTGCTGGCTGAGCGTGAGCAGGTCAGTGGAGTTGGGGTCACCCACTACCGTCGCCGGTGCTGTGATGTCCTGCTGCTGTTGAGTGAGCTCTTGATCTGCTCCGAGTGCAGCCTGATAGAAGACCTGAAGGTTGGGGATGTTCTTCAGCTTCTGTCGTCCGAGACCATTCACGGTGCCGCCACTGCCAGGCATGTACATGGGGCAGGGCTGGTCGTAGGTTTCGTGGAAGATAGTCGCGTTGATGCTGTTCATCACATCGCGGATCGAGACTTGCTCACCCAACCCGCCCAGAACACGGCCGAAGAGCGAGTCCCAGCCCCCTGCGGACAGCAATCGAGCTCCGGTATCGTCTTGGTCGAAGGCCGTGATGCACTGGGTGATGTGCAGCCGCAGTTCGGCGAGTGAGAAGAAGACGTTCTGGCCGGAGAAGGTCTTCTCGTAGTAGTAGCTGCCTCCGATAGACTCGAGCACGCGTACGATGCCACCTAGCAGACCCTTGAGTGCGGGGTACTGGATGGAGGTCTGATGCAAGAGCGAGGTGATGACCTCCGCTGGCGTCGTGAGGAAGTCGGTCAACAGGTTGGTTGAACCGCCGCTGAAGAGCGCCTTGAGTCCGGGGCCGAAGAGATCTGTGTTGTTGAACTGGTAGGCGTAGTCCCAGTAATTGGACAGACCAAGGCACTGGAGTACTACAGAACGCTTCGACTGGTTCTTCGACCACTGAAAGCCGACGATCTCCCCAACGAAGCAGAGCTTGTAGCGTGTGTTCGCCGCGTCCTGGAGGAAGCTGCTGTTCGACTCGGCCTGCCCAACGCCTGACTGATTCTGCGTTCGCTGCTTTCCCTGCTCGTAGGCCGTGGGGTCTTGAGCTTTTGGATCTCCAGGGTTTCCTGCCGGGCGCTGTGCCAACAGTGGGTTGGCCTGCTCGAAGAAGTCCAGGAAGTAGAGATGGACCAGCGTGCGGGGATAGAACTTGGTCGCCAGATGATGCGGCACGATCTGGATGGCCGCCTGGAGTGGTGAGTTCGGCTGGCTGGTGATCTGCGCAGCGATAACCGGGACCTCGATGCCCTCGAGGAACAGACGAAGGCGAAGACGCTGACCCGTAGCAGACATGGACTAGTACCCCAGGTTGCAGGGAGCGTTGCCGCCGCCTTGGAGAGTGGGATCGAATGTGCCAGCCACCGCTTGGACACCGAAGGCGCCGTCACCAGAGATGCCCGCACTGAAGCTGGCTACCGCAGCCACGTCGACAGATCCCCCAAACATGGTGGGTGGGGAGAGCGTCGATGTTGCCCCGAACCCACCCGGGAAACCAGGCCCTGCGTAAGCGCCGACTCCGTAGGGGTTCGTACCTCCGAACGCTGCCGTCTGGATGCGGCCGTCCGGACCGATGCCCGCCGTGAACGCATATACGTTCTGGGACTGGGGGCCTGCGGCGGTAACAGGCAGGCCGAAGGGTGTCCCGGTAGGCTGCCCATACGGCGACTGGAGGAAGTTCTGCACCAGAGGGTTGCCCGACTGTCGGAACAGGGGGTTGCCGTACGTCCCTGAACCCCACCCGCCGAGGCCACCGCCCACTCCGGGGCCGAAGGTGCCGCCCATGCCTCCCCCCGAGGCCCCGCCGACGCCAGCGGTGTACCCGTAGGAGGCCGAGAAGCCGGCGCCGAAGCCCTGGCCATAGCCGTAGCCCACCCCAGGGGAGATGCCTGCTCCTGAGGGGCTCCCAGGCCCGGCAAACGACCCTCCGAAGAAGCCCGACTGGCCGTTGGAGCGCTGGAGGTTGATGAGGTCCGTCGACCCTCCGATGCCACCCCCCACCCCCAGACCGACACCTCCAGCGGCGCCAGGCGCGAAGGGGGTACCCACGGTCCCGGAGAAGCCGGCGCCGGCTGAGATGCCAACACCCCCGCCTATGCTCACCCCAGCACCAGCAAACGCACCGCCAGCACCAGACGGACGCCCGTAGGCCCCGTTCGTGATGAAGCCCTGGCCTGGCTGGTAGGGCACGACACCGAAGCCGAAGAAGTTGGAGGGATCGAGCTGACATCCCCGCATGCAGGCCTGTCGATTGAGCTCGTCCACGATGTCTTCGGTGTCACCACCGACTGGACCGAAGACGCCCGGACTCTGTTGGGTGGGCAGAGCCACGCCAGGGGCCAAGGTATCTGTACCCACCCAACTCAGGTACTCGTCCGTGTTGTCGGTGATCTTGCTGCGGAGCGGGAGCTGTCGCACCAAGTTTGGGTCTGCCTGTGGGCCTCCGAAGGCCGACTGCATCGCAGCAGCAAAGGCCTGCTGAACGTTGTCGAGGAACGTTGAGATGTTCTGGGCAGGGAACGTGGTGCTCTGGAGACCCAGTTGGAGCATCTGGGTAAGCAGGCCGCCCCCGCCAAACCCTTGAGCCGAGTTGAGGGCATTCTGAGCAGCGAGCTGTTGCTCCTCGGCAGTCAGCTCATCGAGTCCGGAGATCTTCTGAAGTTCCTGGTCGAGCTGTGCTGCTCCCGTCTGTTGGAGCAGGGCCAGGTAGGCCTGCTGGTTGAGCACCGTCTGGGGCACGGGTTGATCAGGTTGGGTAGGCGTGAGGAGTTGCGAAGAGTCCGAGGCGGTCAGATCGACCGACGTGAAGAGCTGCGCGCTGGCACGGACTGGGTAGTAGTCGCTGCCGGTGATGGAGATGTTCGTGTAGTTGGTCACGAACAGCCGGAAGGTGAGCGTCGCGAGGAGCGGACCTTCTGATGTCAGGTTCGACTGTGCCATCAGCATGTACCCTTCCACGATGATGTCGTCGTAGAAGAGGTAGACGCGAGCACCCATCTCAGTGAGCTTCGTCCCCCGCAGGTAGTTGTCGTAGTTGTACCACCACTCTCCGTGCCAGTTGAAGTCGAGGCTGTTGATCAGAATGGCCGTGACGTCAAGGAACCTGGGTTGCTCTCCGAAGAAGAAGATGTAGGGGTCACCGAAGGTTTCGACGATCTGCTGCTTCTCCATCCGGACCTCTTGAACCGACTGGAGGATGAAGTTGGCATACTGGGTGGTCCGCCCACCCTGACTTCCTGAGTCGAAGAGCGGGAGCTCGTTGCCTGCGGCATCGATGACCTTCACCATACAATACGTGTCGTCTTTGATCTCCAACCCACGCACGGGTCGACGGACGTTCACCGACTTGCCAGCACCGTAACGGCCACCGTTCCCGGCTCGACCGCTTGCCACCTGCTGCTGGAAGACCCTGTCGAAGTCGTCCAGCGTGAGCTCAATGAAAACAGTGATGGGACACCTACCCTTCCACGTTCTTCCAGAGCTTGCCCCGGAGGATGGCTGAAACCGTAGTTCTGGTCAGGCCGTACTCTCGTGCAAGGGTAGCACCCTTCACACCAGCACGATGACGCGTCCGCATAGAGCGAACGTCGTCCTCAGTCAGCTTTGCCCTACCGTTGTTCTCACCCTGACGGATCTCTGGGTGCTTGACAGCCCCATTCCTAGATCCAAAGGCATGGTTACTGCGGCCTCGCATCTCACGATCTTGGGCGTTGTTTTTCTTGGTGCCTTCGTAGATGTGATCTTCATTCACACAAGCACGATTGTCGCAGTGGTGAAGAGCACACATGCCCTTGTCGATGGGCCTACCGATCTTCTTCTCTAGGACAATGGCATGTGCGCGACGGGTCTTGCCCTCAAAGTAGGTCCAGGCGTACCCATCCATCAAAGCTCCCTGCCATACATGGCACGGAGTGAGGCCCGGCCGCATCACAGGACCATTCAGATCAACCCGCTCATAGAACCTATCCCAGAACGTCATAGACATAGAAAGACCTCCGTGAGGTTCTTATTCCGGAGGTCAGGTGATCAGGTTGGTCTTCACCAGGAAGTCACGCACGTTGCGCGGCGGAGGCACTCCTCGGTACTGCTCGGTGCGGGAGATGGAGAATGCAGCAGCCTTCATGGCGGTGAGGTACCAGTCTTCGGGCACGATCTTGTCCCTGAAGACGAAGTTGTACATCTTGCCAGCCCTCTGTATGCGAACGGTACTCTCGACACGCCCCGGACCGCAATCCGGGGGCGGCGTGAAGACGCTGGTCGGAAGAAGCGTCTGCATCACCTGTGAAGTGATGGGTGCGAAGGGATCGAATTGCGTGCTCATGCACTACCTCAATGCCCTGGCGGCCCTTGGCCGGGTTGCCCAGCACCGCCGCCGTTTTCTTTGTCCGTGTTGGTAGCCGTGAGGCCTGTGTTCGTTGCGATGAGGTCGAGAGACCGACCGTGGGTCGTAGCAATCTTCTCCAGATGGCCTTCGATCTTGTCGAGAACCGGGTTCTTGTCTCGGTCCTCCCGTTCCTTCTGCTCCTTGCGCTTCTTGTCCAAGATCTCCCCGACGTCACCCTTGCCCATCTTGAGCTCTGCCAGGGCCTTGACCTGCTCGCCTCCCTTGAGATTCGAGATGCGCGTGAGCTCCGAGACCAACTTGTCTTGGTCAGCACCTTGGCCGCCCATACCTGCGCGCTCTAGGAGCTCGGAGATCTGGTTGGCGCCGACGTTTCCGGAGCTGATGCGACGAAGGAGCTCTGCGTTCTGCCGATCGAAGCGAACACCGAGTAGCCCCCCCAGAACCCCACCAGCTCCTCGACCTCGAGACATGCCTCGAGCAACCTCGCGTTCTGCTCCACCGAGTCTTCGTTGCTCTGCCGCAATGTCGTAGAGACCGAGAGACTCAGACTGCTTCGCTCCGGCCATGAGGGAGCGCCAGTCCCCGGCCTGGCCACCCATGGTCTTCTCGAAGTTCAGTCGTGCGGCTTCCGCCTTTGCCACGGCTTCCGGGCTGGAGTCACTGCCGAGTGCAGCCTGTGCCTGCACCATCTGCTGGTAGGCCAAGACGGTCTGGCGTTCACCTCCGTGAATGCCGACCGTATGACCCATTCGATCTTGTCCGGAGAGCGCAAGACGGCCATCGGTTCCGAACAGACCTGTGGCATTGATTCGAGACAGCCGCGCTGCTCCCATCGGAGCCATGACCTTTCCGTAGGAGGCTGCGGCCTCTGTCCGCTGCTCCATCGCCCTCTGCTGAACGCCCTGCACCATGTTCCGCAGGGTCTCCTTGGTCATGCCAAGTCCTGCAAGAGCAGGGTTCGCAAGAGCAGCATCCAGGTCAGCGTCCGTGGGGGCGCGGTTGTTCTTGGCCGCGGCCTCGACCACCAGACCTGCGGCGAGTTCGCTCTGGGAGATCCTGAGCTGCGTTTCCTTCGAGCCATCATGTGGCGTCTTGCCAAAGGCCTGCTGGGCAGCAGCCGTCTTTGCACGCATGGCTTGCATGGCAGCCGCGAGCTCGTCCTTATCTCCGAAGGCCAAGGCCCTGGCGAACGCCTTGCCCTCTGCGGTTTCGGTGTATTCGCCTGCGGCAAGCTGCTGCCGACGATGCATGATCAAGTTAGTGACGGCGCCTGGTATGAGAGCGCCGGCAGCCACGATGCCGAGAGGTCCTGTAGCCAACAGACCCGCCCCGATACCAGCCTTGTTCATGCCCTCCTTCTCCCAGTCGAGCCCAGTCATCTGCTTGCCGCGCTCCGTGGCGCGCTGACCCTCGCTCAGCCATCGACCTCCAGTGAGGGAGACGTTGAGGGGGTCCTGGGCACTGAGCCTGGCAGCGGCTGTGATCTTCCCACCCTTCTCGATGCCAAGAGCCACGGCCATCTTCTGGTCCGGAGAGGCTGCCTGGAGCTGCTTGAGAGCTGCGGTGGCTTCGGCGTTGCCCTTCGCAGACTCGGCTGCGAGGGCAGACTGAAGGGCATTGACTCGATCCATGCCCTGCTTCGCACCCAAACTACCCGCGTACATGTCCTGGAGGTGCTGTTGCATGCCTTCGCTGAAGCTGAAGGCCGGCACGGCTGCTGGATTGGCCATGTTGGCATACGATCTCCGGGCCAGAGCGATGGCATCCGCCACCCCTTTGTCCTTCGCCGTCCCTGGGCGCATGCCCTCGAGCCCTGAGAAGAGAGAGCCGTAGCCCGCCTGCGACGCGCGATCGTAGTCCGAGGTCCCGAGGAGGGCCATCAATCGACCAGCGGGAGATCTATCTCCTGTCTGACCAAAGAACCCAGCGCCGGCGACTCCAGACGGTGGCGAGACCATCCCCCCACCGAGCCTGCTGGTCCGGCCGATGCCCGTCATGGAGCCGAACTGGTTCATGCTGGTGGCGGTCATGCTGGCGCGGATCGCATCGGGATTGAAGGTCTCGATGTAGTTGCCGGCCATGCGGTTCAAGTACCGTTCGATGAAGTCAGCTCCACTGGTGTAGATCTCCGCACCGACCTGCTGGAGACCGTTCTGGACTGACTCCCTGGCCTGCTCGAGCTTTCGCTTGACCCCTTCGATGCCCTGCGTGCGGCGTCGATTGGCCATCGACTTGAGCTGCTGGTCCATCTGGGACTCGGTCTGCATGTTGGCCATGAGCTTCGGGAGGTCTCTGGCCTCCTTGACCGTGGCCTCGAGTTCGTCCATCCCCATGCCGAGCTGGCGAGAGGCAAAGAGCATCTCGCGATCGCCCATGCTGTTGACGTCAACACCCCTCTCACCAGCCCACTGGGTGAGAGCCATGGCTGGAAGCAGACCCCCGAACTTCTCCATGGCTGCCCCACGGAGGCGGCCCTCGTTCCGGATGAAGTTCGCACGACCCGTCCGGCCCAGATTCCGGTTGGCCATGCCCTTCGTATCGCCCACACCCATGCCACCGCTCATCCAAGCGTTGACACCCTCCTCATCGAGAGTGCCATCCCGCCCGGCAACAGAGGCCAGGAAGTACCGTCCACGACCCGACTTGAGGAAGCTGGCGCTGCTCTCGAGCTGCCTGGTGGCCAGAGCCTGACGACCTTCTGCTCCGTACAAACCGGTGGCGTTGTAGATGTCCTCTTCCGATAGGGTTCCGGACTGGACTGCGGAACCGACCATGCCAAGGGTCCGCATCCCAGCGAAGGCCCCGGCATTGCCACGCCCACCAACAGAGCGGGAGATCTGCGACCCGATGTTCGCCATGGCCCCCAGTTCAGCGGTGGAAAGACCCCCACCCACCGAGTACTGGCGCATCTGCATGGCGAACTTGACTTGATCTGATGTCCGGAAGACGCCTGACCCCCTCATGGAGGCCATGGCCTGCTGCGCTTGCTCGAGGGTGGTACCCATCTCCTGGGCGATCGTCTTGACGGTGCTGAGCATCTCTGAGAAGCGCTGCCGGAAGGCGGTCACATCCCGCACCCCCGTAGCCATACCCATCCGGCCCATGTTCGCGGCTAGTGTAGAGAGCTCTCGGAAGGTGGAGATCTCCCCTCCAGGGCCGGTCTGACCGGCCATCCCCCGGATGTCAGCCCCCATAACCCCCAACTGGTTGTTGGAGAAGCCCTGTCCCCAGGGGTTGTTGAAGGCGAAGGACTGACGCATGGAAGCGTTGAACTGCTGCTGTTGCTGGGCCCCGGTCATGACCTGAGATCCCGCATACTGAGCAGCCATGAGGGGGAGAGCCATGCCCCCTGCTACCCCCAGTCCCGCAGCAGCCCCTCCAACGACCCCTGCTCCTGCCCCGTAAGCCCCCATGCCCGCCCGAAGACCCATGGATAGGGGATCCAGACCCAGAAGACCCATCCCAAGGCTCGAAACCGGGCCTGCCACGGACCCGATTCGATTCATCATGCCACCGGCAATCTGCTCCCCCTGCATCTGCGGGGGACCAGGCATGTTCATCATGCCGCCGATCATCCCAGAGTACTGGGCCTGCTGCATGTACGAGCCCTGGAACTGACCCTGGAGGCCCGCAATCTCGGCGCTGCTGATGGGCATCGCCGCTCAGTCTACCTCAGGTGTGCCTGGGTGGGCAGTTTCTGGAATCTAGGCGGAATAAGGGAATCGGAGGCAACAAACCATGCATCTCAACACCCTGAAGAAGATCGTCGCCAGCCTGCCGGATCTGCTTCGAAAGTACAACGATTACAGTCCGGAGGAGATCCAACAGTTCTTGAACGAGGCCACCGTCCACGATGTAATGGTCGCGGACACGCTCCTCTACACAGTCAGAGCTGGAGAGGTTGCGTTTCAGTTCAACAAAGATGGGGAGTTCCTCCGTCCTAGCGAACGCCGTCTAGGCAAGCCTGTGTGATGTAGGGAACAACCCGGGGGACTACCCGAGTTGTTCTTTTAGCCACTGGATCAGGAATAAGAGGGCTGGAGGCAACTACATGTTCATTGCTCTGCCTGTGATCTTCCTCGGGTTTGGTCTGATGAAGGCCTCCGAGGCTCTGACAACCAAGCTGGTGGCGAAGAAGGGGCTGAAGGAGTTCCAGAACTACGTTCAGGACAACCCTCGATTCGTTCTCGTCCCCGCGAAGATCTACGACAGCCCCATCCGCATGGCCATCGCCGAAGGGAAGCTGCCGGCACCTACCGCAGTGCGGTTCGAGGAACAAGAGATGGCCGTCCAACGAGCAAAGGAGATCCTTCCCCTCATCCCAGAGGCCCAACTGAGGTACCTCCTGAGCCAGCGATAATCCTCGAGGTGATCGAGGGATAATAGAGATGAACTGCACTACGTATCACGGAGGAGGCATGCCGCACGGCATCAAACCCCCGTCAGTGGAGCAACTGGCGGGCATCAAACCACGTCACAGGACCCAGAATCGGCAAGATCCCAGCACAACCCGGGATAAGACCGGTAACGGGGATCATACAACCCCCATGGAGGCAATCATCATGGCCGCAGAAACTCAGCACACCACCGATCGTTCCGAGCACCGTCACGTCGAGCGCCACGCCGACCAACCCGAGGTCTACACCAAGCCGACCGGCGCCGCGCCCGTCCTCAGCAAGTCCGCGCTGCGGGACATCCAGACCATCAAGAACATGGAGCAGCTCTCGTCGTCCGACCAGGAGCGGCTCATCGCGGACATCGTCCGGCTCGACCTCATCGAGGCGAACCGCTGGGGCCAGGCGCTGGACGTCCTGGTCGTCGGCGGCGCGGTCATCCTCGTGGTCGCGACCGGGTTCGTCACGCTGTCGCTGCTCGCCAGTCTGATGGCGCCGGCGCCCATGCCGCCGGCAGGTCAGCCGGGTGCGTGACGCAAGAGGCTCTACCACATGGTGGAGCCTCTCTTTTAGCCCTGCAAAAGGGAGATCAATAGAGGCAAAAGAGAACTGGGAGTGTGGACGACCCGTGCTAATTCGCGCGCAGGGTCAAACCGCAGTCGCGCTGGTTGCCTCCAAAAGGTCGCCCGCCTCCCATTTATCTATGTGATCCGGTATAAGAGGCTCGGAGGCACCCCCATGAGTCACATCCAGCTTGGTGACAAGCAGTACGCAGTACAACACGCTCTCGAGTTCTTGCTCGGGAGCACCATCCACTACATGCAGGCCGTCACTCACGAGATGCTCTTGTCCGAACCGGACCCCTTCAAGACCTACCAGTACGTCAACCTCGCGAACGACAACGCCCGTGCCCTCGAAGGCCTCATCATGACGGCCATGGACCAGAAGGTCCGTATCCTCGAGGGAGACCTCGAGAGCGTGAAGAACCTTCACTGCAACATCCACGCTCTCCAGACAGACGTCGACCATCTTCTCTTCAGCACGCTCACCAAGTGGATTGCTGGTGGGAAGCCTCGTGAAGAGGTCCGTCGGCTGGCACGCATCGCCGGTGTCCCTGACTACAGACTCGATCAGCTCATCGCCAACACCAACATGGACCTGAGACCCAAGATCTTGTCCAAGAAGGACAAGGAGCTGAACTAGGGCGACCGAGTCACGACTGGGGGATGGGGCTTTGGCCCTTTCTCCTTAGCCCCCTCACCGTTGTGAAGGGTTCCCGTGCCTCTCTTGGCATCGGCGATCGCTTCCAGGAGCTCGGTAGCATCCTTCTTCTTGCGGTTGGGAGACTTCTTCTCCATCGGCTTGCAGATCTGCTCGAGGTATCCGCCAAGAGCCTCCTTGCACGGAGCGCAGAGGTCCTCGAACTTGGCCACCTCTTTGCCGTCCAGCAAGATGACCAAGGCTGGAGAGGTCTCTTGGGTGGCCTCGGAGGCTGGGACGTACTCCTTGCGGTGGCAGCGGGAGCACTCGAGCTCGACAACGGTCTTCTTCATGCCTCATTACTAGCACTTTCCCAGGGCGATCGGGAATAAGGTTCATGGAGGCAACAGCTATGAAGAATCTGATCCATGTGTTTCTGAGTGTACTTCTGGCCATGTCCACGATGGCTTGCGGTGGCGGGGCCTTTGGCACCGTAGGTGAGCAGGGCGATGCCGGCCCCCCAGGACCCCAGGGGGAGCAGGGACCTCAAGGTCCGACCGGTCCTCAAGGTCCACAGGGGCCTCAGGGGCAGCCGGGCGTGACCGAGATCATCGGGCCGGATGGTGGCCCGACGGAGACGTTCGACGCGGCATCGCTCCAGGGCCCTCCTGGTCCCCAGGGTCCGCAGGGTCCTGCCGGTCCTCAGGGACCTGCTGGTACGCCACTCACGAAGTCTGGCCGCTACGTTGTGACGGGCAACCCGCAGGCGTGCTCCACGGGCATCGACTGCAAGGCGGTGGCCTTCTGCAACGCCAACGACATCATGCTGCACGGGTACTGCATCGTGACTGGGAACAACTCCCAGTACGTCGCAGCCCCCTCGTACACCGACAACGCGAACACCCAGGACGAGTTCCAGTGTTTGATCGACTCACAGCTCCTGGTCCAGGGAATGGGGCTCGTCGCAACCGCCACGTGCCTCAAGGGTCAGTGAGTGAGGCGTCACCCAGCACCGGGTGGAACTGTTCGGAGGTCGAGTTCCCTGCTCGATCTCCGGATGGGGAGAGAGAAGCCGCAAGGCCTCTCTCTTTTAGCCCTGGATCTGGAATAAGAGATCCGGAGGCAACCTATGACTACTACAACTGACCGGCCCGATAGCCGGTCGGAGACTGTGCTGCTGACGGAGATCGAGGAGAGGCTCTACTCCCTCTTCGGAGACAACACGAGCTACGGCTTCACCTTCCACCCCGGCAATGACGAGTACGACATCGCCGTCTGGTTCGAGGTCCAGTACCGGAAAGACCCCGAGTTCCAGCCGGCGAAGAGTGAGCTCGAGTGGCGGCTGGTGGACATGCTGAAGGGGCTGCGTGACCACTACCGGGTGGGGAGGGTCATCTTCCGGGAGGCGAATGGGGCGACTCGAGAAGATGCCATCCGCAGCTTGTGGCGGATGATCTTCGAGTACGAGCCCGGTTAGGGAGAGGGGACCTTCGGGTCCCCTTCTTTCTTGCCCCGTACCGCCACCATCCAGTAGCAGAAGGTGTCGAGGATCGCTCGTTCGGGATTCGAGAGGCGCTCGTTCTTCAAGTCCTTCTCGAACCACTCACCGAACTCGGCGATGGCTTCCTCGACTTCCTTCTTCAACTCCTGCCCGTTCGTACTGTCAGCCGTCGCTCTCAGCATAGGAGGGTTGTACCATGGCTCACGTGATTCGACTTGCCTCTTTGGACGACATCGACTTCATCGCGGAGCTCGAGCTCTCGCTCTTCCAGGAGTACGGCGTGAACGAGTACGCCGTGAAGCAGGTCATCGAAGCTGGGATGGCACAGGTCTGCGATCAAAAGGGTTACATCATCACGGCCTGGGGACCGGAGCTGGTGGACGTTCTTCGTATCGCCGTTCACCCAGACCATCAGGGCAAAGGCATCGGGCAAGAGCTCATGGAGGTCGTACTCGAAGTTGCTTGGCTGCCCATAGTCCTCACGGTCAAGAAGGACAACCTACGGGCTCAGAACCTCTACAAGAAGCTAGGTTTCAGATTCGTTGGCATCGTTCCGCAGGATAATTCACTGGTCATGTGGCGATAGTGCCCAAGAGCACGGCATAAGGGATCTGGAGGTAACCATGACCCGATCCATGTCTCTGACCGATGTGAAGATCCACGGCACGTACCCGTTCGATGGTGGTCGCTGGACTCGCCTTCGAGAGGTTGGCCCACTGGAGGCTGCGGAACTCGCGAAGCTCCCTGAAGAGTTCGTGACCCGCGCTTTCGTGAGCTTCACTGCGAGCCTACCCGAAGCAGAAAGGCATCGCATCTGCGCCAAGGCCAAGTGCGCATGCGTCTACCACGCCCAGGACGGCATCCCGTGCAGGCACGACGTCGATCTGGCTCTGCGCAATGAGGACCTGGGCTATCTGCGCATCTACCTGTGGCTCAACAAGGGGTACATCCTCATCAACGCCAAGAAGGAAGGCGTGGGAGGACTCACAGCAGCCCTACTCGAAGGCCAGTCTGGGGAGTTCGGTCTGCCCCTGAAGCCAGGCACCCAAGCCGTCTACCTTCACGACGGCAGATACTCGCTGATCGAAGTGGTGCAGTAGAAGTAAAAGAGCTGGGTTCAGTTCTTTTTAGCCATCGATCTGGAATAAGAGGTTCGGAGGTAACCAACCATGTCCGTCACCAAGATCCAGGTCGTCCAAGACTTACTGAGGATGTACTTCGAGCAGTGCAAGATGGCCAACACAGCCATCGACCAACGGCTGCTCACCGAAGCCATCCAGCATCTCGAGCAGGCCAAAGAGATGCTCATCCAGCTTCGGGAGATCGGTTTCCAGGTCGGCAGCGAAGAGATGGTGAAGAACGCCAACACCACTCTGCTCGTCGCCGACTCCAACATCCGCTGCATCCACCGCGTCAGCGGCCTGCTTTCACTCGGCCTCTTCGACGTCGATGACGCCCTGGAGGCTCTCAAGATGCCCAAGTCGGAGGTGTTGCACTGATGGCCGCCACCATTGCACAGCAGAGAGAGAATCTACGCACGCCGGAGAACCTGAAGAAGGAGCTCCTGAACTACTACTCGCGCGGCATTGAGGCAGGGACGATCGACATCGACTGCTGGACCGAAGGCGGTCAGTCATTCTGTCGAGTCGACATGCATCTAGAGACCGGAGACGTCATCACCCTCCTCAGACGTGAAGTCGAGGGGACCGACACCGGCAAAGCCATTCGCTCGGTCTGGGAGAAGATCTTCCTGCCGTTCTGCTGATGGCTAAAAAGAAGAGGAGCCGCAAGGCCCTCTTCTTTTTAGCCCCATGATCACATCCGGTTGGACGTGAACTGGGCGCCGCATGCGCAGATGTACACGGTCTTGCCCTGGCCGTTCTTCGAAGGGCTGATGGTGTTGCCCTTGCACTTCGGGCAGGCTATCTGCCGAACACCTTTGCCGTTCTGATCGTAGACGGTGCCTACGTTCGTGCCGGGGATCTGGCGAATGTTACTCAGGTGGTCGGTGCGGTTGATGGCCTTGCTCATGGTTCCTCTACGATCTCGAAGGTAACACGTACCTTCTTGCCCGCCTGGCACCACTCACGAACCCTCGCACTACCGGGCAGAGGCACCAGGGCTGGGATGTGCTCTCCCGTTACAGTGATCTCCGTAGGCACGTCCTTGCTGGACCAGCCGCTCAGGACGTAGCTGGTCTTGGTGTCGGACTCGAAGTTCTGGTTCATGCGTCCTTGCCTCCAAACTCGATGACGTTGTCCGGGACTTCTTCTGCCGGCTGCGCCTGCACGGACTCGACCAACGCCACGAGCGCCATCATGGCATGGAACTCCCCGAAGTACGCCATCCAGTCGACATTCAGACCGCCGTGGACGTACGGCTCACCGGTCTCTTCGTCTCGCAGGACTTCGCGTTCGGTCTTGAGGTGGATCGTCCCGGGACGGAAGTACATCTCGGAGACGATGCGCATGAGCGTGTACATGCGCTTGTCGACAGACTCGAAGCCGCTCAGGAAGACGGTCGTGTTCTGCTGTGAGGCATCAGCCAGCTCTTGAAGGCGGCGTTCCAGGAGAGCCACCCTGGTCTCCAGGTTTTCCGGGGGTTGCGGGGGTTCCTCCTTGCCGATCTTCGGGACCGCCTGCTTGCTGAGGTCCTTGGCCAGTGCCTGTCTGCTCTTTCGGCTGTTCGTCGATGACATCGGAAGCGTTCTCCTTAGGAGGCGGGGGGAGACGGAGGGAGGCTGTGCCTCTCCTCTTGAGCTCGAACTCGTTCATGCCCAGGGTCTCCATGTTCTCGAGCTGCTCGAGCCCATCGAGCACCTCGATGAGCGCGTCCTGAGACACAATACGGTCCGCGTAGAGCACGTCCTCACAGATGATCGCTTCTCTGGGGGCAGAGTCTATCTGGAGGTGATTCTCCTTGAGCATCCGTTGAAGGAACTGGAGAACCGCACGCCGGTGGGCGTGTCGGATGAAGGTCGGGTTGTGGAACTGGGAACTCATGCGGTCAGCAACGCTGTGAAGCGGGAGTACAGATCTGACCCCGCCGCAGTGTCCTTGATGATGTTCTTGAGAGGGTAGATGACCACGGCCCTCTTGTTGCGGACCTTGTTCAGAGCCTCCCCACCCTTGCTCTTGGCCGTCTCGAGCATGGCCACCGTACGGATATCGTCCTTCGAGTGCTTCACGTAGATGTCCGCGTTGAGCTCCATCCGCGTGAAGTAGTGCACGAGCAAGGCAGCCCACTGCTTCATCGACAACCTCGCGATGTGCTCTCCGATGACATCGTCACCCTTCCAACTCGTACCACACTTCGGACAGAAGAGAACGGCCGAAGCATTGCCAGAGTCGGGGATGAAGGCCTCGCAGTCCTTGATCTTACGCATCTTGCCAGGGCAGATGTAGATCTTGGCGTCCCCACCACCGTGAAGGCGAGACCCGCTCTCCCAGAAGGAGATTACCCCCGGCGTGGGCTTGGTCAGCGAGCGAGCCGACGTGAAGAAGAGCTCGATCTTGTACTTACCCTTGCCCTCCTGGTCCTTCATGAGCAGGTCGATGGCCGACATCCTCTGACGGATGGCCTCCTGCTCTTCCTTGGAGAACTGCTCGACCCCGCGAACCTCTTCTCGCGAGAACGCTACGTCTTGGGTAGGCATAGATCATCCTCCCTGCCGGGTCTGGAGAATACCCAGGGCCAGCGGGCCTGTGGGCGTACGGTCCGTGAGACCAACACCCTTGCCTCGAACGTGCGCGTTGCGGTCTGGGCTCGCACCGACCAGCGGGACCTCCATCACCTCGTTGCGAGAACTACCGGGCACAGAGAGGATGGCGCTCTGGATGTCGTGCAGATGCTTCACGATATCCTCGGCCCCGAAGAGGTACCGCCACTCAAAGACCACCTTCTTGGTCTTGGGATGGCAGAAGTAGTGCTTCGAAGCGTCCATCGTCCAGCCTGGGTTCTTGCGCTCCAACCACCCCTCGATGTGATGCACGAGGATGAGGTAGTCCCCTATTCGGGTCTGCGGCATGCGGCCGGTCATTCGAATCTGCCTCGCCCCCGCGTTGGCGGTGAGTGCTTCGAACCCGACCTTAGTCCGAAGGGCCTGCTTGATCGGAGTCAGATCCATTGGGGGCACCGTGGGTGAGAGAAAGAGGGTCAGGAGACTGCTCCCGAACAGAGGAGAGAGGACGGCAGGCGACGAACGCCTTCACGTCCCCGTAGAAGAGCTCGCGGATCTCGTAGAAGAACTCGACCTTGTCGTCGTCCGTGACCAAGTACGTCTTGCCGTTGGCCAGCAGCTCCACGATGTTCTCGCCACCCCAAGGGAGCAAGTACTCCCCGGTCTTCGAGATGCTGTAGGTCACCTCGATCGGGTCGTTCTTGACGTCGCCGGTGTAGAGATGGAGCTGCCCTTTGTGCTGATGCGCGAGGTAGTTGCGCAGGGCATCGAAGTCGGTCTCACGAACAAGGACCATCTCGTCCTTCTGGAGAGCCAACTCGATCTGCTTGAGGAAGGCCTGAGCATCCTGGGTCTTGTCGAGGTCGAACTTCGCCTCCTCCGTCAGGTTGTGCATTCCCCAGCGCTGGAACTCGGAGACCTGCTCCTTGCTCAGCACCCCGGATTGAATCATCAGCTTGGCGAGCTCGTTCATGGTTACCCCTTCAACAGCATGTGAGCTTCGGGCATCAGCATCTTGAAGCTCTTCTTGACGTCGATCATTGCACTGGTACGAGTGTACCCCGTGCAAAGCACGAGGGTAGAGGGCGGGAAGTGGTCATCGTAGAGGAACGGCAGGCCATACGCCTGGTCCCTGGACGGTGACATGGTGAGCCCCTCCCTCTCGTGCCAGAGCCAGAAGGTAGATGAGGGACCCGAGACCCAGGACACCGGGAAGAGATGCTCCTGGGAGGCGCGCTCGAACAGCCGAGCGACGGCACGCGTTGGATTCTTGTCCTCCTCGAGCTCGACGAGTTCACCGTTCCGGACGATGCCCGAAGGACGGATGCTCGAGAAGTCGACCTCCAGGTCCCCCGCCTCTTCCCCCTCCCTCGCCACATGCGTGTACTTGATGTGCCCCTGGGCGTTGATGGCGATGGTCTGGATGCGCGGCACCGACAAGATCTTCCGGATGGTGGAGATGAAACCCTCCACACCGGTGTTCTTTGGCACGTTGATCGTACTCGTGACTTCCTTGTATTCGGGCATCAGACCGACTCCGCGTCTAGTGGGTTCCTGCGCTCCAGTAGTTTTTCGGTCGTCACGCAGGTGATGAGCAACGCCTCGACCAACCCGGTGACCGTCAGGTGCTTCTTCTTGGCGATGGTCTTGGCCTCTTCGAGAAGGCTCGGGTCGAGGCGCATATTGAGGCGGGCTTTCTTCACTCGAGGCATCTTCACGTAGCCGGCTGCGGCTCCTCCATCGGGTTGCCGACCTGCACGAACTTCAGGGAGTCGAGGTAGTCACGAAGGCCCTCGATGTGAGGGAACTTCGAGCACAGCCAGTCCACAACGAGATCGTGGACCTCATCGAGGACGCGCTCATCCAGAGGACGTCCCAGAACCTTCTTCTGGAGGTCCCTCTCCATCTCCTTCTTCAGCGGCGTGTTCATGCCAACAAACGTAGGAAGCCACGTGTAGGCAAGTTCGACGGTTCCCTTTCCAGTAGCAACCACTGCTCTCATGCGTCCATCACCGTGTCCTTATCGATCACCGCGAGGATGGCCGACTCCGGAAGAAGGGCGACATCTGCCCCGTACTGCACGGAGATGTCGTACAGCGAGTGTGAGATCTGCTTCCCGTTGAGGGTCTCCATGTTCTCGCGGAAGAAGGCCACTCGATCTCCGACCTTCACGAAGAGCGGGATGTAGCCCCGCACCTTCTCCCTCGTGTAGCCCGGCCCCACCGCCACCACCTCCCCGTGACGGACGCGCTGCTGATGGGGCAGGATGATCAGACCGTTGCGGAGCTCCTCTTGGAGGGGCTCACACTTGACGACGACCTGATCGTTACGGGGTCGTAGTCTTGTCGTCATCGCTCTCCTCCGGCTTCGCTCCCCCGGTCTGGTCGAGCACGTCCAGCGTGTCGCTGGTGGGCAGGGCTGCTGCGACGAGCTCGTCGCTCGCCGAGACGCCCCCCTGACGATTGACCTCCGCCTCGAGCCAGCCGGCTGCCGGCTTGAGGCTGGCTGCCCACTCGATGGCGCCGGGCGCCATGTAGACTTTGCCGGCGACACGCAGGACGACAGTGCGCTGAAGGCGCCCCTGCTCGTCGTTGAAGGCCACGGCGAAGTACTCCGCCCTCTCGACGGCGACGACGGTACGAGGAGCGCCGGCGTCACGTTGGGCAGGGCGCGTGCTGCGGACACCCTGGAGGCGGGGGTTGGACGGGTTGTTCATGATACGTTCTCCTTGGTCAGATCGATGTTGGATTGCGCTATGGCTCTCCACGCTTCGTAGAGGCCCTTGAGGTCGCTGTTGGAGATCCAGGGCTTGGTCTTGTTGAAGCCCCGGGGGATGAAGTACTTCGGCAGATTGAGATTGAGCAGGTCGATAGTCTTGACCTTCGCCCACTGCTCTGTGTACGTGACCGGCAAGGAGATCTTGCACTTCTTCTTGCAGGTGAACGGGTTGTTCCCCGTGCTCCACAGACCGCAGCCGGGGCATTCGACCAGGCCTTTGTGCTGCCTGATGTAGATGTCCTCACCAAGAGCTTCCGCCAAGGTGTCGTAACCAGAAACAAGGGGCGGCAGGGGCTTCTGCTCGATCTTCTTACCACCCGAGAAGACGGCTGGACCCTCGTAGTTGAGAAGACGGATGGCCAGCGCAGGGTCCGCCTTCAAGATCTCCTGCGTCGGATGGTCGAGGACGATGGGCTTGAGGCCCTGCCGGTCTGTCCGCTCGATGACGACCTTCTCGATGTGGAACCGGTCGTCCTTGTTGAGGCGGTTCGCCGCCTCGATGAGGAGCTTCTTGAAGTGCTCCTTCTCGAACTCCCAGTGGCCATGCGGAGGCAGACTGCCGTCGCTGTGACGGTAGAACATCTCCCCCGTGCAGACGTGCTCCTTGTTGTGATCCACGTCGTGCTTGTACCGAATGATCAGATCAGCTTCCATTCTCCAGTGCCTTCTCCGTATAGCTTGGCTTCTCGGTGATGCGGTAGATCGTGGCTCCGTGTGTGCTCGAGCCGAAGTAGAGACGCTGACCGTTCTCCATCTCGAGCCACTCAATGCAGAACCTCTTAGTGCCGGTGATGACCTTGCCGGCGATGTTCTTGACCTTGTTCTCTGCGAAGAGCTTCTGGAGAACCTCGATGCGGCAGTCTTGCTCTTCAGGGAGACCCACCCCCATCATGAAGCGGAAGAAGTCCTGGGCCTCGATCTCCTTCTTCTCGAAGTCTCGAAAGTCGTTGGGGTCGACCTCGGACTCGTAGACGGCGGTCGCCTGCCCGTTGCATCCAGTGCAGTGGTAGTTGTTCGGCCACCACTCACTGCGCTCACCCACTAGACCAGTGAGCTCCACCACGGAGGTGGCCAGCACCCTCGTGACGGTCTTGCAGTTCGGGTCAGTGCAGAGCACGAGCATCATACGGAGCCGACTCCATCCTCATCGAGAGGTCCCTCGTTGCTCGCGATCTCCCCAGGATCCACACCACCCGTCCCGTGCACCACGGGATAGCCCGCCGCGTCCGTCGTCACCGTACGCCGGCGAGAGGGAATCTGCGGCGACGTCGGAGGAGGCTGAGGCTCCGCCTTGGGGACCGGTTGTGTACCCCCTCCCCCAAACTCGACAGCGGCTTCGTCTTCCATCGTCGTGGTCTCGAAGCTGAGCTTTGTTGAAGCGACAGCCCCCTCTGACTTTGAGTCCGATACAACAGAGACGGCATGACTCACATCAGAGACCTGCTGAGCCCCAGCTACGATGATCTGCTTCAGGTCCTCCTCGCTCACAGTGAGCTTCACCTCCGAACCCGTAGGGAGGCGCAGGATAAGCTGCCTGTCGGTCTGCATGGTGGAGAGGTTGAGCTCCTGAACCACACGGACGATCTCTACCTGGATGCCCATGTCAGACCACCTTCGGCGGAGCGATATCGTTCGGGTTGGGCGGTCCTGGCTCATGCCTCTTGAGCATCTGGGAGCCGATGGAGGCCAAGATGACCAGGTGCTTGCCAGCACGATTGGCATTGACCAGTAGATGACAGCGAGCCCACGTCTGATCTCGGTAGTCAGAATCGGTCGGCGGGTGCGTCAGGTAGGCCATGCAGTCCGGACCGCAACCTCGATCTGCATCGAGGAAGCAACGAGGCATGTCCGTCTTCGTCTCGCCGGGGACCGCCTTCATCCCAAGCTGACCCGGCACATCCTCGAGCGGAGGGCTATGAGACATTCTTCTTCTCCTTCTCGATCGCCTGACGAGTCTCGAGGATTGCCGTGATGCACGCTCGAGAGATGTTCGTCATGTACTTCGCCAGAGCCTTGGCCTGCTCCTTCGGATCGTCCTTCGCGAGGAAACCCCAACGAGCAAGCCAACGACCGATTGCGACCGCACACTCCTTGGTGAAGACACCGCGGAAGTCCGAGACGAACTGGGTGAGTACTTGCTCGTCACTCCCCATGTTGTGCATGTAGGGAGTGACGAGCAGCTCCTTCCTGGTCCCCGCCCAACCGCATGCATTGCACTTGGCCGGGCCACTCTCCACGATGACCGTTCCGAACTCCACCGCCGGACTGTGGCAGCGAGGACAGAACTGAGCTTTTGCGACTGTAGGGTTCATGGCTTGGATGGAATGGTTGGTCTGAGCTTCTTGGAGAGCCTGGCGACTGCGGCGGCGGCTTGCGGGTTGAGCATCTCCCGGTCGACGACGCGTGTCTTGAGCCGGCTTCGGAAGGAGGGATCTGCTTGCGCTGTGATGACGAGAGGTCCTCGAGCAACTTCTTGGGACAGACGCTTGGCCCACTCGCCAATCTCCCTCTTCTTGGCCGTCTCTGCCCAGGGATAGGCGATGGTGATGAACTGCTTCCAGGCGTCTTGCGTGTGCTCCTTCTCTAGGAGGGACTGGATGAGAACCTTCGTACGTGCTGTCTCGATGTCTTCCTTTTTGAGGATCAGAGCAAAAAGGACAGACTCCCGAAGTGATCCTCGCTTGGGCGGACTACTCGCTGTTTGAAGGACGAGATTGGCCAGCGCCCAGCCTTCAGGAGTCTCTAGCCATTTTTTATTGTCTCCGCGACGAAAAGTTTCCGCACTCGCATGTCGAACCAGAAGTAGTGCGGGCCGATCGCTGCGAGCATCGGCAGTGGCATCTTGAGAAGCCTCTTGAACTTCTTATCGAGAGCCTCTTCGTTGAAGTTGCCCTCGTTGTCTCGGTGACTGCCGAGGGGCTTGCCGTTGATGCTCTTGACGGCACAGGCCAGCCCCATGAGCGAGTACTTGTCGAGCAAGTAGCGGTCGTCGACCTTGAGGCTCTTGGCTTCCTCGACCAGCATCTTCTTGATGCAGAGGTCGTCTTCGCCACTCGTCGACTCGTACTCCACTTCGAACACGCCCGGGATGATGGGGACGCGCTGGGTGACGGTGAAGTTGACGACCAGGTCGGCCAGGTTGAGCGGTTCGAGCCGCGCCTCCACGATCTTGCGCTGTTCTTCGTTGTTGATGATGTCCTTGACCATCATCTCGTGGACATTGTTCAGGTCGAACTCGTCCATCCCAGCGAGACGCTTCTTGATCTCTTCATCGCTGAGACGTTCACCCCCCTCCCCACCAGAACCGGGAGGGAGGCCGATGGCAGCAGCCCGACCCGCTGGCCCCTGCTCACTCTCCTTCTCGGCCGCGGCATTGGCTGCTCGCTCACTGCCGATCTCATTGCTGGCGAGCTCGCCGAGCTTCTTGAGACCCTCGATCGTCTCCGTGCGCAGAGGAGCTCGAGGCTGCCCTCCCGGCCCCTGCTGACGAGCCATGAGCTGCTGCGGAGGAATGCGACGACCCTCCCGCACGACGCCGTACTTCATGGCAAGCGCTGGCTGAGCAGCGGCGTACATGGAACCGGAGCCCTGAATGAAGCCGGCGTCCGACTGCGCCTCGGCCGGCAGCAAGTCCGTCGGACGAATGTCCGGTCCCTGCATCTGCTCCTTGGTCGTGAGGATGGACCCCGGCGGCCGAGGAGGTTGACGCTGCGCCATCGCCATCGCAGCCATCGTCATCCCTTCCCCCGGAGGACCATCGAGCGGAGGGATGGGCGGCGGCGGCCCACCCGCTCGAGGAGTGCCGTACTTCGCCGGCCCTGCCGTCCGTGCCGCCGCTCCCGCGCCGTACGCCGCCGCCTGTGGGCCCGCCGGCGGGCGTCCACCAGGCGGAGCGATTCCTTGCTTGTCACCTTGACTCATCGGGACCTCATGTGTGGGGCCATTGTCTGTACAGTATAGCGGTGCTTGCACCGTTTCAAGCGCCGCGTTTCAGATGGCGTTGGGCCTCGTACCTGGCCATGGCCAGACAGGTATCTGCGACCTTCACCTTCTCCGAGCTCGCCTTCATGAGCTGCCCGAGAACGAGCTTGGAGAAGTGCGCCGGCACTTCGTAGGGGGCGGAGAGAGCGCCGGAGATAAAGATCAAGGGACCGGGTATCTCGTGATGGACTCCGTCCCGGTACCAGGTCAGCCCCGACGCCATGAAGAACTGCGTTGGGCTGATCCCCTGGATAAAGAGAAGGTGGGCTGCATGCTCGAGGTACAGCCGCGGGATGGCGATCCGCTTCCAGTTGATGTACGAGTCACCGTCGACATGCCATCGTCGGATGACTTCCGACAAGAGCTTGTCGGCGTATCCCTGCTTGTCTTCGTAGCCGTTGATCGATAGGACTACGTTGTGGGGATCTTCGTGAAGCCCTTCGGTCCCGGGGGCGGAGCCACCTGCGGAACCTTCGTGACCTTCATGCAGTAGCGTTGACACTTTGGACACCTCCCAAAGAAGTGGTTCTGGGGGTCTTGGTAGACGATGTCGCCCACCCGAAGACCCCCAGAATGTGCTGCCTTGAACTTCAAGCCCTTGAAGCCACAGCCGCTGCCGTTCCAGGCACAGTCGGCTTCGAAGTCTCCCCAGATGGCTTCAACGCGAGGAGGGAGCTGCCCTTTGGGCAAGGAGTTCGAATTCATGACGGGCCTCTTCTGCTTCGTGTTTCACGAGCCTGACGTACGTCGAGCTGTGATTGTACAGGAAGAGCCAGTCTTTCGTGCAGGTACGTTCCGTGCAGTAGTCCATGGCCGTCTTCTGGACCTGCGCAGATCTCCTGAGGTTGATGACGGGGTCGAGAAGAGGAAGCACATCGACTCTTCGGCACCGAACGAGCAAGATCTGCCCCAGACCGACGTCACATGCATCACCCTTCTCACGGTGGATGACGGAAGGAATCCACCAAGATTCGTGGCGGATGATGGCGAAGAAGAGCCAGGGATCAAGTCCCTTGTCCTCCGACTCCTGTACCACCACGCTCGCCCACTTCTGAGCTGTCTCCATCTTGAGGTACGGGTTGGCTTGGCGGATTCCCAGAGCCAGTGCGAGTTCGAGCAGCATGTCTTGCCTCCACGAGTAGGGGTAGAGGCCGGAGGAGCGCAGGCATCTCCGGCTTGTCCTTCAGCTCGAGAGGTCCCAAGTGCAGGCGACCCTCGACCAAGAGCAGACGAATCTCTTCTCGTGCAGCGGTTCGCAGATGTTCAATCTGCCGCAGCCGCCACGCGAGAAGACGCTTCGCTGACTCTTCGCATGAAGAACAGACGAGGACGCCCTGGAAGAACTTGGCGTCCGAAGAAGGAAGAGAGGCAGCGCAGTTCATGCACCGCATCTCTCCTCCTCTTCTTATGCCATCAGCCGGAGGATTCTCGGGCATCGCCGTTCACCGCCAGGGAGATCACGTTGTTGGTCGTCTTGCGCAGAGACTTCCTCTCCCTATCCGTGAGCGAACCCTCGAGGTGCTTCGCCAGGGACTCACGTTCGAAGCCGGCCGCCTCGATGGCCACCGTCGCGTTGGCCACGGCGAAGACAGCTCTCACGCGCTGGAAGATGAACTCGTCCATCTTCGCGTCGGCGACGTGTGCATGGACGGCACAGAGCGCAGGCGCAGCGTTCTTGTCGACGTACCTGACGTAGCGTGGTGGGGCAGCGAACAGCTTGCGAAGGAAGTCGAACGTTCCGCGGTCACGACGCAGCACTGGCATCGGCTCGGTGGCCGGCTCTCCACACAGGCAGCGAGGTACCTGCTCTCCGAATGCCTCGAGGGCGTTGGCCATGTGGACGTCTTGGGCGAGCTCTCTCGTCTTCTTCATGAAGAGGGAACGCAGGGCCATGGCCACAGCGATCACCAAGACGAAGACAGCCACGATTGCGATCACCTTGTCGTTGTCCATGAACTACTCCTTGTACAGCATCAGATATTCGATCGCTAGCCTCAGTAGCTTTAGACTATCCTTGAAGTTTCCTAGCCCGGCATTGCAATTAGTACATAGAAGCTTTCTGATCTTGAGTTTCTTATGGCAATGATCAACTCCAAGCCTTTTGCCAGGTGAGGGTTTTCTCCGACAGATGGCACAGCGACCGTCCTGTTGGATCAATAAGGCTTCATATTCTTCTCGTGAGATCTTGTACTTCCTCTTGATGGTTCTGAAGAAGATGACTTCACGATTCTCTTCGTAATACTTCTTGTTGTACTGCCGGTTCCATCTAAGGATCGCTTGTTTATTCTTCTTGCGGTACCGAATATTGATAGCCCGGGATCGCTCAGGATTATTCTTGCGCCATCGTTTCAGATAGCACGCATTGCAGAGACCTTTTGCTTGTGTCGGTCTACCGCAAGCACATCTCTTAGGCCTTGTCATAGGGAGCACGCTCCCCGCGGATTATATCACTTTCAGTGATGTAGAGCTTTCCATCTTTGTCTAGCTGCCACCATTGCGGGCCCGATTCGACAGCCATCGGCCACCACACTTCGAACTCTCCGGAGATCTTGCCTGGGTACTTCTCACCCAGCATGTGCAGGAACTCGAGGAACTCGTGCTCTTCTCCGGGAGAGAGCGTCTCCTCGACGGCCTCGAGCTTGATGCTGTACGCGTCGAGCGCCACAGGAGTGGCCTTGAGCCATGAGCCAGCGCCTGTCTTTGCCAGCTCGATGAGCTCCTGAATGATCTGCTGGTCTCGGGCCACCAGAAGATAGCCCTGGATGTGGAGGAACGCCTTCATTCGGCTTCGAACTTGAGGGTGATGTGAATCGACTCTAGCGGCTTGAAGATGGTAACCAACAGCCTCTGACAGGTTCTACACCAAGCCCGCTTAGATCCATCTGGAAGATCTGGAAGCTCTTCGATGCTGTGACCTACGTGACAGTCCTGCTCTTTGTCCATCACGGAACCTCGTTGTTGAAGTACTGATCGAGCGTCGACCAGCCAAGCAACGCGTTCGGGTCCGGTGTGACCATCACGTTGGTGGGGTTCCTCGCGTACTGCGTGAGCACCGCCTCCACATCGACCTTGGCCACGGGTCGATTGAGGAGCTGGATGCTCTTCGAAAGGTTGGGCGGCCAGTTCGTGGGGAAACTCACGGTCGCCGGGAGAGGCTCGTCCAACTCCTGCCAGCGCACCCACAAGAGATAGCGGGTGACGCCGTTGTTCCTCTCGATCTGCACGAGGAATGCCTCGAGAGCGAGCTGGTCTCCGTTCTGCGACTGCGCCCCGACTCGAGCAAGAGCGACCAGCGCCGTGTACTGGTCCGTCGTGAGAGTCAGGCTGGTGGGAACGGGCTGGGTCATGTCACTCCTCGCTGGTTCAAGATGGCTGCGATGATCTGTCTCGCCCAGTAGCAAGGCTCTCTTGGCACACGCCAGGCCTCTGCTGGAAGAGTAGCAGTATGTCCGAGTAGTTCTCCGTTCGTAAAGACCTTCTTCCAGGACTTGTCCTTCCAGAAGGCCGTGACCTCGATGCCGGTGTCGACCAGATCGATCGAGAGCTTGTCGATGTACGTGGACTTGATGATGACCGGTCGCCAGTTGCCCAATCCACCCAAGAACGGGCGAAGTACACGCAGCGCCTGATTCATGAGCCTAATACTAGACAGGCCGACCCCCTCCGACAACGTGGAGGAGATCGGCCTGCTGTGGTCGAGGGAGAAGAGAGGGCGCCTAGCGCTTGCCGTACGTGATGGGCGCCGTCCTCTTCAGGAGCTCGACCTCCTTCGGGTCGGGTGCGAGCTGAACGCGGTCGGGGGGCTGGAAGCCGGTGACGACCACGTTCTTGATCTCCTGCTTGGCGAACGGAGAGCGACCGAGCGTGGTGGTGGGCGGTGTCGGAGGGGTAGGGGCCATCATCGGCGCGGCCGTTGTTCCGTTGGGTGTTGCCGGTTCCGACTGCGTGAGGCGACCACCGTTCTGCGAGAGGAGAGGGCGACCACCACTCGGGAAGACCATCTTCAGGATGATGTCGACCTCGTCGTTGTGCTGCTGATTGAAGAGAGTCAGCTTGTTGATGGCGTCCTGGATCTCCGAGACGTCGGCGCTCGGGTCCGCAGCCTTGGCCTCCATCAGACCGTGGATGACGCGGACGTTGTTGTCGATCGCCTGACGCAGGAACTCCAGCTTGGCCGAGGCGCCTTCGGGGATGGTGTTGTACACCGGCATCCTCGAGGGCGGGACCGGCTTCGGAAGCTCGGCGGTCTCGACGACCTGCGAGAGCGTCGGCTCCTCCGGCTCACCACCCTTCTTGCCCTTCTTCGGTGGTGCCGCAGCCCCACCGCGACCGAACTTCGTCTCGGCGATGCTCCGCAGCTCGTCCTTGACCTTCTGCGTGACCATGGACTTGGCGAGGGACTTGGCCGCGTTGACGAACTCCTTGAACGGCGGTTTCCCATCGACGGTCTCGCCGTTGAGGCGCTTGATGAAGGCGTCGTAGATCGCCTGTTCCTTGGAGGTCATGAGCTACTTCCCCTTGTACTTGCGGTCGATGGCAGCGCGTGCCTGCGCCTTCTCGTTCTTCGTCATGTTGACGCGACCGAGTGCGCGCTTCGCGCCGGTGGCGCCGTCGTAGCCGTTGCTCTTGAGCTTCTTCTTGAAGGTGTCCAGATCCATGATGTTCAGTCCTCTCTGTTCCTGTTGCGCGGGCGGCTCTGAGTTCTGGGGCCGCCCCGGGTGCGCTGCTCGCGAGGCTGCTCTGCCAAGAGCTTCTGGAGCTCTTCACTGGCGACATCCCGCGCTTTCAGAAGCTGCGCGATGACGTCGTCGAGCTGCCTAATGGGCAGATTCAAGAACCTCTCACCGATCTTCAGCGTGAGGTCGATGAACCGCCGAGTGTTGCCGTCCTCGTATGATGTCGTGCGGTGGACCACTTCGACTTGTCCACCGAAGCGATCATTGCCTTCGAGGAACGGAAAGACGTGCAGCGGCTTTCTTTCGTGGGGCATGATGAAGATGTATCTTCGGATAGACCATCTTCATCTTGCTGTCCACATCTTCAGATGGTCACGGTCTTCTGGAGCTCTTCGAAGATCTCGGCGACCGAGTCCTCATACGGCTTCTCGGGTGCCGTGAAGTAGCCCTGAGCCTTGAGCGCCTGGACGAAGGCGCGCGGGTCTCCCTTCAGGACCGCAGGCCATGCCAACCCGAACCGCTTGTAGAGCGTGTTGAGATGCGCATCCATGCCGGCACGCAGGCTGGCCGCCTCATCGATGGAACCGTCCGGCTTCTTCATGCAGAACGCGCGGAAGCGGCAGCCGGGGTGGTCCGGGTAGAACCAGATCGTGGACGTGTTGTTGTGCGGGTTCTGCGATGTGATCTTGCACGGCGCTGCCGGTGTGGAGGCCGCCTGGAACTTCAGCGCGACCGGGGTGTACAAGACCTCGTCGCAGGCGAAGAACGAGTAGTCCCACCCATCGCCGGCGACGGACTTCATGTTGCCGAGGTTGTAGTTGTGGCAGTACTTCCACCACCCCGTCTCGAGCACGGACTGTGCCGTCAGCACCAGGACGGAGCTCTTGGATGCCGGCGTGACGAAGTGAACTGGCCACGCTTCGCTCATGGTACTGGCGAACTGCTGAGAGGTGACAGGAGTGAGTCGATCCTTGACGAGCGTGTTCATGATGGCTCCTTGCAGCGCTTGACCCACTCCTCGGCGACTTCGCTCGGGACGAACGTCCCAAAGTTCTCCGTGAGGGGGGCAGCGAGATCGTACTCGTACTTGTAGCACTTCTCCCCGCTGTACCAGATCTCCAGCTTGTCTAGCGTCGGGTCGTGTACGACTCGCAGCACCTGGACGTAACCGATGAGCGTTCGGTCCATCACGAACCAGAGTCGATCTTTCTCCTTGATGTCTCGGTAGAGGACGTCGTCCACGCTGATGTCCACGTGGACTTCACCCTCGACCTGCCACTTGTAGAACTGGAACCAGCTCTTGGTGTCTCCAGAGTGGAGCGGGTCAAGTTCGTCTCCGTACAGCCTCATGAGGTAGTCCATCATCCTTCTCCTAGAAACTGGTCACGGGCTTCTTGTACCTCCGGCTCGACTCCTCTTGCTACTGGCAAGGGAGTACACTGCTCTTCATGTTCAAACTCGTCTGCCTGCTCGCTCTGAGCATCTCAGCCTCGACATGTACGAAGCAGAATCCGAAAGCGCCGGCGCCGGACGATTCGTCCTTCTGCGATGCCGCACAAGCCAAGCTCTTGACCCTGGGCTGTACCGACAGCCAGGGCCGTCTTCTCGGCGGTCCGAACACGCTCGGCAAGACCTACGCAGAGCGCTGTCGTGACGCAGAACAGACCGATGTTCCTCAGGCTCCCAAGTGCATCTCAACCGTGACCTCCTGCGATCAGGTGAACCCATGCCTTCAGCAGCCGCAGTGATCCACACCCACCTCGGGTGCAAGCCGCACCGACCGAACCTCCACGACAGGAAGTTCATCGTCTTCCGCAGTCCACTCAAGGACATGGCGGTGGCAAACGAGAACGAGGACTACGAGATCGACGACAGCAAGATCGACATCAACGACCAGCTCCAAGAGGAGTCGTGCGTCGCGAACGCCTGGGAGGCGAAGTTGCGCATCTTGCTCTACTTCGAGCTCTCGAAGGTCGAGCCCGCACTCGCTCGCCAGTTCCTCTACTGGACAGCGCGTTGTCTGACGGGTGACCAGCTCTTCGACGCCGGCTGCTACACCCGCTCAGGGGCCGTCGCTCTCTCATCGACTGGCATCTGCCCAGAGAGCTACTGGCCGTACGACCCCTCCAAGGTCCTGACCTCTCCGCCGGAGGAGGCGTTCTTCAACGCCAGCAACAACCTGCTCCAGGCGTACTACAACATCGACAGCACGGGTACACAGCGCGGCGACGACATCGAGACCGCGCTGAAGGCGAACCGCGCAGTCGTCTTCGGAACAGAGGTCGGGCAAGATCTCCAGAGCTACTGGGCTCAGAACGCCGACCCGAACTTCGTCTTCAATCCGCCCGCTACGAGCGTGGGCGGACACGCTCTGGTCATCACCGGCGTGCGTCGCCTGAACGGCGTCCGCCAGTTCAAGGTCCGCAACTCCTGGAGCAAGGGCTGGGGCCTCCTCGGTTACTTCTGGGCCTCCGAGACGTACATCGTCTGGGACCAGAGCACAGGCTTCTACGTCGGAACCCTCATGAAAGATCTGGTGCTGTGATGGCTGACAACGAGAAGAAGTCGACCCGCAAGATGAGCGTGAGCTCGAACGTGGCCGTGAACGACACGATGGAGGAGATTCCGCCTCCTCCGAAGCTGCCTACCATGGGAGCTCTCATCGAGGCGCCGCCGCAAGTCCTGACATCGACCGACCCCATCATGCTGACGCCGGACACCGTCCGGGACTTCGCCATGAAGCTGGTCCAGGGGTACGTGCCCTTCGACGCCGGCGACGCGAAGTACGCCGAGGTCTGCAAGGACTACGGCAACGTCGGCACGACCTGCGGCTACCTGCCGCAGTGGATGCTCTGGCGTCTCGGCGTTCGCGATCCGAAGATCGTGAACCGCACCGAGCCGCAAGATGGTCTGCACTACACCGTCGGCGCGAACATCTCGATGCTCTGGCAGGGGAGCAAGTATCCCTTCGTGGACTTCCACCCGGGCATCCTGCCGAAGCCCTGTGACATCGGGTACGTCTCGAACGGCCCCCCGCTGACCGAGCACGTCTTCGTCATCCTCGCCGTCACACCGAACCCGGACGGCACGTTCACCCTCACGGTGGCTGAGGCAGGGCAGACCAACACCGAGGGCAAGCAGTGCGCGCGCATCCACCACCCGGTGCTCTCACATCGCACGGTCGGTTCGAGAACACTTATCGGCTGGCTCTCACTCGACAATCTGACGTACTCGGCGCCGGCGCTGCTGGTCGGGCCGGATGGTTCACCTCTCGCATAGATCTCCTCGAAGACGAGATAAGAACCTTGACGAGCATGTGTCGCTCGAGAGGGAGATCTGTGCACATGGAACCACTGCAACTCGTTGGAAGGTCGATGCGTGAAGAGGCCCCATGGGTCTTCGTCCTACGGGAGGAGATCTTGCCGGGCCGCTTCTCAATTCAGCCGGTCGAACCGTCCGTCTTCCAGCTCATGGAGATGGACCCCAAAGGGGACATCCTCTTCCACAGTCACGTAGCTCTGCTCTCTGCCTCTGCGCAGTTCGAGGCGTACAAGGAGCTGGGCTGGGTGAAAGACTTCGACGTCCAGACGTTCGCGAAGTTCATCTCCGACAGCCTGTGCAAGATGCTGGCCCTGAAGAGGGTCTTCGTCATCCCACAGGCGGAGTTCGAACAGAGGATCGAGAGGGGCGAATTCGAGGTAACGCGAGTCCCGACAGAGCAGGAGCGCTTGGCGATCGGCCTCGCGTTCCACAAGGCGCTCAGCGAGGTCCTCGAAAACTACTACCACGGCCTGCCGAAGGAACGTCAGCAGGTTGCCCTCAGCCGCATGCGGCCGGCGGATACGTCGGGCATCATGAAGCTGTGGGGCTTCTCGGCCATCTACGACACCGAGCTTGGTGGTCTGCGGTGGCGCTACATCAACAGGCCGGAGGTGCATCATCACCACGGCCCGAGCCGATTGCCCTGGCATCGGGTCGACTGGCGTTCCTTCCCTCGTCGCAAGACGAAGGGAGTTACGCCGTGAAGAAGGGGAGAGTCATTCGGCTCCTCTGCGATTGCGATGGGGTCTTGTCCGACTTCGTTGGAGGAGCACTGGATCTCTACAAGCTCGTGACCGGACAAGGCCTCGATCGCGACACCATCACGGACTGGGACTTCACCGGCAACCTCCCCTTCGCGACCAAGGCCGAGAAGGAGACCTACGACAAGTTGCTGCGAGCTCCGGGGTTCGCGATGAACCTCAAGCCACTGGTCAACTCACAGCCAGCCATCGCGTTGCTGCAAGATCTGACCGAGCTGCACATCGTCACGTCCCCGCTCTCGGGCTCAGCTACCTGGGCTCACGAGCGGGAGACGTGGCTGAAGTTGCACTACGGCATCAGCCACAAGCGCATAGTGCACATCGAGACGAAGTACATCCTGCGAGGAGACCTCTTCGTGGATGACAAGCATCAGAACGTGCGCGCATGGCAAGAAGCGAATCCGGACGGCGCGGCCTTTCTCTGGGACCACCCTTGCAACAGAGGGGAAGAGACCAAGGACCTCGATCGTCTTACGTCATGGGGGGAGCTCATCGAGATGATCAAGGCAAGGCGAGCATTCACATGAATCACACAAAGGGTCCCTGGTTCGTTCAGATCAAGTCTAGCGTCACCGGCGGTTCCGTCGGGTCGTACAAGTACTTGTCCATCGAAGACGATACGGGGCCCATCCTCATTGTGGACGAGCAGAGCAAGGTCGTTGCGACCATCGTTCACCGTGAGGGAAAGGGCAAGGGGTTCTCCGAGACCGCTTGCAACGCAAGACTCGTCGGTCACGCACCGGACATCTTCGCCAAGGCGGAGGGCCTGGTGCGTGACCTTCGGGCCGGGCAAGACCCGGAGGTATCCCTCAGGGCTCTCGAGGCACTGCTGAAGAACATCCAGGGCGTGGTATCTTCTACGTGAATGGCTGGTCGCTACTACAAGATCTGGATGGATGACTCTCTCTGGGAGCTCTTCGACAGGCAGTTCCAGGCGGTCCTCTGCTACCACACCCAAGGGGGCGGCTCTCTGACGAAGAAGCCGACGCCTGAAGTCTTCCTCTCGATGTTCATCGCTTACTTCCTCTTGCAGAACAAGGACCAGATCCTCCAAGCCCACGAAGAGGCTGTCCGTCATGAGCTCGCAAGATTCGCAAGACCCCTCCTACGCCCCGGGGACCAACGACTACTTGGACTTCCAGACGTCAACACTGGACGATCCGCTAAACAGCGGGGACAAGATGCTGGTGCAACACGTGGGAAGACGCGGGCTGAAGTACTGGGGTCTAAGAAAGCTCGAGCCGCCGAAGTTCCCAACCCTCTTCGAGCTCGCAAGAACAGCCCCAGAGCCAGAGGCTAAAAAGAACCCGCCCGGCCTCTTCGAGCTGTTCCTGCATCGAGACCCGACGCACATCCTTCAGGACGCGAGGACCCAGGCGGAACGCTACGACGACCAAGCCCTTTCGCTGCTCGGCGAGCTGCACGAAGGGGCGCGGAAGTGGGAGACCCTATCGGCGACTGAGCGAGGCATGCTCGACAACGCGACGGTGGAGTTCTTCTCGCCGGCGAAGAGGGTCGAGAAGTCAGTCCCCTCTTTTCTAGCCCCGCGTCCGCCACCCGCCGGCGAGAACACGTCTCCCCCGAAGGCGGAGCCTGTCGAGGGGCCGGTGATGGACGCCTTCTGGTGGACTCGATGACCGCTTCCCTCATCATCCCCGGGCTCTATGTCGGCAACGCCCCACCCCTCAACAAGGACTGGAGCTTGTCGCCCGTAGAGCATCTTGTCCTCGCAGCCCACGAGCTCTTCGCGGAGCAGACGTCGGACAAGTTCCCTGGCGTGGATGTGCATCATGTCTCGCTCGAGGACGACCCGAACAAGCCCGTGCCGGCCGAGACAGCCGCCCGTGCCCTCGAGGCTGGAGCTCAGGTGGCGCGCTGGCTGAACGAGGGGGAGTCGACGGCCGTCACCTGCCACGAGGGGCATAACCGCTCAGGTCTCATCGCGGCGCTCGCCCTCGTGCTCTCCAAACGAGCAAGCCCGGACGAAGCCGTGGGCCTCATCCGGGCTGCTCGAGGACCTCTCGCCCTCCGAAACCCGCAGTTCCTCAAGCTGCTCAGCAGCTTGAAGACGCCGACTCAGCTCCCGACGGCCTCGTAGTCGATGCAGTAGTTGTGCGTCCCGTTGGGCGCCGCGGCCGGCGTGTACGTGTGGTTGACCGTGTCGATCGAACCCGTCGCCGGCGAGAGGACTGCACCGTCCACGATCTCCTTCTGCGGCAAGATGGGCGACGTCTGTCCCGCGCGCAGCTTCGGCGCGTAGGACAGGCCGATGACCACCCCGTAGCCGATCGCCGTCGTGCCAGCCGTGCCCGTGCCGCCCGTGAGGACGACCTTGGTCACCTTGCTCCAGCCCTTGACGCCCGTCCCGGAACCCGCCGTCAGAGCGATGGTCTCGGTCTGCGCGTTGCCCCCGGCGTCGAAGCCGGTGACCGCCGCCGACGTCGGGCACTGACCCGTGGTCCCACCACCGGTGAGTGTGACGTTGCGCCCCGCCGCCGTCAGCGCCGCCGGCGCCGGAACGAGGCCGGATGCCGAGGTGATGGTCTGCGTACCGTTCACCGACGCCGTCGCAGCGAGAAAGGCGTTGGTGACGGCCGCGTGCGGAGCCAAGTACTCCTCCACGATGATCGCCTTCAGACCGGCGAACGACGCTGTGACGTCGGCTGCCAGGTTGGTGATCTCCGTACCCTCACCGTGACCTGCGAGAACATGGGGACGCCGAGCCGCGTACCCGCTGAAGAGTCCAGAACCCTTGCTCATGATCTTCTCCTCACTGGATGAACGGGGCTCCGAGTTGTGGCTGACCCCACTGGTTGACTCCGTATGCTAGTTGCGGAGCACCGTTAGCGGTAGCCCCGTAGGTCGGGTTGTCCTGCTCGCGAGATAGGTAGCCGAGCGCCGGCCGACCCGCCGCGAAGGCCCCCATGCCCACTGCCCCGACGCCGAGCGCGCCGGCCGTCGCCAACCCGCGACCGACCCCCTTGAGCGTCGAGCTCACAGGGCCCGGACCCGCCGCCGGCGGAGGGGTGGGGGTAGGCATCTTGGGGGCCACCCGGAACGGGCTCCCACCCTGAACGCTGGGAGCTACCCCTTCCACCTTGGCCGCTTGGAGAAGACGCTTCGTCGCCCCTGACTGGAAGGCCCCGCGCACGGCCTGTGCGCCTCGCTGGAGCGCCCCCTGAACCTGGGGGATGCCCAGGGCCGTCTTCGCCAGGTCGCCCCCCACAGCGTCAGCCACGGCCGCCGTCCGCACCATGCCCTCGTCCCAGCCCAGAGGGACCCCCTGGAGGGCGTTCGGGTCCTGGGGACCGCCCATCGGCAGGTTGGGCCCGACGAAGACCCGGGGCCGGCTGTGCTGTAGCGCGTCACGGGTGACAGCCAGGTCCGAGTTCTGGAGCTGCTGGAACCGGTCGTTCAGGCTCTTGGCCTGGAGGCGCTGGTAGGTCTGGTCCTCGGCAAAGTCGCGCGCCATGCGCATGGCCATCATCGCGAAGAGCAGCTTGGCAGCGAACGGCGAACCGGAGGCGGTCTTCTCGACCGCCTCCGTGCCGTACTCGCACATCAGCTCTTCGTTCGGTCCGGTCATCGCGTGGGGTCCTTGACCGCTGGCATGCGCGGAACGCTTTGGATCTTCTTGAGGATGCTGTTCGCCTTCTGCACCGCCTCCTCACGAAGAGGACGGAGGGCGACTACACCCTCGGACGGGGGCCTGGAGCGGGTCTTCACGGTCTCGTCTTCCTCGGAGGTGGCGGGGGAGGCAGCATCCCGATAGACCCCTCGATCTGCCCGAGCGTTCGATTGAGGTCCTGCCATGACTCGTTGTTCTCCTTGGTCATCGTGGTTTGGTCCGTCTCCAGCTTCTCGATCTTGGCGTCCTGCTCCCTGTTCTTTTCGAACAGTGCCTTCAGATGCTCTTCGATGGCCTGGTAGCGACGGCCCAGAAGGAAGACGAAGCCGGTCGCCGTGAGGGCCCCGGATGCGATGCCGGCGATGATGGCGTACCCGATCTCGACCTGCACGTGACCTCCAGAAGGCTCACCCGAGTGCCCAGAGCCGTATCTTGCCTACCCCCGTCCAAACGACGGTGACGCTCGTGATCCCAGTCGCAGGGTTGAGATTCCCCGTGACCTTGAAGCTCCCAGGCTGGAGCTCCTCCCCTACCGTCTCGGAGTTCACCTTGACGAAGACAGCAGGAGTCCCGACGACCTGCGGGTCGACCTTGACCACCAAACACTTCGCACCGCCACCGCCCGAGAGCGCCGACAGGTCGAAGGTCTTGGACCCCGACCCAGCAAGGGTCAGGGTCTCGGCGATGATCTGGTCGAACTGGTCTGCGAAGCTGATGGAGATGGGCGACTGCGGTCCGCCCGGGTCAGGCGGGAATGTCAGAGCCCCCGTGAAGGTGTACGGCGTGCTCATCGACTACTCCCTCAGCCCGGCAGGCCCGGGAAGGTCACGTTCGCGCCGCCGGCGTTCTGTGCGTTGGTCTGGCTGATGAGCGTGAGCGCACTAACCTGCACCGGCACTCCACGCTCGAACTGGACCGCGACGTTCTCCTGGATGAGGACTCCCTGAGAGTCCGTGGCCCAGACGTGGTTCGGGATGTAGCAGGCCTCGAAGTACATCGCGCCCAGGGTCGCCTGGTTGACGTCGCGGATGTACATCAGGATGCCGATGGGCTGCGCGAAGAGGTCCGACGCCAGGTTGATGTAGATGTTCTCGTAGCCCGGCGGGATGATGACGTCGTGCGGGTTCGATTGCGTCGCGGCCCCCGCATTGGGGAACATCGACGGCACGATCGTCGGAGGGATGAGGTCCTGGTAGTAGGCGTAGAGGATGCGCAGCAGCGACGAGCCGTGGTAGTAGATCCGCCCGAGCCCGAGCTGACCCACTGTGCGACCCGCGATGAAGTAGCTGCGCTCCGAGCCGATCTCGAAGATGCGGCTGAAGTTGCGCGTGTGGCTGACGTTGAGGTTCTGCACGATACCCATCGGCAGCACGATCTGGTTGGCCGCCTGGCCCGTGCCAGCAACAGCCTGAGCCAGACCCGCCGCACCACCGATGTTCGCCAGCCGCGGAGGTCCCGCGGCCAGCATCGTGTAGGCGCCGGTCGCGTAGCGTCCGTCGACCAGCCCCGCCTGAACGTAGCTGGTGTAGGGGCTCCAGTCGGAGAAGTTGCCGCTCATTGATCCACTCCCTTGCGGTGTTCTTGGATGATCCTACTCACCGTCCTGAGGCTCACACCGTACTTCTCGACTAGAGCGAGGGCGGTGAAACCCTCCTCCTTGTCTTGTAGCAGTTCCAGTCTTTTCTGGACAGGAAGAGGCGGTCTTGGGGAATGACTTCGCCCCCTATCCACCATGTCCTGCATGTTCTGTAGATGCGTTCCCAAAAGCAGATGGTCATCACGAACGCAGTGCCTTACATCGCAGGTGTGCCGTAGGAGTTTCCCGGCAGGCACGGGACCATGCTTCTGTTCCCAGGCGTAGATGTGAGCTGAGATCGTGCCTGTAGAGGTTTTGAACTGGCCGTACCCGGAGTCCTTCAGACCGCCAGTCCATTCGTGGCAGCTATCTCCCTCAGGAACGTAGACCTTCGACCAGAAGCGACAGGCCTCTCGACCGCAGGTGAAGAACTTTCCTTCGCGAAGTTGAGAGGCCCGCTTGAGGCAAGCCCCTCCACAGCGACACAAACATCTCCACCACACGTTCCCGAAGCGATCGTTCGGGGCGCGCTCGACGACCGTCAAGAAGCCGAAGCTCCTATTGATCATGTTGTCAAGCTGATTCATTGCATCTCCTCACACGCTCAGATGACGAGCGTGATGCGGATGTAATTGCAGGGGAATGGCACGTCGAGCGTGATGTCGACGAGCACGGTGTCGGGAGCCGCGGTGTCCTGGATCAAGTTGTTCACGTGCGCGCCGATGAGGACGCCGGACTCCGTGAGGAATCCCGTGAGACCCTGGAGCACGTGACCCAGTGAGTCGAGGAGACCCTGGTTGATGTTGAACCGCCCGATGAAGTTCTTCAGACCGGTGCGGTAGAACTTCGCGCAGAAGTCCACGATCTTCGTGATGCTGTCCGTCCTCGTCTCGATGGACGTGAGGTCGGTGGTCAGCGCCATACGCGAGTACAGCGGGCTGACGCCCTTCACGTCCTGGAGGATGATGTACGCGCCGCCACCAGCCATCTGGTTCATCTGCTGCGGCGTGAAGAAGTCGTTCGAGCCGATGACGCGCGTGAAGCCAGTCATCGGGAAGTTGGTGAACGACTGCTGCGGAGGCTGCTGACCGATCATGCCCGCGATGGCCGCGCACATGTAGAAGCCGTCGAGGACCTGCTCCACCCCACCGAGAGTGGCGGCGCACGTATCGGGCACGACCATCCACACGCGGCGGTCGAGGAACGCCTGCGCCATGGCCGTGATGGTCGAGGCGATGCTCGGCTTGTCCGGCGTGATGCCGTCCGTCAAGACCAGCGGCGTGCCGCGGACCTTGATGGAGAACGGGTCCTCGATGAGCGCCGATGGGAGCGGCGGAGTCTTGAGGTCCGTCGTCGAGAAGAAGCCGTCGGTGTTCTGGCTGCCCGTGAAGGTGATGTTCACCGTCACGACCGACCCGCTCACCGCCGAGACGTTGTAGTTGAGGTTGTTGTCGCTGATGTTGAGGAAGACGCCCGAGCTCACCGGGATGGAGGCCGGGTTCGAGATCCCCGCAGCGACGAGCAGCGCGGTCAGGTTGGCGATGCCCGTGTCGAAGGTCAGGCCGCCCGTGCCGATCGTGTTGCCGTCCGTGCCGGATGCCACCAGCGCATTGAGCCGGTTGACGGGCTTGCTCGGATTGACGAGCACGATGCGTTCACCCTTGTTCTCGGGCGCGCTCATCGTGTCGACGTGGGTCTGGAAGACCTGATGGACCGTCGTCTCGTGCGTCAGGGGCGCGATGGCGTACACCTCGAACTGCTCGAGGAACGTCGCCGCATCCGTGAACGCTGCCAGGGTGCCGAACGGCTCGCTCGGAGACACTGCGTCCACACCCAGACCGGTGATCTGCACCGCCGGTGCATTGAGCAGGGCGAAGTAGAGACCGAGACCCAGCGGGTTGTCCGTCGTGATGGGAGCGAGCTGGCTCTGGAGCGTCGCCGTGTCGCTGAACTGGAGCAGACCCGGGTTCGTCGCCCTGCTCGAGACATCGAGTCGCAGCGCCTTGTACGCGATGTACATGTTGCTGCTCGGCTCGACGAGGGCCGACGTCTGGAGCGACTCGACGACGACTCCATTCGAGTCTCGCAGCAGGCCGTGCTTGAACGTCGCGTTGCCGTTCGCATCCACGATGAAGTCGGGACGCGGGCGGTTCGCTGTTTCTCCGGGCAGAGCCGCGAGGCTCGTCGCCACGATGTAGAAGTGGCTGCCGGTGAACGAGAGTGGCTTGTTCGCGTTGACGCGGAGCTGCGCGTTCTGTCCGTTCGGAGCGACCTGGTTGATGACGCCGACGAGAACACCGTCGATGAAGAGCTGGTCGCCGGGGAAGACAGCCATCGGGCTGCCGGTGTAGCGGCCGATGTGGAGGGTCGGCGTGCCACCCGGATCGAGGAGGTTGGTCGGGTACAGTGCGCTGCCGCCGAGCAGGACGATCGAGCTGTCCTCACCGAGAGCGGTCGTCAGGCCATCCTCACGCAGGCGCGTGCTGGTGAGCGTGAGGTCCGTGCCCGAGGCCGAGGCGAGGATGCCGTCCGTCGCGCTGAAGAACGCGTTGAATTGTGCGACGACATCGCCGATGACCGCGCACGTCCCGAACGTGACTGTGATGGGCTCACGTCCATCCGAGACGACCAGGGTCTTGCCCGCCAGGCTGCCGAACGTCGGCGTTGCCGAGCCGGTCACGGACGCCACCGTGGCCACCGTAGACAGGGACGTGAAGTCCTGTCCTGCGGCCTGGATGATGTTCGAGAAGCCGGTTCCGTTTCCACTATCGATCACCGTCGTGGCGCCACCCTTGCGCAGGACGGTCTGCGTGCGCAGCGCCTCCTGAAGAGCAGCGTTGCCCGAGATGCCGAGGAATCCACGGATGGTGGTCGTATCGATGGCGAGCTGCGCGAGGTTGTTGTTCGGGTCCGGGAACGACGGTGTGGGGATCGTGACCTGGAACTGGTGGTACGAAGCCGCGCCGGACTTGAACTCGTTGCCGAAGAAGCCGAACGCCGTGAGCACGCCGGACGTCGAAGTCGGGTCGACCGAGATGAAGTCGAAGTCCGTCTCCGAGAGCGTGCGCAGGCGCCACTGCGTGGTGCCCACGAGCTCGGCGACGAGGTTGGACTGACCCGCCGCGAGGATCGCGGCGTTGACCATGGTGACCACCTGTTGCGGCGTGTACGTACCGCTCACGAAGTTCACGGTCACGGTCGGCAGCCCATCGGACGCGAACTTGAGGTTCCCGTTCAGCGTGTAGACGACCGGAGGTCCGCCCGTTGCGGCGATGGCCGTGAGCGTGGCAGGTTTCTCGACCTGCGCCCCCGAGTTCACCTGGGTGCTGCCCGTGGCGCTCGGCACCACAGCATCGACGACCTGTTTGCAGGCGCCGACGACGCACGGAACGAGCGTCGGGGTGATGACGGTGGGGCTGACCGTCTGGAAGACCTGAATGACTTCGACCCCGGGTTGCGGCAGGCCACTCGACGCCATGGCGGCTCCTTTTTCCTAGACTTTCACGGTGGTCGTGAGGACCGTCTCTGGCTCAGATGATGTCACGGGCGGAGCCAGTATGGGAAGTACTTGTCCGTTGATGGAAGGCGGTCTCACACCTGGTTGATCTGCTCTCACAGGTCTGACGATGACGAGTTTTGATGGGTCGAGAGGGTGAGGGACAAGAGGAAGCCCAGATGGATTACCCAGAGAGCGGATGTTCGGATTCCCTGCACCCGGTGCGAAGGGCGGAGGGGGGTAGACATCTTGTTCGAAGGGCGGATCTACAGGCCCTGTTCCTCCAGGAATGGGGATCCCCTGTTGAAGAGATGCCTGAGGGTTCAGCCCCATCTGAAGGGTGAGACCCTGCAAGAGCCTCTGCCCCAGAGGCGTGAACACGCTCGTCCTCTGGAACTGGAAGGGGGAAGTGATTGAGGTGCAGTAGAACTCCTGAGCCCCATCGCCCTCGACCACACCACCGGCCTTGCTGGGTGCACTGATCTGAATGTTCCTGCCGATGTCGTAGAAGCCCTGTTGCATGAGTTGGTCACGCAAGAGCCAGATACCCTCTGCTGTGACCCAGGCAATCTGCTCGCTCTCGAGGTCGTTCTTCGAGCAGCAGTTGACGATCATGGTCCCCGGGATGAGAAGACCCTTCATCTTCTGACCGCTGGCCGCGTCGACCTTCAGCATGTCGTCGAAGCCGAGGTGCCGGAAGGCAATGGGAGCTCGAGTGAACGTGATGCCGGGGCGGTCGCCGAGCGTCGTTGTGTTGAGAGGCGCTTCAGCCGTTATCACGATCTCCGAATCCTGAAGCTCTTCCTCCCAGTGGTATGCCCCACGAGGCGCACGATAGAAGAGCCCCTGCACGAAGATCGTGTAGAGGTACCTAACGTGCTGAAGCGGGTTGTACTTGAAGCTGCTACTCGGTAGCGCTCCCCGCGGCTCCGTTCTGGGTACTCTCGTGGGCACGTCTCCAGACCTCTCTCTCCGCCTTCCTGTGAGCAGCCTCTCGAGCAGCCAGAAGACCGCCAAGAGCCATGAACGCCGTCGGACCGTACTTTGTCACCATACCAGTCACCGGCACCCCATGCTCTCTCTCGAGCAGGTCCAGACCCTTGCCGAGTCCGTGGCCGATGACCGCGCCGATGGGAACACCGACGATGTACGGGAGCGTCGTCTTCAGCGCCGCTCGAATCGTTGCCCCACTGAAGGGCACCGGTTCTTCCTTCTTCGTCTCCCCAGTCTTCTTGAACGGGTCGCTCGCCACCTCGAGAGGACGAACGAGAGGACGAGCAGCCGCCGCTTCGGAGTTGAAGGTATCTGCGTTGAACTGCCCCTTGCCTCCCCACTTCAACTTGATCTTCGGAGTGCTCTTGGTGACGGTCTTGAGCTTCGTCAGCAGACCAGCATCCATCGCCGACTTCACGAGACCGGGCCCTTCTTCAGGCAGGTAGTCGAAGATGCTGGGGAGGCTCATGGTCATCCCTTACCGAAGCTGGAGGGGTCGGGGATCTGCGCCGGGTAGATGGAGAACGGGTCGAGGATGTCGGTGTCTTCCACGTTCTGGAGATTGGTCGGCATCGTGAAGTTGCGCGGCGGGGAGAACCAGATGTCCTTGAGCGCCTGGTCCAAGAGAAGCGGCACAGCGTACTCGATGTCACGATGGGGAATCTCGTGAAGCTGGAGCTCTTGATGGACTGCGGCCCGACCTTGCTCCGTCTGGTTGACCTGGATGACACGCCAGCGGCGGTTCTCCGGTTCGACGATGAGGTCGTTCGGTCTGAGCGGCGGGTAGTAGCCGACTCGCGCAGTCGTATTCGACTGCTGCATCGTGCCCACGTTCGTCACCTGGTTCGTCTTCGGTGAGGGATCGACCTGCATCCAGACCTCGATGGGGGACAGGTACCCTCGCACGAAGCCGGTGTCGAAGCAGAGCTCGCAGCGGGACCGGGTCTTCTTCTGGAGGCGGTTGTCCCAGCACTCGCAGCGAGGACCGAAGGTGCGGATCGGCAAGACCCAGCACTTGCGACCAGCGTACTCGTGGAAGAGGAGCTGGGTGTGGCGGCGCAGCTCGAGGGCGATGAGGTCGGGCTCTGCCTCTTGGGTCACGGGGCCGAAGTCCTTCGTGTCTCCTGTCGGAACGTGGATGACCCGCACCTGATAGTGCAGCATCCTCCATCGATCTCCGACCCAGATGGCGTTGTCGATGAAGAGGTACTCGTCCTGGAAGGGGACCGAGATGATGTCCCAGGGTCCACTCGGCGACTCACTGCGGTAGATCTGGAACTGATAGTCGAAGACATCCTCCTGGGTGCTCTTGAGCTCCCAGGAGATCTCAATCAGGTTCCGGTCGAGGGACCGAACCTTGAGCTTGATGACCTCGATCGAGACGGGCATGTCATCCGATTCCGGTGGCGAACGCAGACGAGCTGCGTGGGCGCGGGCCGACGGTGGCCATGGAGCGCGGTCGAATCGAGGACCCACCAGGCGCTGAGGGGATGGAGCTCGGAAGAGCGACGCGCGAGACGACGTCGCCGAGCTGCTCTCCGGGCTTCTTGTCGTAGTGCAGGATGTTGAGCGCGGCTGCGGGACTGAGATGGCCTTGCGACACGAGAGGCAGAGAGGAGATCGTCTTCTGCATGTTCGAGTCGAGGCCTTCGTACATCTTCTGGAAGCTCTCTCCGACAGCGAGCGAGTGGCTCTTGCCGGGAGCGGGGACTACTCCCGGGGACATCTTCGTTCCTCCTGGCGCGAGTTGTGTCGGTGCCATCGATGTGGGGGCACGTGCAGGTGCGCGAGCGACCGTTGGGAGCTGACTGGGAGCCGGGGCTGGGACCCCGGTCAGACTTTTGGGGAGAGGCCCGGCATCGCAGCGCGGGCCTGCCCAGCGAGGAAGCCACCGATGTTCTTGCCCTGCTGCACGCTCTGCGAGATGCCGCCGGCGAGACCCTTCTCGGCGATGTTGTGCGCCGCCCCGCCTGCGGCACCGCCGAGGGCAGCGCCTCCGAGAGCTCCGCCGATGGCGCGCAGCGGGTGGAAGCCCTGTTGATCGTGGCCGGTCGCTGCTGCACCACCGAGAGCACCCACCGCAGCACCGCCGAGCATCTTGGTCTTCTGAGCTGACGGCAGAGCGCCCCAGATGCCCTTGGCGCCCGAGAGCATGCTCTTGCCGGCGCCGGCGAGAGTGCCCATCGAGGGCAGGGCGGTCTTCTGCATGTCGGAGCGTGCGAGCTCACGACCCCAGGCGTCGGCGATCTTGCCCATCGGGCTCTCGCTGAGCTTCTTCAGCGAAGCCGTCTTGGCATCGCCGGGACCCCGAGTGCCCACCGGAGCCATGTTCTCTTCGCTGTTCTCGGCCTCCGGGCCCATCGAGCCAGCACCCGGATTGCCTGCCTCCGGGATCGGCTTCTTCTTCTGAGTGTCGACGGTCGCGGGTGGTGCCATGGCTGCATGCTCCCCCTCGAGCTCCATCTGGTAGAGCTGAAGCTCGAGGAGCTTCTTCTGGAGGCGGAGCTGGTCTTGCTGGTCCCAGATCGAGTTGCTGGCCTGGCTCTCCGCCCGGCTCTGCTGCTGGTTCTCGAGTCGCTGCATCTCGAGCTGGAGCTCGGCCTGTTCGAGCTGCATCGCCTGCTCTGCCAGCGGCGTGCCCTTGAACTTGCCGAGCCAGCTCTCGTCGCCGTCTTTGGAACAGTTCGGGGCGCTGAAGATGTCGCCGAGCTTCACCTCTCGACTCGCGAGCTTCGCGAGGAAGGGCGCCGGCAACTTCTTGAGCGCGTCGACCATCGCGCGCTTCTCCTCGTTCTTCTTCGTGTTGTCGTAGGCGGCTGCCAGGAACGAGTCGAGCATGATCTCCTCACTGAGCGCGGAGCGCCTTGATGTTCTGGATGACCTTCTTGCCGGCGCTCACCGCCGCCGGACCGAGAGATGCCCCGAGCGCAGCACCAGGAAGCATCGAGGCCGCCGTCGCGGCTACCGGATGCTCTGCCACTGCCTCGCGGAACGCGAGATGCCCCTTCGCCTGCGCGGTCTGCATCGAGTTGCGGAAACTCTCCGGCTTCGCCTCGAGCTTCTCCACCTTCTCGCGCACCGGTCCGGGTCCCCGTGCCGCCTCGATGGCCGTCGCCCCACCGAGCACGCCGGCCCCGGCCGCGGCGCCCAGACCCATGCCGCGGAGCTTCGCCTTGACGTCCGGCGGGAGCTGGAGGCCCGCCTGCTTGCCCTGCCCGCCGTCCTTGTAGGCCGAGGGCGTGGAGGGCTGCCGGCTGTCGCCGGCGATGCCCACGACGCGTCCAGGCTCGCCCTTGGCTAGCCCGCTCTCGGGGCTCTGGATGGGCTGGTAGGCGTTGCTCTCGCCAGCCGGCGGGGCGCTGCCCGGACCGTCCTGGAGCTCCTTCTCCCCGTTGCCGGAGGTCGGGCCGCCTGAGGGTCCCTGGACGGCACCCTGGATGTCACCGGGGCCCTGCGGGTTGCCGTCGCTCGGTCCGTCGGCGAGCTGACGGAGCTGGTCGCGCAGGGTCATGTTCGCGTTGGCCGCGTCGGAGGCGAGCTGCCGTTGCTGGATGGCCTGTGTATTCGAGTTGACGGCCTGGAGCATGGCGCTGGTCGTGGACTCGCTCGCAGCCGACGAGTTGGCGGCCATGGCCTCCTGCATCTGCTGGATCGACGTCTCCTTCTGCTCCAGGTCCGACTGCGCCTGCTGGAGCTGCTGCTCGAGCGCCTGTCGGGCCTGCGCGTGCTCTTGCGCGCGGGTCGCGTAGAAGCGGCCGGCGTTGGCCATCTCCGCCTGCTCTGCCGCCTGCTCTTGGGCGAGCATGTTCATCTCGTCCTCGAGGGCGGTCTTGAGGAAGGACGGCAGGCTCTCGATGAGGGCTGCGCCGTACTTCTTCTTGGCGCGTGCAGCGTCGGCCTCTCTCCCGATCTGCTTCCCCACCCGGCCGCCCGCAGCCTGGGCCATGCCGACCCCCATGACGCGAGCGAGCGTGCTTCCACTCTTGCCAGCGAGAGTCTTGCCCGCCTTCCAACCAGCAGCACCGCCGAGAAGGCGGCCGACGAGGTCTCCGTAGAGCTCTCCGCGCTGACCCTTCATCTGCGTGGAGCGCGCGACAGCATTGGCCTCACCGCGTTCCTTCGCCTTGCGAAGATGCTCGGGAGCAGCGGCTGCCTGCTTCGTCTCCTCCTGCGGATCCTTCGCGTCGCTCGTCGGCTCGTTCTCCATCGGGACGACCGGCGGCTTGCCGAGGCCCGTGTTGGATGCCTCCTTGCCGCCGGCGTCGAAGACGTCGAGGTTCTGGGCACCGTTCGGCGTCTTGGCTTCGGAGCTGCCCTTGGTGCTGTCGTGGGATGGAGCGGGGATCTTGATGCCGGCGGTCTTGCACGCGTACTTGAACGCCTCGTCGAGGGCGCTCGAGAACGAGCCCGGGTCTTCGGGGTTGCCCTCGTAGCGAGCGGGGATCTGAACGATGTTTCCCTTGTCGTCCCGCGTGAAGCGCTGACGCGCAGCGGTCTTGACGCTCGAGAGCTTCAGACCGGGCGGCTGCCCGGCCTGAGGTCCATCACCAGCTTGAGGAGTAGCCGGCGGAGCTTCGGGCTGTTCAGCAGCAGGAGGAGCAGCAGGAGGAGCAGCAGGAGGAGCAGAAGTGGAGCCACCAGGCTGCGGTTGCTGCGCCTGCGCGGTCTCGGAGGGAAGAAGCTGGAAGAGCTCGTCGACATGGTGCAGCTCCCGCGCCAGGAACTCCTCGACCTTGTACTTCGTCGGGTTGTCGCCCAGCATCGAGAGGAGGTTCTGCCAGTTCTTGATGCCCTCCTGCTCCATGGCGATCATCGCATGAATGATGTCCTCGCAGGAGTCGAGAGGCTCGGGAGCTGGGATGTCCGGCACCGGCACCGGACCACCCATCAGCACCGAGAGACGGCGGAGCAAGAAGTCGGCATGCTCGATCTCGTTCTCGGCATGCTCCTCGAACTCCTTCGCCACACCGAAGTGCTCGGGCCCACGCAGCGTCTGCGCGTAGGTCTTGTAGGCGAGCATGGTCTTGAACTCGTTCTGGACCATGTTGAGCATCAGCTCGAGGACCTGGTCCTGGAACGGAGCTCCCGACGAAGCCATCGGCTCCGCCGGACCCGTCGCCGGATCTTCCGCGAACTTCTTCAGCTTGAGGAAGAAGTCCGCACCCTCGCCCATCGAAGGGCCCTGCCGGAACATGGGGTCGAATGCCGTCGCCATCTTGAGCCTCACTCCCAAGTGTAGACCACGTGCATGTTGTCGTTCACCGAGTACGCCTGGACCATGTACGGCGTCGTCGGAGGCGCTCCACTGAAGGGCGAGTTGAAGAACTTGCCCACGACGTCGGCGTTCGTGTCGAAACCGAGTGCGACGTTCGACGTGCCGGTGTGGTCCACCGTCACGCCGCTTGCGGGCGTTGCCTCGGCGATAGCAAGGCGACCCTCGAAGAAGGTCACCTTGAGACCGGAGATGCCTGCCTCGATCTGCGTCTTGATCTCAGCGGGAGTCAGACGACCTCCAGCCGTATCAGCGCCGGCGACGAAGGTACAGGTACCTGCTGGGCCGGGGGACTTGGTCTTGAACGTGAGCCCGACGAGCGAGGGCGCCACCTTGTACCCGGCTGACCCGTTGACGATGGCCTGGCGGAAGAACGAGACGTCCGTGCCGAAGACTGCACCGCTGAGAAAAGCGATGATCTCATCCATCTCCCGAAACTTGTAGACCTTGAGCATCTCTCCACCTCAGTAGGCAGCGTAGGTCGCGTTGACGGCCCACAGCTCACTGTGAACGCCGCTGTTGCTGGGCCCCAGAATGCTCTCGATGTTGAGCGCCACCTTCACCCGGAGCTTGAGCTGCTCCGTGTAGGCCTTGTAGTACTGGAGCCACTGGAGGATCATCGGTGCCTTGTCGTTGACGCCGACGTTGATGCCTCCGTTCGAGTAGTTGATGTGGTTGCGGACCTGGAGAAGCGCCACGCTCTCGAGAAGAGCGATGATGGTCATGCGCAAGAGCAGGTGATGTTGGTTGCGCATGAGCAGCTCGTCGAGGATGTAGGCCGTGAGAGGAGGCGTGCCGTTGAAGCTCGAGAGCGCATCCAGAACCGCCCAGGCAATCTGCCGGTCACTGGACTCCTCCCCTCGGACCAACCGGTTCAACTCGGGGTGATCTCTCATGTACTCGCGCGCAGTCGCAACGAAGCTGCGCATGCACGGAGTCGACTGGGGGATGCCTTCGAGAGCCACCGCTTACCTCCGGGGACGCTTCTTGGCCTTCGGCTGTTCCTTGTGCTCCTGCTCCGGCTCGTCCTCGTCCACACCCTCCGGTGAAGGACCCCCGAAGGCGTTGCCCTCGGGCACGGGCGCTGAGGCCTGCTTCGGCTCGTCTTCGAGATGCTGGAGCTCCTCGGGGAGAGGGGGAAGACCCTGCTCCAGAGCAGCTTCCGCCATGGCCTCTTCGGTCATGCCACCGCCGGCGTGCTCTCCCTCCTTCACGGCGATCTCCTCGGTGGTGTCGGACGTGAAGACCGCACTCTTGCCGCGAGGAGGGTCGTTCTGCGCACTGTCCTGCCGGAACCTGGGCTTGCTGGTGTCCGGCAGCGACCCTGTGACCGTGAAGGTCTTCAGGTCCACGAGCTCACCAGAGGCCAGTCGGCACTCGATGATGCCTCGTGCTTCGAGCGCCTTGAGCTCCTCGAGGTTCTCGGTCAGCTCGTCTTCCGTGACTGCGATGGGCCTGTTCGGAATGAGCCGGCGCTGCGTCTTCAGGATGTACTGCTTGTGGCGAGCATGGACCGGAGCCGCTGCCCGGACGAGACGTGTCTTCGGGTGATGCGCAACGTTGTGGATCTGGAACATGTCGTGGCCTCCAAAGCAGAACGGGCGTCGGCGCCATGCGGCAACCGGCGCCCGTTCGGCCCTGCTTGGGGGAGGATGCTCAGAACTGCTGGACCTGCGGGAACTGGAGGCCGGCGTCGACCTGGTTGTTCACCGCACCGAGCTGGTCCTCCGTCACGGGAATCACGGACGCGAGGATGCCGTCCGCGTTGTTCGTCGTCGCGTCGCCCGAGTAGAGCTCGAGCTTGCGCACGGCGGCGATGTTGAGAATGCCGATCGCGATGTCCTCCCATGCCTGGAAGGTGATCATGTTCGCGATCTTGTCGATGTAGAACTTCGAGTTGTTCAGGACGTAGAACTTCCCGAAGAACTCCGGACGGGTGAAGACGTACACGTTGCCCGGACGGAGGATGTCCGTCTTGACCGTGCGGATGTACGCGCGGCCGAGCAGCGTGTTGTACTTGTAGCCGTCCACGGCCGTCTCCGACTGGAGCCGGTCGCCGAAGTCCTCGACCGTCCACTGGAGCAGATCGTCCCAGTCGACCTCCGTCATCAGGACGCGCTCGGAGCGCAGCCTGTTGCCGTCCAGCAGCTTGAAGAGGTTCACGAGGTCCGGCCGCTGGATGGGCAGGACGGTGGCGCTGCCCGCGAGCGTCGAGTTGCGCGCGAGCTCGCCCTTGCGGACGGAGAACTCGACCACCGTGCCGGCATGGATGGACGCCGCGTTGAGCGTCGTCACCGCGCCGCCGTTGGCCTGCTGCTGGAGCGCCTGAACCGCCGCCTCGATGTTGATCGTGAACTCGCGGTCCTCGATCTCCTGGATGTCCTTCACCGAGTTGTCCTCGATGATCTTGGTGATGGGCATCTCGTAGGCGAGAAGCTCCTGCTCCGTCTTCTGGAACATCTCCGAGGAGACGGTGAAGAAGGCGACCTCGGCCTTCGGACCGCGGATGAAGCGGGCCGTCGGCTGACCACGGAACGTGAGCGTGAGCGCGCGGCTCTGCGGCTCGACGTCCACGATCTTCACCAGCGTGTCGTGGTTGACCGACCGCTGGCAGTCCGCGCGAGTGACCTGCTGCGGCGGAATGACCTTCCGCGCGTAGCTCACCTCACGCAGACGGTCGCGCACGTATGTGCCGCCGTACTCGGCGATCTTCTCCTTGCCTTCCGCAGTGCCGAGCTTCTGCGTGAAGAGGTCGTTCATGACTCTCGCGGGGACGCTCATGGCTTTCTCCTTGCTCCTTCTGTTCAGCCCTGGGTCTCCCGCTTACTGGCGGTAGCCCGTACGGAAACGAAGCTGACCACCGTTGTTGGCGGGCAGCCGGGTGACGTAGCCGACGATGGGGTTGCTGTCCGCCGACCCGCCCGAGCCGACGAGGCCCGAGTAGATGACGCCGCCGATGGTGACGGAAGCGACCTTGAGCGGCTGGAGGACGGTCGTGATGGCCGCACCCGAACCGACGACGGCCGTCGCGTCGAAGATGCGCGTGTCCCACTCGGACTCGCCGAGCCAGATGACCGGCATCTTGCGACCCGAGTTGGCCTGGACGTCGTAGCGACCCTTCTCCGCCCAGAGGGGGAAGCTGCGAGCCGTTGCCGCGTTGCCGGCCGCCGAGATGCTCATCGGCCGCTGGATCTGGTAGCTCGAGTTCAGCGTGACCCACTCCCCGTCGATCAGGGCGGTGGCGTTGAAGGGGTTCGCCAGGGTCGGGTCGGCCAGTGCGAAGTCCCTCCGCGTGATGGGGAGAACGTCCGACACCGGGGTGAAGTTGACTCTCTGGACCGTCGACATGATCTCTTCCTCCTGCTTGACCTTGGGTTCTCAGCCGAGCAGGTACGTCTCGAGAGGAGACGTTCCGCCCTGTGCGTGGTGCTCGTCGTTCGAAAGATGGGCGATCTTCTGGCCCATGTCCGGACCGACCATGGCCACAGCGCGCTCGAGCTCGTCGAGCTTGCCCTGCGCAGCCATCTTCTCGAGGTTGCTGACCACGTAGTCGTGGGGCTCCGAGGTCAGGTTCTTCGCAGCCATGGCCGAGGCCAGCTTCTCGCAGCGCGTGTGCTGCTCGATGGCAGCCAGCTTGGCGAGAGCCTGGTCGCGCTCGTCCGTGACTGCGCGAATCACCTGCGCCGCCTCGAGCATCGCCTCGGCGGCCTTGTCCTGTCCGACCTTCTCCAACATGGTCATCTCCTTCAGGCTGCCTTGGGGCCCTTGACGCTCTCGAGGAGACTCTCGAGGAGCGCGCGAGCCGCTGCCGTCGCCACCTTCTCGTCGCCCTGCTCGTCCTTGCTCGCGTACTTGGTGCCGGCGCGACCCGTGTTGTCGAAGGCCGCGCTGAGCGTCGAGTCCGTGGACCCCGAGAGGGCCGGCTCGTCGAACCACTTCTTGAGGTCCGACTTCGGGTCGGACTTCGCCTGGCCCTTGGTGATGTCGATCGACGACTGGTTGCTGTCGGTCCCCTTGCGGCCCTGCGGCATCCCGCCGGCGGGCGCGCCACCCGGCTGACCTGCCTGGCTCGTCTCGGGAGCCACGGCCGGACCCGCGGTGATGTGCGCCGGGAAGATGGCGTCCTCGGCCACCTTGATGCCCATGCGCTCGCAGTTCTTCTTGTAGAGCTCCGCAGCGGCGGTCTTCGTCTGAACGACCTTCTCCGCGGCCTCCTTGCCGAGCATCTTCGTGAGGTTCGCCTTGTAGAGCTCCGCCGCAGCGGTCTTGCCGACCGTCTTCTGCGGGGTCGTGCCGTGCGTCGGATGGTCCATGTTCGTGGCCATCTGCGTCTCGCCGTGCTCGCCCTTCAAGACCTTCTCGCCACCCGGCTTCATCGGCGGCTGCTGATGGCCCTGACCCTTGTGGTCGGGCAACGGCGTGCTCGCCGTCGCGTGCGAGACCTCGATCGCGCCAGGACCCTCACCGGGGCCCACCGTACGCTCGGTCATGTGCGGAGGCGGCGCGTTCGGAGCGGCCTTCTTCTCCGTCTTGAGCTCGTGCGCGAGATACTCGAGAGCCTCCGCCGCCTTCGTGGCGTACGCCGTCGAGACCTTCGAGGCAGAGCCCTTCTTCTCGGCCTTGCACGTGCAGTGCTCCATCGGCTTCTTGCACTTCTCGCACATCTCCTCGGCGGTCTTCTCTCCGCCGACGTTGTCGAGCTGGCGCTGGGCCTCCGTCGCGATGCGGGACCGGCTGAGGGCACCCGTCTGGGCTGCCTTGACCATGTCCTGGAGGGTCGGCGTGTGTGCTTGGCTCGTTCCGTTCATCATGATCGACCCGTACTTTGGTTGAAGGCTCTTTTGTTCCGCCGCGCCGGCGTCAGGCGCCAGCGGAGCACCCGTGTTCACTCGAGAGTAATTCGTTCGAGGTGAAGTTCCTACTGGACCTTTCTTGCCTGCGGGAGCGGGAAGCGTCGGAAGAGTGACCTGCGGGATCGAGGAGGCAGCAGCTTGGGCGCGGACAGGGGCCGTCGGATCTTCAGCGAGCTTCAGACGACCGGCGACCACTGTCCTTCACCCTACGCCCTTCTCAGGCCTGCTTCCACTCGACCTTGTAGCCGACCTGCTCGAGCAGCTCGAGAGACCGGACCTCGAGGGCCGTGTTGAAGTCCTCGACGCCCGCGATCTTCTCGCTGTCCTTGACCTCACCCTTGCCGAAGATGGCGGCGATCTTCTCGGCCGCCTCGTTCGCATCGAGACCCGCCTCGGCGACCTTCTCGACCGCCTTGAGGGCCGCGAGCTCGTCGAGCGCCGACGCCTTCTTGCTCTTGCCCGCCATGAAGCCGCCGGCCGCGCCGGCTGCCGCACCACCGGCTGCCGCGGCGGCGTGACCCTTGTGCTTCTTGGCTGTCTCGACGGCGTCCTTGCCCTTGTCCTTCGCCTTGCCGGCCGCTGCCGCGGCGTGGCCCTTGAGCTTCTGGAGGAACGGGGGCATCGCTGCCTCCTTGCTCTCCCCGGGAGCTGCCGCCGGCGCCGTCTGACCGGGCAGGCTGCCCGTTGCGCTGGCGATCTTCTTCAGCTCGTCCACGTAGGCGTGGGCCATCCGACGACCGAGGAAGTCGGCCTCGGCGTTCTTCTGCTCCCACTCGACCTGCGCCTGCTTGGTCTGCTCGAACTCGCGCTTCGCCGCGGCTTCCTTGTGCTCGTGCTTGTGCGCGTGACCGTGCTCGCCCGCAGCCTTGGTCTGGCCCGCAGGCTGACCCGCCTCGGCCGTCTTCGTCGTCACCTGCGTCCGGAACTCGTTCCAGGCAGCCGCGATCTGCTCGTCCGTGAGCTGCGTCAGGTCCAGGCCGCTCTCTGCGGCCAGCTTGGCGAACAGCTCTGCGTGCGCGACCTTCTCTGCCGCATCCGTGTGCACGGGTGCCGGCTGGGCCGTGGCGTACGCTGCCGCCAGAAACTCGTTCATGTCACCGGGCATGGAGATCCTCCACTAGATTCGAGGTGTCTCGCGTGTTCCTCGAGGGGAATCCCCTCTCCACGCCGGCGTGAGCCTGTTTGATTGAGAGCTCGCCCATCTCGTCGATGAAGGCATCTCGGAGATACGCGGCCGTCAGAGGAGTGAATAGCTCGTTCACCGGGTGGTGTGCAAGCTTCGAGAGCGAAGAATCACCCAGCGAAGACTGGGCGAGGACGCTCTGCGATTCGGTGATGAAGTTCATCATCTGACGGCGATACCCGTTGTACGCAGCTCCTATCTTACGCAGGAGGGGCGTTGTAAGGGAAGAAGCCCTCTTCTCTGGCTCACCCCCCGGTCCGGCAACGATCATGACGCACCGCCGCTCGATGAACGGGCCGAATGCAGAACGGCCTGAAAGCAGGGGAATCAGCAGCTTTGCCAGCACGTCGCTGAAGAGAGAACTGTGCATCTTCACGGGGGCCTCGTCCTTGGTCTTCGGAAAGACCAGACCCGCAGACTCGAGCTCGTCGGCCATCGAGTGCTGTCCCAGGGTCTTGAGCATCATCCGCTGGAACTCGTGCGGACGAAGCACGATCCCCATGCCCGTCGTCGTCGAGAGAGCCTCCTCCGGAGAGCGCGTCGAGAGTGCGTCGATGACACTCTTGGGCAGGTCCGACTCCTTCTGCGTGAGCACTGGAATCGCCTTGCCAGCGAACTGGGAGGGGACAACCTCCTTGTCCATCTCTGCACCCTTGGCCTCGGCGACCTTGAACATCAGGCGGATCGCCTCGAAGTCGTGGGCCTCACCCACCTTCATGTCCTCATCTGCCTCGGGCTTGGTTGACGAGTCCACCCCGCCGTTCATGTCGAGCTCGGGCGAGTACGTAGCTGTCCCCGACGGCACACCGTAGAAGGCACGAGCGGTGGGCGTGAAGTTCTCGTCATCGGCGATCTTCATCATCATCTTGGCGGTCTTGTCCGCACCGATGAAGACGAACGAATCGTCGAAGAACTTCGGGAAGTCGTTCGTGACGAAGACCTTCCTGCCGTCAGGCAAGATGCGGTTCATCATGTCCCGCGCGTGCGAGCAGTAGTCGTTGCGCGTCTTGGAGACACCGCGGATGGGCTTCTTCTCGTGGATGACCAGCACCGCCTCGCCTGGGCTCTTGTGCTTGCCCGGCTCGAACGTGGCGAGAGCCTCTCTGTAGCGCTGCTCGTCGAGGCAGATGGAGCACGTGTCGAAAGGCACCTTGCAACCCATCGACGTGTCCGGATAGTCACCGGCCTTGAGCTTGTCCCAGAGACCCAGACCACCACCCTTCGCACACAGGTCCTTGTCGATCCTGTGTACCAACTCCACCCGCTTCATGTTCGGATTCCAAGCTGCAAGCTCGATCTCTCCGAACGAGGGGTGGTTGTGCGGAGGGTAGTCCTTGTTGCGGTGGTGGAGGAAGGGCTTCGCGTTGTAGAAGGTCGGGTAGCCGTACGGCCAATCCTTCGAGCGGATCTTGTCGAGTAGTGGATTGCCTGTCCAGTTGTCCGGTCGATGGATGAGCGCAGTCTCGGGGAAGTAGTCTCCGTTGATGTTCGATCCCCAGAACTCCCCAGCACCCATCGCGTTGACGAGCACGTACTGCGCGTCACTGCGGGGCTTGAGGTTCTCGATGTACTTCACCACATCGGGCAGAAGCTTGGGTGCAGCCACCTTCTCGAAGTACCCATCCGTTTTCTCTGTGAAGAGGGGGATGGCGGCAGGACCTCTCGGGTCACTGCCGAGGTAGTAGCTGACCTTGTAGATCATTCACTCGGCGCCCGGAGTCGGCGTCCCTCCGTAACTCTCGGAGCCTCCGAGAGAGCGACGCGAGCGAGGCTTGTGGCCTTCCTGCTCCCCGCCTGCGCGCTGACGGAGGGTGGACTTGAAGCGCTCCATTGCTTGGAACTGCTCCATCTCCTCGGGGCTCTTGAGGTCCGTCTTCTTCGGCTTGCTGAGCTCTCCCATCACGCCGCCGGCGACCGAGGTGCCAGAGCGGGTGAAGGCGTCGAAGATCGGCGACTCCGAAACGTCCTTGCGGTGCGACAGCGACTCGACGATGGCGCCGCCGGCGGACTCCGGCCGCATCTCCATGATGCGCCGCATGTAGTTGCCGGCCACCATCGGGTCCTTGCTGAACGATGGGTTGGCCGAACGCAGGGAGCTGAACGCCTCATTGAACTGCTTCGGCTTCTGCCGGTAGTAGTCCATGAGGTCGGAGTTGAAGCTCGAGCCGAGCATCGCTCGGAAGTCACGCGCCTTGGTCATGGCGTCGTAGATCTTTGAGGCGGCGACACCGGCACCAGCGATAGCGGCACCGGCGAGGCCAGCACCCGCCCCCGTCGCCAGGGACTGACCGAGATGGCCTGCGAAACCCATGCTCTTCCGAGCCATGTCCGCCGGGTCTGCCGTCTTCGTCTTCAGGACGTCATCGAAGATGCTCATCGTCCACCTCAGTAGGTCCCGAACGGCATGCCGCCGTACCGCATCTGGAGCTCGTACTGCTTCTGCTGGTAGTCCGCCGTGCCGGGCACGAAGGACTTGACGGCGTGTCCGATCGGACTCTGGCCCGCCGCCTGTAGATGCTGAAGTGCGCGCAGGCCGAGAGCCGCGCCGATGGCGTGCGGCGTGTACTGGATGGCCTTGCCGATGTACTTGCCGGCCTCCTGAGCTCCAGGGCCCTGTCCGATGACGGAACCGACGACCTTGCCGGCAGCCGGCGCCACCTTCTCGCCGGCGGCACGAGCGACGTCGAGCACTTGGCCGATCGCCCCACCAGCAGCCTGCTTCAGCTCTCCGGCCTGCTGGCTGGCCGAGGAGCTATCGCGAAAACTCGCGCGCTTCTCCGGACGGAGGATGAACTCCGTGGTCTCCTGAAGGGCCGAGGCGGCGTTCTCCTGCTGCCCGCGCAGACCGGCGAGCTTCATCAGGACGTCGCAGTACTCCTGGAAGTCGGCGATCAACGGGTGACCCATGTTGACCAGCCGCGAGGACCCCGTCTTCTCGAGGGACTCGGCGATGTCCAGGGTGGAGCGGAAGACCTCGTTGTCGACCAGACGCTTCGAGAGCATGTCGAAGGCCGTCTTGAAGAAGACGGGTTCGTCGGTCACCTTCGACCAGACCTGCACGACCTCGCCGAGTGTGTACCCCTCGAGAGACGCCTGCTTCACGTTCTCGAAGAGACGTTCGCAGAGATCCATGTACATGACCTCGAGGCCGCTGATCTGTGAAGTGATGTGGTCATGCAGACCCGCCATCTTCTCGCGTAGGTCGATGACGTCGCCGAGAGGGTTCTCTTCCGGGATGCCAGCCGACTTCTCCACCTCGAATGCCTGCTTGAGCGACAGGTCTTCGTCGGTCGAGGCGGTCTTGCTGCGAGAGGGGGGGCTCTGATAGTCGAGCATGCCTCGATCCCGGACCGAGCCTCCACCACCGTCGTTGAGGTCCTGGAGGACGGCCGCTGGGTCTGCCGGGCCACCTGAGAACTCGATGACCCGATGGGTGGAGCCCTCCTTCTTGAACTCGCCGAGGTACGCCGAGGTGTTCGCGAACTCGACGACCCTCCGCACCTGCTCCGGCGTGAGTCCGGCCTGCTTGACGGTCTCGACGACGGCATCGTTCAGGGTCTTCTCGCTCGAAGACCAGAGCTCCGCAGCCTTCTTGCCGAACGCCTCGAGCTCCTCGCCGGAGATCGAGCGTCCACGCGACTGGGAGAGCATCAGGAACGGAAGGTCCATTGTCAGTGCTCCCTGGTGGATTCTACTGTAGGAATAGCACATGCCGAAAGCCGAAGAGAAGGCTCCGGACGACCTGCTGCTGACCAAGGTCGAAGTTGCACGGACTCTCTGCGTCACACTCGGTGCGGTCAACAAGATGATCGCCCAGGGCATTCTCCAGTCCTGCAATCCAGCAGGTGCGAAGCCGATGTTCCACATCTCGGATGTGGCTGAGGTCCTCAAGGTGGTCGAGGACCGAGTCCATCTCTCGAAGATCTACAACCGAGCCCTGACTGCATACGCTGTCGGCAAGAGGGTGGAACGCAAGCTCGATGAAGTCCTAGATCTCTTCGGGGCTAAAGAAAGAAGGCTCCCGGAAGATCCGTATGACATCGAGGCGATGTACCGCCGTGTCGCCAATGCCTTGAAGAGCGACCTGCGTACACTCACAGCCGTCGAGGTGATGGACTGGGCCAAGGTCTTCCTGAGCGTAGATGAGACGTATCTGATTCTCGCCGCGCACTTCATGAAGACGCAAGAGCCCTGGCTGCACTTCATCATGCTCGGCCAGCAGATGGTCTCCAAGGCACCACGTGACTTCTTCCACGCTCAGAAAGATCTGGAAGTGGCCTACGCGTACTTCAGCTTCGCGTTGCGCAGCATGAGACAGGCGGCGTACTTCTTCTGCCGGCTGCGAGATGGGGCCGCAGAGGCGAACAAGGCCTTCCCAGAGGCTCGAGATGGCGATGTGACGCGCGGCATCTCCCATCTCGTCCGCATCGCCATGAAGGAAGACATCAGGCTGAAGCTCGACTCCGAGGCCTCTAGCCACAAGCGCAAGTGGGTACGCGTCGACTCGAAGCGCGTGCACTAGCCCTGGTAGATAGGCCCTGTGTATCCGCCAACTAGCGGACCACGGTTCTGATCCTCTCGCAGCGGCGTGATGATGTCCGGGCGTGGGAACTTGATCATTGAGGCCAGGAAGCAGTAGAGCACTGCGTGGAACGTGTCGTCCGGCCGGTCTTGGTTGTGGTCGTACATGATCATGCGGAGCTGCTCGTTGTACTCCGCGTAGATGTTGCACATGTCCTGCGCGTACGGGTTCTGCATCTCCACCCAACGGGGGAAGTGGAGCTTCTGCCTCTTGATGGCGTTGAACAGGTCGCTCATGACCTCCGTCCGGTGAACCTTGTAGCGCAGGAGCTTCGGGTCCCACTCGACCTTCCTCTTCGAGCGAGCCATGTACTGGAACTTGGCGATCCTCTTCGGACCCACCTTGCGAACGAGATGGTCGTTGGAGTGAAACCCACCGCCGTAGTCCGCACCGATGATGAGCGGGTTCCACTGCTCGATGAGGTCGTCGATGAACTTCTCCTGGACAGGTGGTTCGAGCTCAGCCCCCGTGCACCGATGCAGGTAGAAGATGCGGAAGTCCATGTCGAAGTACGCCCCGAGAACCACGACCGTGTACGTATGCTCGCCAGTGCCCCAGTCGACGCCCATGAAGATGGGGGTGTCGCCCATCTTCTTCTTGAGCCGCTCGAGGTAGGCCGGGTGCATCGAGAGCCGATCGAGGCAGCACTCCTTGACCTGCGCCATTGTGAGCGGGCGCATGCCCGAGTCGTACGAGAGACCGAGGACCTCGTTGTAGAACTTGTCCCTCGGGTACCGGAGGTAATCCAGCATGATCTCGTCCCACGACTTCCATGGGACCATGAGCTGCGGGATGCGGTAGCTCTCGAAGGGCGTGGTCTTCGCGTCGTACTTGACCATCTGCACCCACTGCGCTTCGTCGTGCTGTGGGTGGATCTGCTTTCCGCACTTCTCGCAGATGAGAGAGTGCTTGCCGAGATTCTTCTCTCCGAGGATGTTCCAGTACCGCCCAGCGCCGGCGCTCGAACCGCAGGAGTCACAGGGGACCGCCCACTCTCCTTGCGTCGAGAGCTGCGCCCGGTAGTACTCGATGTTGTTGTCGAGACTCTTGGGCGTGCCGGCGTAACAGAAGCGCTTCCACTTCTCGGGTGCGTGGCTGGTGCACTGCTCGATGACCGGGACGTTCTCCGAAAGGACGTCCTGGAACTCATCGACTTCCAGCATCCAGGCAGGGATGCCTCGGGTCCGGTCCGCGTTGAGGAAGGCGTTGCGTAGGGTGATCTTGGACCAGTTGACGAATTGCTTCTCGAAGACGTTCTGCGAGAGCATCGTCGTCGTGAAGGCGCGCAAGATCGGGCTGGTCTCGATGGGCTCCTTCAGACGGTCCGTCGAGAAGGTCTTGGTCTGGGTCGAGGTGGGGGAGACGTAGAGCGTCTTGAAGCCTGGGACGAGGCACGAGTACGCGATGGCTCGGTTGCCGAGCAGTGTCGACTTCTCGACCTGGCGTGCGCATACGAGCAAGATGCGCTTCGCCGGCGTGTCGTAGATGCGGACCATGTGCCGACGGCCCTTGAACGAGAAGTTCTCGTAGGCGCCGCCGTCTTCCGTCGGCATGCGGAAGGAGACGTGGGTGAACTCGGAGAGGGAGATCTCCGTGAGCCTAGGGGCGAGGTTCTTCTCGTACTCGAGCTCGATGAAGTCGTCGAAGTCTTCAGGCTCTGCCAGCCAGTTCTTGTCGGCCGGGGCCAGTTCTTCGAGATCGTAGTACTCGTCTTCCGTCGTCCCGAACTTTCCAATAGTCTCAGGTTCGAGACCCATGTTCCCTCCAGAGAAGACGAGCGACCCTCAGGCTTTGGTCTCCGGGCTCTGGAGCTCTCTCAACAGAGCCGGAGATCAATTCGATGACCAGTGCCTCATGGACCCTCATCCGAAGGGCTACGTGGTCACGCTGAAGTTGAGGGATGCGCTCACCTCCGAGTCGAAGGCGGCCGTTCGCGAGTACGTGATGAGCTACGCGGAGGTCGCCGGTTGGCATGTAGGTGGTGTGGTCTTCGCCACCCGCTACATACGCTTCTTGCTGAGCAGGGAACTCTCGAGGGCAAGGTAGAACCGCTCGACGAAGAGGTCGAGATCGAGCGTGTTGTTGGCGAAGCTGCGCGCCCGCAGCCACCACGAATCGAGCTGGCACTCCCGACCGTCGAACTGGGTGGTCATGTTCGGGTCCGAGATGTGTTGAGCCTCGAGGCGAGGTGCTTCGGCCTTGAAGTAGCTCTGGGCTGTGGCGTCGAGTGAGGCGGGGAAGAGCTCGTCCCAGTAGCTCCGCACGAGCAGTGTGCGTTCACGCTCGGTCTTCGCTCCAAGCTTCTGGAAGAACGCCTCGGCGTCGCTCGTGACCGGCATGTAGAAGTGGAAGATGAGGTCCTCTCCGTCGACTCCCATCTCGACGTTGAAGAGGGTGCCTCGACGGGTCTTGAATTCGAGTGCCTTGGTCTTGTCGGTGAGGGGCTTCGTCCCACCGATGGCGTCCTTCAGGAACTTGTCCGAGGACGCCAGATGATCGCCATCGTCACTTCTTACCCGGTTGTAGTTCTGATTCATCAGGTTCTTTTGACGTAGGGAGGGCCACCAAGTCAACCGTGTGGTGGCCGCCAGTCACCTCAGAGACCAAGGGTAGCGCGCTCGGGTTGGTCTTGACGGACAAAGTTGCGAGCTGCTCCTTGAGCTCATCTTCCGGACGGAGCTTGGTCTCCTTGAGCTTCTGGAGGATGCTCGCGACGGTGGCCAGGTTGAGGGCTTGGAGATCGAACTTCATCCCTCCCGCAGCGAGTGCCTCAGCGAGGCGAAGATGCGCGAGCATCTCACTGCTCTCGGTGAGCTTCTTCAGGTCGAGGCTTTGCGGGACGAGGCCCATCTGGAGCTGGGCGATGAGCGCGCTCACCGGCGAGTGGGGGAGAGACGCAGCCGTACGACGAGGGTCTGTGTAGTACGCCCTCTTGAGGGCGTCGGCGTGCCGTCGCTCTTCCTCATCATCGCTGTTGGCAAGGCGTGAGATCTTGAGCTGGAGAAGCGCTCTTGCTTCGCTCGAGTCGAGGAGATCGACGTTGAAGTAGTAGTGCCGGTAGAGCTCCACGCCTCGAACGCTCATCCCCCGCATGCGGTACATGTCGGCGAGACGTCGAGCTATGGCCAGAGCAGGAGCCACCGAGAGAAGCATCGACTCGACGAACTCTCTGGCCCGTGGCCGGTCGGCGATCTCCCTCGCCTTCTGCATGTCCGGCCCGTTCTCGAAGAAGTCGAGGACCTGCTCCTTGATGAGGAAGTTGCGAGATGGCTTGTGCCTACGGTCCTTCGGATGGAAGGTCTCCGGCGGAGCGAGGTTGTCACGCAGCCCGGAGATGTACCAGAGTCCCGGGTAGTCCAGGGACATAGCGTCCAGGAAACGCTGGATCTGTAGGTCGTCCCAGCCCCTGGGGTCCAGAATCAGGGCCTTGACGAAGTACTCGCAGAAGGCTCTTCGAATCACCGTCAGTTCGACTGGAAGGCCAGCGTACGAAGACCTTCCAAAGCCGTCTCCACTCCCCGGATGGCGCGCTCGAGGGCAGCGTCGTTCAGGTCCTGCACGCCGAGCCTCGAAGCAATGAGCAGCTCACAGAGCTTGCTCTGCGCCTCGTCGATGGACGGCATGTAGCCGATGAAGGTCAGCACGTTCTCGGGGTTCACGAACCCGAGGCTGAGCACCGTGTCCACCGCCGACGGGTCGGGGATGAACGCGGACTCCTTGATGAGGCTCTGGCGGATGTTCGGGAAGGCGGGCATGTTGGCGATCTTCTCGCCGATCTCCGCCATCACCGACTCCGACGAGTTGATGTCGCGGCTCGTGCGGATGCGCACGGGCTCGTTCCAGTTGATGGCCTCCCCCATCTTCTGGATGCCGTACTTCGGCGAGATGCCGAGACCCGTGAGGAGGAAGAGCGTGTCGTTGATCGAGAGGAACGAACGGTCGGCCTCGGCCAGCTTCTCCACAGGAAGACCGGAGACCGAGAAGCTATTCGCCCCGCCGGCGCGCAGCTCCACCCAGCGGTACGGATGAACGCCGGCCTCCTTCTCGACCATGTCCGCCTTGTCCACGAGCGCCACGCTGTCGCTCTCGTCGAGCGGCATCCAGTGCCAGTCGTCCGGCACCAACATGGCATCCCCGTTCTGCGTCACCGTCTTGAGGTTCGGCTGGAGAGCAATCCGGACCTCCTGCCCTCCATGCGTGGGCGAGGTCGCCATCATCGAAGACTCGCCGCCCTGACTCAGACCCGCCTGGATGTCGAAGGGCACCGTGGCCACAGCCTTGCCGTTCGGCAAGACCGTGTAGAAGATGCCGTGACCCTTGGGCGGACCCTCGATGAGGGCTGCGCCTTCGGAGACACGCACACCCACGATCTCCCCCTGCATCGCCGTCTGCGAGCCGTTCGTGAAGAGAGCCAGCGGCAGCGGCGAGCCGTCGAGGTCGAGCAGGTTCGGGAAGACGAAGCCGATGAGCTGTCGGCCGTTGGTGTCCTGCACCTTGTAGATGCCGTACTCGGAGATGATCTCCGGGTCGTCCTTCTCCGGAAGGTCGGCCTCGACTTCCGCCTCGCCGGCGGTGACCGAACCATGCTGGTCGACCTCGAGCGTGTTCTCGGCCCCGAACTTGCGGAGCATCTCCCCACGATCGAGCTTCTCGACCGTGGGCCGCCAGAAGCGGTAGCTCGCGCTCTTGACGAAGTAACCGATGCCCGGCACGTGCGTGGCCTGCACGACCGTCGGCCTCACTGCGGCAGCCAGCTTCGCCGTGCGTCCCTTGAGGTTCGGCGCTTCGTACTTCGAGAGCTTCTCGAGCGAAGGCTGAAGAGCTCTCCCGTTCTGGTGCAGAGCGACCTTCACCTCCGGCTCGTTCACCTCCGCAGCGAAGGCGCGGTAGTCGGACGGGTTGATGGTGGACAGCACCGCCTCGAGCAGGGAGCCGGTCTTCTCCACCGGAGCAATCTCCCCCGGCGTGTGGTCCTGCTTGTCCGCCTTCTGGTTCGGCGGAGGCAAGGCACCGCGGTTGAGGGCGCGCATCTCCTGGCCCTCCTTGCCCATGCCCGCCGTCATGACCGACCCACCACCGCCGAAGCCGTAGTTCTGGCGGTACGGCGGGTAGAGCTGGGAGATCATGGACTGGTCACCCGGCGTACGGCTGGTGACGTCGAAGAGCTGCGGGCGGAAGAGCGCCTGGCGGAGACGACGCTCGGTGAGCGGCAGCATCTTCTGCGTGTCGGTCACGATGACGTCGAAGGGCAGAAGCTTGCCCTCCCGGACGATGATGGGGATGCGAACGTGCCGGATGCCGGCTGCCTGAGCCGCAGGGCTCGAGGGCTGGTCCTGGATCTCGCTCTTGTTCGCCACCTCGATGTGCCCGAAGCCGTACCGCTTTTCGGCATCGACCCGATCCATGATGATGTCCGGTTCGAAGTCGGCGACATACGGCACTTGCTTGTAGAGTTCCTGCAAGATCTCCGTCGGCCACTGGTTCGGGTCGTCCGGCAGGTTGACCTCGGCGGAGGTCTTCTCGAGCATCAGCGTCGACTCGTGGAACAGAGGCTCCATCTTTGTTCTCCAGTCAGATCGTCAGAAAGAGAAACTGCATGCCAGCGAATGCCGAAGGTGAGGCCGTCATCAACATAACACCGTACACCGACGAAGCGGGAGAGAAGCCATCCGCCAGGAAGTTATGCCCGGCAATCTCCCCCTGAAGAGTGCTCATGGGGATGCCGCTCCAGCCGTAGATCGTGACGGGTCCGGCGCTCAGCGAGGCCTGAAGACTGGCGAGGAAGCTGGCGCCCACACCCACCACACCCAGGGCAACATCGATGGCCACGTTGAGGAGGCCGATCTTTATCGCGGCGGCTGCTGCGATGGCGATGGAAGCGGAGATGGTGACGGTGAGTGGCGGTATGCCAATGGCAAGCGCCGCTTGAAGTTGCGCGATGACCTGAAGAGCTGCCTGGATGCCCACCGAGAGCGTGAGCAGAGGATTCGAGAAGCTGATCTGAAAGTTCACGGCAGCGTTGAACTGCGCCGAGAACTCCGTCTTCAGACCGCCGATGAAGGCGATGTTCAGGTCGATCTGCGCGAGCAGCGGGATGATGGCAGAGGCAGCAAGAGCAGCCCCGATGTTGAGCGTGCCCAGGTTGCCGGAAGCGATGAGCTGGAAGTCGGACATGTCAGCGGCTCATGTAGCAGATCGCTAGACGCAAAAGTCGGATGCTATGCAGGAACTGACCGAGCCCCGCATTACACCTAGAACACAGCAGACCGCGAACCCTCTTCCTCTTGTGGCAGTGGTCAACAGATAGCCCTCGTGCCTTCTTTCTACCCTTCGAAGGCTTGGCTGTCTCCTTCTTGCGGCAGATGGCACACCGGCCTCTCTGCTTCTTCTTGAGGGCGTTGTACTGATCCAGAGTAAGACCATACTTGCTCTTTAGATTGATCTCGAAGATCTTGAGCTTTTGCTGTAAGCGTCTCAGTGCTTGGCGCTCTCTCGCCCGTTTTCTTTTACTTGCGAGCCGGATCGGGTCTCGCATCAACTTCCTGTGATCTCTTTTCCAAGCATTGGGATGCCTCTTTCGGTACCGACCAGAGGCAGCGCGCACCTTGTCAGGGTTTTTCTTTTGCCAAGATCGAATGTAGTGAGGGTTCTTCTTCCTCCACCTCTCAGAGGCTTCCCTTCCAGCTTCTCGCCTCTTACGCAGGTCCTTGTAGGGCATAGGGTATGGCTACCACAGGCAACCTACAACTGCACATTCGGGTTCCCTGTCATCACAATTCCACCAGGCTGCGGGGCTGCTGTGGCAATCGTGATGGTGCAGGGCTGTGGCGATGGCCCGATGCCGGCGCAGGCAATGACCCCTGTGAGCGTCACCCCCGACATGCTCACCTGGATGGCATCTCCTTGACGAGCAGCAGGTAGCCCCTCACCGGCAGCGAACTTCACCAGGTTCCCGGAGATCTCCGTGAGGTCCGTTCCACCAATCGTAGCCCCAGCGCTCGCGATGATGCTGAGCGTCTTGCACTCGATGGTGAAGTCATCTTCGACCTTGATCTTCAGCTTCTTGTGGAAGGAGAAGACGGCGTTGCCTTCTGCCCGCAGGAAGACTCCGCCGGCGATGTCGAAGAAGAAGCGCAACACGGTCTGGTTACGGACGTTGGCATCAGAGGGATCTCCCGACATTGCCTGGAAGCCACCGTTCCCAGACGTCTGGGTCGCAGCCACAGCAACCTCGTAGCAGATGTAGCCCTTGTCCTTGTCGGTACCGAGGTTGTAGTTCGCGATGTCGTCTTCGTCCCCGTTCTGATCTGGTTCACCGATGGGGTTGAGAACCTTGCCCTTCGCCACTCGGATGTCCGCGTATTGATCGTTGGCGAAGACGCGGTAGCACTCCATGTTCTGCACCGCAGGGTTGTCCGTCTTCGGACCTTGCTGGAGTCCCCAGTGCACAGAGCCGCCGATGTTCTGGTGCTCGTACTCGCCGGAGATGTCCAAGATCTTGTCGCCCAGCGGAATGTATATGCGTTGCGCGAGCTCGGTGGCGCCGAGGCTCAGCACACCACCACGATGGAGCGTGATGAAGTTGTCGTCGCGCGTCCGCAACATGATGTCCCCTGGGTTCACGGCAGGACGCCCAGCCGAGAAGGCAGCATCCACGTCCGGGAACTGGGTCGTGTTGCTGCCTCGAGAGCGTGTACCAGCAGGAGCATCAGCTCCAGTCGTCTGATTCGGGTCGATGGCCTGCGTACCAAAGACGGTGGTGTTGATGGCGCTGTTGGGGTCCGTGGGGTTCTGAAGCTGCTGACCGCCACGCTGTTCCATCGGAGCGACGAAGCCAGCGACGAAGGGCGGCGTCGTATCACTGGGGATGCAGACCATGCAAACGGCTCCGACCTCCGGCATCACGTAGATGCCTTCGCCGTTGTCGTAGTGCAGGTAGGGTGAGATGACCTGGATGTCGCTGAAGTAGTGGCGATCGAACTGGCTGATGACGTCCACGGTCCAGTTGACCATGTTGACGTTGAGCACGCGCGCTTGCATGATCACAGCAGGCTGCTGGAACGCCTGCGTCATCAGGCTGTTGCGGAACCGGCGAGCGTTGAGACGGACCTTGGGTCTCATCGCTTTGCCTCAGTAGTGGAAGGGCTGGACGTTCTTGCCCTCTCGCGGAGGGAGCCCGAACTCGGCGCCGTACGCGACACCGGGAACGGGGTGTGGTCCGTGGATCTTGGAGACGAGACCCTGCGCTGCGGCCTCGTAGAGCGTGTCCTTGAGCTTGGCGTGCTGCATCTTCGCCATCCAGTCTTCTTGCAAGGATAGCGGAAGAACGTCCACGCCTTGAAGTACCGGACGGTGGAGGATGGGCATCTTGCCCTTCAGCTCCGTTTCGTTGAGCTTCTTGACCACCGACGTCGGGTGGAACTCGCCGCGCATGATGTACTGGTGGTCTCCAGGGTCTTCGACCTTGGTGAGGTTGCTCATCGCCTTCACGAGGGTCTCGAGCATGCGCCTGCGCACCGTCGGTCCGCTGGAGTTGTAGATGCGGTCCATCTCTCCGGTGATCTGATTCTGGACCTCGTCGATGCTGCCCGTCGCACGGTACAGGTCATGAGGGTTGACGGACGTGCGATTCGGGTCGCTGAGCATCGTACCCGCTTCGACGTGGTCTCCGATCTTTGAGGCCGAGAAGGGGATGGAACGGGCATCTCGGTTCGCACCGGTTAGCGGCATGTGGAGTGCGTTACCTGCCGGGTCCCTTCCCACGAAGTGACGGGTGCCGTTGATCCAGATGTCCACTCCGGTCTCTGTTGGCACGATGCGCTCGATGCGTCCACTGGTCATCGCCACCGTCGCTGCATTGGGGATCTTGGTAGGTAGTGTCGTGAGCTGCTTGAACCGGTCGAACTGGTTCACGATCTTCGACCCGCCACCAGCCTCACGGACACCGCCGGTGTGGAACCCCTTGAGCATGAGCTGCATCGCACGCTCTCCGACGGCCTGCGCGGAGATGACGCCGATGTTCGTCCCGAGCTCGTAGTTCTGACCTTCGACAGATGGGCCGATGCACTTCTGACAGAGGCCGTGTTCCGCCTCACACTTGAGTGGGCTGCGAACCAGGAGCTTGGCGTTCTTGTCGGCCGAGCGGATCTGCCCGACGATGTCGGGCGTCAGCAGCGTGCCTTCAGGAACATGCAGATGCCCGATGTGGAACGCCTGCGCCAGATGTCTGTCATGCACATCCGGGTCGCTAGCCAGCAGGGCCACGCCCTTCTTGGTTCCGCAGTCGGGCTTCTCCACGAGCATGTTCATCGTTGTGTTCAAGAGCAGCTTCGAGAGGGCGCCAGGCTCTTGAACCTCTTGGACCTTCATGACGGCGCCTCGACGTGCGCCGTAGAGTTGCGTCCAGTATCCACCAAGATCGAGCCCTTCGGAGTAGCTCTTGGTGACGGCTGTCGGGATGTCCCGGTCGAACGAGTCCTTGTAGATCATGGGGGCCAGCACCATCTGCTTGTACTGGTTCCAGTCCGGCTTCACGCCAGCGCGAGCCATCAGGTAGAGGTTCGACGGGGAATCCTCCGCCTTCCGACGGTGCTCCTTCATCATCTCGTCGGAGGCATCGACCCAGACGTTGACCGACTGGCGGTCTTTCTCCGACTGACTCAGGCGAGGGTTTGCGGTGATGCCATTCACCTTCTCGCGTGCTGTTCGAAGCAGCCCATCACGAGTCCCGCGATCGGTGGTGAAGTCATCGAGGGAGAGGGAGTGTGTTCCGATGGCGACGTTGCCCCCCTTGGCGAGAGACGTCTTCACGACGCCGAACGAGGCGTCGTAGCCGAGGTTCTTGATGTCGTCAGCGATGCGTCCAAACGCACCGGCGTTCTTCTTGCCGACCTGGGTGAGAATGGACTTGAGGCCGTTCTTGTCGACTCGGAAGTCCAGATCGTGCAGGACCTGCTTGTGCAAGTCATCAGGCAGGACGGAGGCCAGCAGCACACGTCCTGGCGTAGTGGTCTTGCCTCCCACGCTCACGATGTCGGTGTGATGGACCTTGCCCTGATGCAGGGCTTCCACGGCTTCTTGGTCGGTCGCGAAGGAGGCGTTGGTCTTCTTGCCCACCATCGAGAGCTTGTAGAGGCCGAGGGCGCTCTCGAGGGTGGGCTGGTACATCACGTGGCCTGAGGCCTCGTTGAAGACGTTGTTCGAGGGGAACATCTTCTGGGCTTCGCGCACGGCCTCATGGCTGATGGGCACGTACACGGCCATCGTGTCTCCGTCGAAGTCGGCGTTGAATCCCCCGGTCACGAGCGGGTGGATCTGGATGGCGTTGCCCATTACGACACGGGGCTTGAACGCTTGCACCGAGTACTTGTGCAGAGACGGGTCCCTCTTCAGCAGCACGGGGCGTTCGTTCATCACGTGCTCGAGCGCACGCCAGACCATGGGATCGTCCTGCCCCTTGTGCACCTTCGACAAGACGGCGGTGGCCTGTATGGCCGTAGGAGCCGTACCCTGAAGAACGAGCTGGCGGATGACGAACGGGCGGAAGAGGGTGAGCGCAGCATCACGAGGCAGACCGACTTCGTCGAGACCGAGAGAGGGCTCGGGCACGATCGTCGACCGCATCGTGAGGTCTTGACGACGGTTGGTCAGGACGCTCTGGAAGTAGCCTTCCTTGGGAGAGATGCCGGCAATCTGATCGAGCAGGCCCTTCTCCTTCTTGTCCTTGTTCACCGTCCCGACACCCATGATGGCCTTCACGCCATCGTAGTAGGCATCGCGCAGCTCCTTCTTCTTGCGGTCCGTCAGGTTGGTGGACAGGACCGGGTCCTTGAGGCGGTTGTTGATCGTCTCGAACTGCTTGTAGAGCCCGTTGATGTCTTCGTACTTCAGACCCCCATCCGCCATCATCGTGAGCGGACGGATGACTGGAGGCACGATCGGAATGTTGTGCAGGATGTACGCGTCGCTCGGCTTCAGGTCGAGACGCTGGAGCGAAGTGAGGTACTTCACTCTCTTGAGGACCTTGTCCGCCTTCGAAAGAGGGGTCTTCGTGAGCTCTTTCTTCGCAGCCTCGAGGTCACGCTTCACGTCGATGCGGTCGAGCAACGCCTTGATGCCTGCGCCGCCTGTGACCCCCAACTTCGAAGACACGATCTTGCCGGTACCTGGGTCGACTCCGACGTCTCCCGTCATGATGGAGTCGAACTGCTGCTCCTTCAGACCCGTCAGCTTCTTGATGGCACTTTCGAAGACCGGGTTCGGCACTGGCTCGGCCAGACGCAGATGCGCCCACTTCGTTCCACCATGACCACCGGTGATCCTCTCGTCGAAGAGACCACCAGGCATCACGATGAACTCGCCGGACTTGTCCGTCTTGGCACGCACAGGCGACTTATCCGCCTGAGTGAGTTCCCCACTCGACATGTCGATGATCTGCTTGTCTGTGAGCGGACCAAGCACGAACTGGTGCCCCTGCTTCTCGACGTTGATGCCCGCCCCCTTGAGCATGTCGGTGAACTTCTTGAAGGCGAAGGTCGTCTTCGGAGGAGGCAGAGGCGTGCCCTCTTGAATGGCCTTCCAGACCTCGATGTGCTGCGACGGCCAACGCTTCGCCTCGTTCTGCTCGGGGTCTCTGCCCTCAGCCTTCCACGTCGACATCTCCCGCACGTTGGCCTTCGCGCCGTGCGCCAGCATCGCGTAGAGGGCCAGATGGCTCAGGCTCTGCCCTCCAGCGTGCCCACCACCACCAGGCTGGAGATTCGTGTCGTAGGGCTCTGCATCGGGCAGACCCGGCAAGCTCATGCCGCTGCGCACCGACAACTTCTTCTCGACCTGGTGCACAAGCTTCAGCATGTACTGCGGTCCGACGAGCGCCGGCCCGAGAGGCTGATGGGACACTGGGTCGATGAGCTCCTCGGTGTCAGAGATGCCGTGCTTCTTGAGCTCGTCCTTCACTCGAGTGAGCGCATCGGTGATCTTGGGGTCGAAGTTGTCGACGAGATACGTCCTGCCTGTCTTCTGAGCAATCTTCGCAGCAGCGGTCTCGAGGACCTGCCCCACGTTCATGCGTCCTGGCACACCACTCGGGTTCAGCAGCACATCGATGGGACCGCCGGTCTTGCTTCTGGGCATCTCGTCGTTCGACAAGATCTTGGTGACGATGCCCTTGTTGCCGTGGCGGCCGGAGAGCTTGTCGCCCACCTGCATCGGCTCGACCGTCTTGACGTGGACGGTGACCTTCTCTGGCGTCTTGTGCACAGCAACGACCTCGCCTTCGAAGTCGCTGTCCCAACGGACCGAGTTGTCGCTGTGGTGTGCCTTGAGCGCCTTGCGCATCGCGGTCAGACCGGAGCGGTCCTTGAGCTCGAAGGGACGCATCGCGACCACGAGCGGATCACCTGGCTTGACCTTCTGACCGATGCGCACGACCCCGTTCTCGTCCAGCTTGTCGTACTGGTCGGACTTGAAGACCCCGGGATGGAGGACCGAGAACTTCCTGGGGTCGAGGATGGTGTTGGCCTCGATCTTCAGCAATGGCTTGTGCAGATGGACGCTCGAGAGCTTCCTCGCTGCCTCGTCGCTGATGACGATGCCGTCCTCGAAGTTGTACCCCTTGAAGGGAACGTAGGCGACACGGAGGTTCGTACCGAGAGCGAGCGTGCCGTCCTTCGAGTAGTTCGTGTCAGCGATGACCTGGCCTCGATGGACCTTGTCACCCACCCTCACGAGTGGAGAAGAGTGCATCACGCTCTTGACGTCGTTGAGCGGGTAGTTGTGGTAGATCTGCACCTCGTGCTCTTGGCCATCGGAGCCATCGATGATGATGGCGTCCTTCTTGATCTTGGTGACCGTACCGGCTGCCGGGGCTCGATGCGATGTCTGGTGGCCGAGGAGCTGTTCGAAGCTGTCGATGCCGCTACCTGGAACCGTGGGGGCGGCCACCTGGACCAGCGGTGCTTGGCGATGCACCAGCGAGATAGCCTGCTCCATGTGGCGGCTGGCCATGCCGGCGCGACCACCAGAGTCGTTGGGCAAGAAGGGGATGAGGTTCGACGTGACGTTGAAGAGCTGACTGGGGTGACGCAGAACGTAGTCGGCCTCGCCGAAGCCCCGTTCCTCGATGCGGTTGTGTTCGGCCACCATCTTCACCTTCGCGGAGATGGGTACGGGCTTGCCAGACTTCCAGTCGACCTGGTCGGGAAGAACCACGTTGCTCTTGAGAAAGAGGCTGGGAGACAGGTCGTCGAACTTGCCGGTCTTCAGGTTGTAGGCCGCGATCGTGGCCTCCGTACCCTTCTTCTTCATCCCCATCGGCAGACGCAACGTCACGCCGGTCTTGTCGCTCTCCGGCGTGTTGATGGGATCGAGGAATCCGAGATGCGAAGGATTGATCATCTTCGCCTCTTCGGTGATGCTCCTCTCGCTCTTGATGCCACCAGGCCCCATGATGGTCGTCTGCATAGCAGTCGAGACCATCTGAAGGGGGTTGATCTGCGTCGCCGGGTTGGCGATAGAGGTCTTGGTGAAGAGCTGCTTGACCGGCTCGTTGAAGTAGTCGAAGCGCACAGCGTCACGAACGCCCATCGTCTTCGTGCTGTTGAGCTGCCGCTGGAGCTTCTGGATGATGGTTCTCTTCGACCCGCGCAGGCGCTCGTAGGCGAAGTCACCGGCTGACCGCAGGTCCTTGAAGACCAAGTTGTCTCGGTCATCTTCGGGAGCGCCTCGCTGCACATCGAGCAGCTTCTTGGTGGCCAGATGCAGGGCCTCTCCGCTGATGTGCTCGACCGGCTTACCGAGAGTGACCTCATTGACCTCGGGGCGCATCTTGGCGTCCAGGAAGATCTCGTGCAGATGCTGAACCGCCGCCTGATGTGAGGGAGCGACCTGACCGGTGTTGGTCTTGTAGAAGGACTCGACGGCACCGGCACTGCGGGGTGCGTTCTTGTTCGCTTCGAAGATCTCCTTGCCCCAGGTCTTCTCGAGCTCGTCGTCTCCGACTCCCATGGCCTTCAAGAAGGGGTAGAGAGGAGAGCCCTTGGACTTGCGGTACTCGACCTTGAACAGCTTGCTGGCGGGGTCGAAGATGGCGTTGAGCTGCCCGACACGACCAGTCACGTTGAAGCGGGCCTCGAGATCTCCGTTCGCCTTGCGACGAACGTAGACGCCAGGCTTGAGCTGCCACTGGTTGTCGACCTGGTACTCCTGACCGCTGACGATGTAGCTGTAACGTCGAGTGGTCTTGGGGATGTCCGTCAGGCGGATGCGCTTCGTGTCGACGACGGCGCCCGTCAGGTTGTCCTTCATCTCGAGGGTGCCGAAGACCTGAGCTCCCCAGGTCTCGCCGTTCATCTTGGCGCGCTGCTGTCCTCGGATGTCGTCCACCCGCAGAGGATCTTCCACCTCGAGCTTGGTCAACGAGAGGGACCGTGCCTTGCCCTTGATGGGCGACTCGAACAGGTAGTGGAGACCCTCCAGCGTCCGGTCCCGGAGGTGATGGTAGGCATCGGTCGGGTCGAGGTAGGCCATCGGTAGATCTCAGCAGCAGAGCTTAGCAAAGCCTACCTAAAGACGGGGAAAAGAGTACTGGAGCAGACGCACACGTCCCGCATCAGAGGAAAACATGCCTGGACCGAAGACCAAGGACGAAGACGAGAACAGCGGACGCGAGTTCGAGCGGCACGTTGACCGGATGTATCGCGGTCAAACCGACGAGGAAGAAGACGAGAAGAAGGACGAGGACAGCGAATGATCGAGTTTTTTCTCTCGGCGGTGCTCATAGGAATCATTCGGGGCTTCATGACCTGGCTAGGAGAACGATTGCGACATGATCGTGCACCCGTCACTGGAACGTGGGCGCTTGGGGGTTATCGGGGGTAGGCTTCTCGGCGAGACATTCGGCTTGGTCGGCGTGAGGGTGGGGGACCCTCACGAGACCAGACGTGAGTGGACCATCGATGGACTTTACTCCCCCATCTGGGGGCGAGCGCTCGGAGGTATCCGCGCTCGAGTGGTAGATCAGAAGGGGGTCCACTCGTTCATCAACCAGCGAGACCTAGAGCTGTTGCTCGGCTTCGCGAATCCCGGCGAGTACTGCCGGTGGTTGGGGAGTGACTACGTGGACCCCTACGATCGCGGCTGGATGGGCTTCTTCATGGACGAAGAGGACCTCCGAGATGACCTGTACACACGAGAGTCCGAGCTCCGGTACCAGCAAGAGCAGTTGACTGGCTCCCCGATTCTGCCCTCAGAGTTCGAGATCGACAGGATGATTCGGGTGAACGCTGATGTCCGAGAGTTCCTGGTCCTACTGTTCGACTTCGATCAAGACACGGGTGTCGCTCCCGACACTCGGCTCCAGACCGTTGACCTCCGGTGGAAGAGGTACGAGAGACAAGGAGTGACATGGCATCAACTTTGAGCGGGGTGGAGCTCGAGCTGGAGGAAGAGGAGTGCGAAGACGGAGAGGAGGGGGACTACTCGGAGCTACTCTGCGGATGCGGAGACGAAGAGTTCATCAAGCTCGAGGAAGACATCGTCTGCGTGCACCTGGCGATGACCTACACGTCCCCGGACAGCCAGGTCCACTACATGATCCTTCAGGACGAGTACGGCGAGCCTGTCGCGGAACCGCTGTTCTTCAGGTACGAGTGCTGGGAGAACGTCGGTGAGGAGCTCTCGGAAGCGGTCGAAGACAGACCTCCGTGGGATGAACCAGGCTCGGTGCTCTGCTGTGACTACTGCCAGTCATCGATACGCATGGGCGAGAAGTGCGCGACCGTGCACGTCGGAGAGATCGGGATGTCGGAGCGGACGAAGGACACGACCTTCATCTCCTCCGACGACGACCCATACGTCATCTGCCTTCCTTGTGTGGCGCTCATGTTGGGCTCGGAGATCGACCAGTTCCAAGCCTTTCAACTGTGGGATGGGCACATCGCACAGAACAACGAGTGCCCCCTCTGCACGCAAGCGCGTTGCTGGCGCATCGGCAAGTGCACGTGCAAGTGTCATGTGGTTCCGCGGTAGAAGAGAGGGTCTCCGAGATGCGCCTCGGAGACCTCTCGACTGGAGATCCCATGAGTGACATAATCGATGTCTCTACCAACGAAGGTGTGACCAACCTCGAGCCTCTTCTTCTTACCGCCATGTGCGTCCCACACGGCGACCCGCGAGACCCGACGACCAAGAAGGGGTTGCCTGTCATTCTCTGGGGTGACCCTGGCATCCGCAAGTCGGACACTGTGGCGGCGATCTCGAGAGTCCTCAACCTCTACCAAGCCACGGTCTTCCCCTCGACCTGTGCCCCAGAGGACTTCTCCGGCATCCCGGTCCCCGATGGTAAGGGCAAGGTCGTCCGACTCTGCCCTTGGAAGAAGGTCCAGGACCTCTGCGAGATCGGGGAAGGCGTTCTCTTTATCGATGAGACCACCACCGTAGGTGCTGCCGTGCAGGCGGCGCTCATGGGTGTCGTCCTCAACCGCGTCATGGGGGACGTCGAGCTCCCTCCAGGAGTTCGCCCTCTTCTCGCCGGCAACCCTCCCGAAACCGCGGCGGGTGGGCACGACATCACAATCACCCTCGCGAATCGGTGCTGCCACATCTACGTCTCTCGCCCGACCGTCGAGGAATGGCTCGACTGGAACTGGGATCACGATATCGCACGCAAGAAGTTGCCGGACAGCATGTACGACGCCGAAGCCAAGATCGTCGAGAACTGGGACCGGAACTGGAACCAGGCTCGCGCTCTGGTCTCTGGCTATCTCCAGCGCAGCGGGCAGGACATGCTCTACAACTTGCCTCCCGAGGGGCATCCGGAGCGTACGAGAGCGTGGCGGTCTCCACGCACGTGGTACATGGCCGAGTGCGCCCTGGCCACAGCCATCGCTCTTCGTCCTACGAAGAAGACCGAGATGCACATCGGAGATGAGATCGAGGATGCTCTCATCGCCGGCTGCATCGGTCGCGGTGCTGCACTCACCTTCCGCACCTGGCGCAAGCAGAGCGATCTCCCAACACCCCAGGACATGCTTGCCAACGGCTGGGCGCCGGACAAGCAACGCCTGGACCGAAGTCTCTACGCCTACTCCGCGCTGTGCGGTTACGTCGCGACTCTCCCGAAAGGGGACGAACGACTCCGTGCTGGAGGCAAGGCGTACACGATGCTCCAGCAGGCGTGTGAAGCCGGGATGGCCGACTTGCTGTACCGGTCAGGTCAGGAGCTCGTGAAGGCAGGCATCATGCCCTCGACGCTGAAGACCAAGGAACATGGCGACGCTGCCGTCTACGTGATGAACCGCTTCAAGTCCAAGTCGGAGGCCTTCCGCAAACTCGCGGAGCAGACTCCGTGACGCCGGAAGAGAAGCTCATGGAGGCGCGCATCTACCTAGGGCTCAACGCACCCTACTTCTCGGATGCGCTCCTCAATCTCATCCCCTGTCCCACGGACAAGATCTCGACCTACGCCGTCACCCCACAGATGGTGATGTTCTACAGCCCGAAGTACGTGCTGTCGCTCAACGACAGGCAGAACGCCACGCGTCTCTGGCACGAGATCCAGCACGTTCTGCGTGAGAGCTGGAATCGTCTCGTCACTGTCGACCAGGACACCAACAACCTCTGCTCAGATCTGGCCATCAACAGTAGCGGTCTTCAAGGCCCCTGGGACTTCGGGCCCGATGGGGTGCTGCCCTCCAAGTACGGGCTGCCAGATGGCCTGACGATGGAGGAGTACTACGATCTCCTCCCCAAAGCCCCCCACGCCCTCGCTCAGGCCCGACTCAACGGGGGATGTGGCTCCGGCAAGTGTGGGAGTGTGGCTGGTGGTCGACTGAGCGACGATCTCCAGAATCTGTCCGAGGAGATTGGCCGCTCCAAGGCCGACGTCGAGCTTGTGAAGCGGAACACCGCGCATCGAATCCTCGACCACTGCAAGAGGGCAGGGGACCTACCTGGCGGATGGAAGGACTGGGCGGAAGCCATCCTAGCCCCTCCGAAGATCTACTGGGCAAGCAAGCTCGCAGCCATCTATCGGGACAGCTACACGAAGATCGAGTCAGGGATGGATGACTATTCCCTGTCTCGCATCTCGAAGAGAACCTGGGTCATCCCGAACGGGGCCATCCGCCCGAGCATGATTCGCTACCAGGTCGAGGTGGCGCTCTACATCGACACGAGCGCTTCGATGAACATCGATGCGCAGATACGGCCTGCTCTTCGAGAGGCTCGAAGCGTCATCCTTCAGTCAGGCTGCGACAAGCTCTGGTTCGTCCAGATCGACGCAGCTCTCGGCTGTCAACCCAAGCGAGTATCCACGTCTGACCTTTCGAGGGTGGAGATCTGCGGACGTGGAGGTACGGACTTCCGACCGGCCTTCACGCACGCGCCCACACTCAGACCCAGACCGCGGCTGCTCATCTACTTCACAGACGGCTTCGGACCTGCCCCGCAGACGAAGCCCAAGGGCATGGAGGTCATCTGGTGTCTCATGGGCAAGCAGAGTCAGCCCCCAGCGAAGTGGGGCAAGATCGTCCGCGTCGAGGACTGAAGTTCAAGTTCGACATCGACTGTCGCCCTATCCGAGGGCAGAAACCTGACAGTCATCCGATCTTCATCCACAAGAGCGGAGCCATCGACATGAGCGCGCACTCCAACGGGGTGCCGTTCCGTGTACTCGCGCAGGAGTACAAGATGCTGGAAAGCCGGCAGCGTATCTCCTGCCAGGCCTTCGCTGCCGGTCTGCTGGCCAACAGCAGGGACGAGATCGAAGAGAACCCCATCAACAAGCAACTTGGAGGTGTGACGGCGGGTGACTTCCGAGAGATCACCTACGAGGCACTGCTCAAGAGGGAAGAGCGGAGGAAGCCGGGGCCTATCGACATCTTCTCCTCCAGCCTGCGGCATCGCGAGTCGCACGTGGTTATGCAAAAGGCGCAGGAGGTTCTCGATAGCTGCACCTACCGAACGACGAACACGTACCAGCATCGTGTCGCCCTCATCTCCACCACAATCGGCAAGACCTCCTTCACAGGAGACCGAGAGAACCTCCCGGCAAGAGAGAAGCTCGTCAAGGGCAAGAAGAAGTCCTTCATCCCTCGACGTAGCCTGATCACCATAACACTGAACCTTCAGCGCTGGGCTCGGGTGTACCTGTACTGCGGAGGTGTCGTAGAGGAGCAGTCAGGGGAGAATGTCCTGAGGCACTTCATCTACGAGATCTTCAAGGTGAAGTCGGAGGACGAGCTCTACGTCCACATCATGAAGCAGTCGACCGGCTACCGGCTTCAGGCGAGGAAGGCCGTCATCCGTCGGGCTCACGACGGCATCTGGCGCATCCACGACTGGCCGGTGGTCTGGCCATGAATCTTGTACAAGATCTAAGTCTTGTACAAGATTCGGGAGGGGTGGCGTTCCGCCCCTTCTTTCTTAGCCCCTTGACGCTCGAGCCGGCCGTTCTTAGTCTCAGGGCCATGCAGTCCTGCCTATAGCACCGAGCAGATTCTCCTCGGGAAGTCGTCGAACCCCCTCACGCACTACGTGATTGTGCGTTCCGACCTTCCCCGCGGCATCCAGGCCGCGATGATGGTGCATGCAGCCGGAGAGAGCTCTCCCGGCAACCTCCCTCCGGGCACGTTCGCGGTGGTGCTGGCCGTTCACGACGAGGCCGCGCTCGCACGAGTTCAGGAGGTCCTCGAGCGCAAGGGCGTGGAGTTCGTGGCCATCCACGAGCCCGACGAACCCTACAACGGGCAGCTCATGGCCTTGGGTCTGAAGCCCAAGCTGAAGGGAGAGGTGCGGCGCCACGTGTCGTCACTGCCGAAGTACAAGTAGATCACGGGACGGTGGTCCAAGCTCAGGACGACGGCGAAAGCCGGCGGTGGTGGTTCAAGTCCATCCCGTCCCGCCATGCGCGCATAGCTCATCGGCAGAGCACCCGAAGATGCTTGCATCAGAGGGAGGTACTGCGGTTCAATTCCCGGTGCGCGCGCTACGGACCCTTAGCTCAGCAGGTAGAGCTGCCAGCCCATAGATCTGGAGGGTCGAGGGTTCGAGTCCCTCAGGGTCCGCTAAACGGTAGGCATCGAACGACGTTGCGGCAGCTTCTCCGGCATCGGCCGCATGTCGACGGCGTTGCCCTTCGCAGCAGGCTTCTGACCCTTGGCGTTGGCGGCCTGCTGCGACTGGAAGATGGAGTTCTCGGTCTCGAGTTGCTTGACGTACTGGAGAACGAGGTCGGCCATCTCGTCGCCACCCTGGAGCTTGATGTTGCGGATGGCGAGCTGCTGGTGGACGGGGTCCATGCGGGAGATCTGCCGAGCCTCCATCATGGCCAGAGAGTTGATGTCGACGTGCCCCTTGGAGCCGTCCATCTTCTGACCGAGACCGAGCTGGCTCGAGATGGTCGCGGTGAACTGCTGGCTCGGGTCCACCGAACCCACTGTCGGGTCCACGTTGGGGTCCTGCTGCTGCCCTGGGGTCTGCACTGCTGCTGCCTGGTCCTGCGCTGGCGCCGTAGCCGACTGACCCCCAGGGACTCCGCCACCGTTCTCGAGCGCAGCATCTTGCCCGCCAGGCTCTCCAGGCGCTTGACCGAGAGCCGTCTCGGCCATCATCGCCTTCTGAGCCTTGGCCTGGTACTTCGACATGACGATCTGACACTCACCCTGGATGTTGGCCATGGTGACCTGTTGCACCTTCTCTGCCTCCATCCGGTCCTTGGACTCCTGCCCGATGATCTTGTTCTCCTCGGTCGAGTCCAGGTCGTTCTCCGAGAGCAGCGTCTTGTCGCTCACCTTGCCTGCCTGGTTGAGTTGGAACAGGTACGCCTTGCGCTGGATGTCGTCGGCCATCTTGAACGGCTTGTGGCGCGCGGTCGCCATCGGCCAGTCCATGAAGTCGGCGATGCTGCGCATGATGAAGCGCAGGAGTTGCTTGTGCCGGATGACGTAGCCGATGAAGGCGTTCTCCATCATACGCATCGAGACGTTCGACCCGGCGTACGACAAGCCACCGAAGATGAACTCGCGCGGCACACCCATGCCGGCGCAGAGCTGCTCGCTCCACTCGCGGATCTCCGCCGTGAGCATGAGCGCCTTGCCCTCACCACCGATGGTCTGGTTACCGATGGGCAGAGGGAGGATGGGGATGTAGTTGTTGTCGTAGCGCCAGCGGGCGAGCTCCATCGCCACGTGGTCACGCCAGTCCTGAAGGTTGATGCTCGTGAAGGGATCGGCCGTGCCGCTGGCCGGCTGCGGGAAGACCACACGCAGAGGCACGATGTGCTCGACGAGGATGGCCTCTTGCGCCTTCTTCATGAGCTGGAGGTAGTACGTGTCCTTCAGCACCGGCAGGATGAGCGGCATGCCCCAGCCGCGGTCCTGTGTCGCCAGCGAGGGTCGACGCAGATGGAAGATCTGGTCCGGCGAAAAGACGACGCCCTTCTGTTCCTTGAGGGCTTGAACGAAGATCTGAGGCACACCCTCCACAATCTCCTTGCGGCCGATGATGATGTCGTTCCTCATCACGGCGGGGATCGTGTAGAAGTACGTGTAGTCCCCGGTGAACTCGTTGTAGATGATCTCGATGTCCTCGGGGTTCCAGCGAATCAGCTTGATACCGCTGGCGTTCTTCAAGTACTGGTCCTTCACGATCGCATCACCGGTCATCCCGCAGCCAGGACATGCGAGTCGGAACGCGTAGTTCGTGAAGACCCACTGGTTACGGCAACGCTTGGCCGCCTCTGTCCAGCCGCAGTTCTGGCACTTGAGGTACTTCGTGAACGGGAAGCCGAGGCCGATGAAGGCGTTGCCGTAGGTGTGGTAGTCGAGCCCGACCTCCACCTGGAACGCACGGTACCGCAGGTTGTCCTGGATGATGTCCGTCCACTTGTTCGCGACTTCCCGATTCTCGTGGTCGATGATGATGTCGGTGATCGGGTACTCGGAGAGCTTGAAGCACGTCGCGTTGATGAGCGGGTTGGTCAGGAAGTAGTAGCGGCACCACCGAAAGAGCTGCTTGACGGTGACGGGCAGGTACGTGTGGGCGATGTCGAAGAACGGACTCGGGTAGTTGACTCCCTGTACCGGAGAGCCCTGGATGCGTCCGCGCGTTTGGCTGAAGCGAAGGACCGAAGACGGCCCGCTCGCCAACCCGAGGCCTCCCATGCTCATTCGAAGCCTCCGCCAGCGCCGCCGCCGGCTCTCGCCGTCATGATGGTTTCAGACGGAGCGGCTTGGCCGGTCTCCGTCGTTAGATCTGTCGACTGTCTTGGGAAGGACCCGTTGGGGTGCAGTGACGACTGCGGACGCATCAGCATGGTGCGCGCCTTGTGCACACCGCGCCCGATGACCTTGCCCGCTTGCCCGAGCCCCTCTCCGAGGACGGCGCTGCCGATGATGGGCATGGGTGCGCCGGCGATGCCTCCAACGAGGTTGCCTACCTCGTGGCCGATGCTCTCCTCCCGGGACTGGCCGGGTGGGGGCTGGGCGATGGCGGCGTGCGCCATTCCAGCCGCGGGGAGGCCCACCATGAGCGCCTTCATGCCGGGGCTGGTGCCGTGCCACTGGGCTGCGCCGCCGGCCCTCAAGACGGGCAGCAGGCCGTGCTTGCCGACGGCCTTGGCGACGCCTGGGATGCTGGTCAGGCCCATCTGCTCGGCCTTCACGAGAGCGTCACGGGCGGGCCCGGTGGAGCCGTGGGAGGCCATCCGCAGGGGCTCGAGGCCGCCTTTGGGCGTCCAGCCGGTCAGGGAGTGGAGCTGGCGCTGGCCGAAGCGTCCGAGGGCGCCGGCAGCAGCACCCAGGCCTCCAGGTGCGGCGAGCTTCTGGAGCTCATCGCGGAAGGCCAGCATGGTGTTCTCGGAGATCTGCGGCATCAGGCGTCCTGGATGAGAGGTATCTGAGTTCTCATCCTACTCCTGCTCTCCTCGAGGTGCTCGAAGATGGAGAACATCCGACGGAGCTGCTCGTCGTCTCCGGTGTTGCCCGTTGGGGGCTGGAAGGTACGACGGACGTCCGACCAGCGGGCTCGAATCTCGCTGGGGTGCACATCCGAGGGCCAGCCGGAGGAGATCTTGACGAGCATCTCGAGAGGCGTCTGCGGAACGAAGACGCCGTCATGCTCGTGCACCACCTCGAGGTACTTGCGGACTTCTTCCCCGAAGACGACGTCGCGTCGCGTGTGGTCCATGATCTCCACTGCGACAGCACATTGCGCCACCGTCGGAACCTGCATCACCTCGAAGTCCGGGAAGATGCCGTTGAGCGGCATCGCGCACCAGATGAAGATCTCCCACTTCTGCCACGGGCTGTCCGCCACGTGTAGCGTCTTCATCGCCATCAACTTCGAGAGGTTCAAGTCGCTGACGTTGCCGAAGTCCTTCTGGATGCTGTCGTGCAACGTCTCGAGCTCCCACTCGAGCCACTCGGGCCCGTACTTCTTCAGCACGGTCAGCGCGAGCGTAATCGGATGCGTGAGTGGATGGATGAAGAGCGTCTTGAGCGTGACGGCTGGAGGAGCAGGGATGTTGCCGTCGTACGTCCCGTGCTCCTTGCCTCCGCCCGACGTCTCGAGCTCGGAGACCATCAGCCGCTACCCGGAGCTCCGGCGCGCTGCTCGCGAGCCATGTTCGCGAGGATCTTGCGCTGGTCGACGGGCATCGACTTGTAGATGTCCACCGGGTTCTTGCGGAACTCTTCCGCGAACGGCTCGGTGAAGACGTTCTTGACCAGCGAGAGTCGCTTGTTGGCGAGGTACTCGAGATCCATCTCGCTGACGGTCATGTTGCCGATGGTCTCGCTGAACTCCGCCCTCTTGGTGAAGCCGAACGTCGAATAGTAGGGGTCGGGCACCTCGTCGTTCTCGTAGAGGTGGTTGATGCCCGCCTCCTTGTCGAAGGCCTCGAGGAGCATGGCGAACGTCATCGGCTGGACGGTGCCGTAGATGCCCGCGATCTTGTCCAGGACCTGCTGGTGCGTCTCGTCCACGACGGTCTTGCGCGCCTCGAGAGCGACCTTCACCTCGGCGAGCGGAGCGTAGGTCACGCTACCATGCTTGCGCAGGGCTTCCGAAGGTTCGATGCCGAGCTCCTCGGCCCTCTTGAGCGTGTTGACCGCGTAGGCGTGGCGATCTGCCGGAGAGAAGGAGCCATCCCACTCGTTGAAGTACTCGCAGGCAGTCTTCACCTGCGCGTAGTCGTCCAGCGGGTACCGCCCGTCGAGAGCCGTCACCTGCGCCTTCTTCTCCTGGACCATCTTGGGGGGGTCGAAGCCGCTCACGTCCACATGCGGCTTCATCACCTTCGCCTGCGGCAAGGACTTCGCCTGCTCGCCTGGTGTGGTCTCGTTGACCTCGGGGCAGACACCCTTCTCCCCTCCGTGATGGTCCTTGCCTTCGACTCGAGGGCTCAAGGTCCCGGTCTTCTTGAGCACCATCTTGCTCGTCTCCGGCTGTGGCCGAACAGCCTGACCAGCCGGCATGGTGTGCGTGCCCGAAAGCTCTGCGGTCTTGCTCATGGTCTCCTCACGGAACGATAGTGCCGAAACCGCCACCGGCTTGTTCGGCCGCACTCACACCTCGAAGGTTCGAGCCGATCTGCTTCGCGGCGCCGATGCCGCTCGCGACGCCCATGCCAGTCGTCAGGGCCTTCATCGGGTTCTTCGCAGCCCAGCCAGCCACGTTCTTGCCCAGACCGGCGAGCCCTCCGAGCATCGCACCTCCGATGCCAGCCGACTTCTCGAGCTCTTCGGCCGTGTTCCAGTACCAGCGCGAAGCGACCTTCAGGTTCTCGAGGGCACGCTCGATCGCCGGCAGTGGGAGTTTCGAGGCCGTCTTCATGAGGTAGAGCATCGAAGCCAGCGTGTTACCAGCATCGGTGCAGGCGAACTTGCGAAGGACGACGTCTCGATCCCTCAGCACGAGGGCGAAGACGTCGTCCGGTAGAGCTTCTCGCTCGTTCTGCGTGAGGTAGTGGGCCTGCTTGATGATGTCGGGGATCTGTCCCTGGTCGGGGAAGAGACCTTTCAAGATCTCTCCGCGAGAATCATCGTACAGGTCCAGAATGAGCCCGCTGAGCTTCTCCATGCAGTCCTCCAGAACCTCCCTGCAAGGTACCACGGAACCCGGGAAAAAGAACACTGAGGTCCCCCCTACTCCAAGGAGAGTCATGACCATACCGAATGGAGCGCCGGAGTGCTTCGGCCAGCTCTGGGATGCGAACGCAATCGAATGCAAGGGCGGCTACGATCCCGGCTACGTCAGCCCGAACGGCGGCAGTAAGGTCCGAGCCAAGTGCGAGCTGTTCGACATGTGCCGGTCGAGAGTCGCGCTGAAGAAGGCAAACGAGCGTCCGGTACTCATCCCACCGCAATCGATCATCCGACCGCCCTACGGGATGCCTCAGCCAGCAGTACCGTACCAGCAACATGGATTCGTCCCGGGTCGACCGACCCAACTTTCAACGCCTACGGTGATGGCGCCGCAAGGGCAGGTGTCGTATCAGTACCCGCACGCGCCGATGCAGATCCGCCCTATCGAGATGATGCCAGTCTCGCATCACATGCCGTCATACTTGTCCGAGTCCGAGCATCGTCAAGAGGGTGAGTCGTACTGGGCTCCGCTCGCCAGAGAAGTCACGCGCGGCATGCTCAAAGCCGCCGGCCACTCCCTCGCGCACTTCTTCGATACCGTCCCCTTCATCAGGAAGCCGCAATGAGCAAAGAGGGATGCACGGTACGAGTCCCGGACCACACGGACTTCGTCGACTGCGGGACTCGAGTTCTTCGAAGCAACCGGTGTGCGGAGCATCTGGCGGAGGAGGTCAAGGACTTGACCGCCAAGATCAAGAAGCACCAAGCAATCATCAAGGCCTGCAAAGCGCGGCTCGACGAGCTGCAAACGGAGTCAGGGTAGATGCAGATCGGAACGGACCCCAGCAAGGGCTACCTGACGGACAACCTCTGGGTCCCCAAGAGCATGGTGAACGTGGAGGGCGTGAAGAAGGCCCTCACGTTCACCTATCTCGAAGGCAAGGACCGCGAGATGGCGGAGCTGCCTCTCTATCGGGAGGAGCTGAATCACCTCGTGGTGCCCCGAGAGTTCTGGAAGAAGGGGCAGTTCGGCTTCGACGTCGTCGATTGTCGACCACGTCGCTACAAGAAGACGAATATCAAGAGCCGCATCTTGCTGGACCACAAGGAGATGAACGACGTTCTCGTCCCTACTGGAGAGACTGTGCAGCGAGATGCTCTCGCAGCACTACTCAGCAGCCGCAGCGGCATCTTGGAGCTCGCTTGCGGCAAGGGTAAGACAGTCATCGCTCTCGAGGCGATCGCCCATCTCCAGGTCCCAACCCTCGTCGTCGTCGACAACATGCAACTGCTATCTCAGTGGCTACGCGCCATCGAGCGTTTCCTCGAAGTCCCTGGAGGCGTGGGACAGGTCGGCGATGGGGAGTTCGACTGGGAAGGTCGATCCATTGTTCTAGCCACCTATCAGACACTGGCGATGAAGTCACACGAGCTGCCGGAGAGCTTCCGCCGTTGGTTCGGCGTCGGCTTCTACGACGAGGCTCACCACGTCAACGCTCCCACCTTCTCTCGTAGCGCTGACTTGATCTACGAGCGTCGCTACGGGTTGACGGCGACTCCGAAGCGTGATGACGGACTTCACGTCATCCACGAGTTCCACTTCGGCCAGTCGTTCTACCGGAACCTGAAGCAAGACCTGGTGCCTCGTATCATCTTCGAGTGGACAGGGTTCGAACTCGACATGTCCGACCCAAAAGTGGTGGCCGGCACATGCACCCTGTCAGGGGACGTGCACCTCAGCATGCTCTCAGTCTGGTTCGGCCGTTGGGTGGACCGCCTTCAGACGATCATCACCAAGGTCCGTCAGTATCATCGCGAGGGACGCAAGGTCCTTGTGCTCTCGAAGTCCGTGGACGAGCTGGTCAACTTGCTCGCCATCTGGAACGGAGCCCAGTCGCTCTACACGGACATCCCCCTTCCTCCCCTTCTCCCAGGAGAGGCCCCTCCGCTCTTCATCGAGTCGGATGACCGCGACATGATGGAGAAGAGCCTCGAAGTGAACCGCCTGCTTCTTCAGGGCGGAAGGCTCTCGAAGGCTACCACCCTGGAGGTGATGCAGAAGATCGAAGACCTCGAGCTCGCCATCGCCGGGCATGACACTGCCAAGCGCATGCTGAAGATCATCCACAAAGAGCAGAAGGATTACCGGACTAAGCTTTTGGAGATGCCTAGCGATGCCGGGCTCATGATCCACAAGGTGTCGACGGCAGAACGAACTCGTCTGCTTCAAGAGCGTGCCGTCACCTTCGCCATCATGAAGTACGGCAAGGAAGGCCTGGACGAGCCCTCCATCGATACAGTAATGCTCTGCGAACCGACGAGCTCCAAGGGCGCGGTTCAGCAGATCATGGGCCGTGCCCTGAGGCACAAGCAACACAAGCAGAGCCCTCTCTTCCACATCTTCGAGGACAACATCAAGGTCATCATCGAGATGTGCAAGAAGATCCGGCACCATCTTCGAAAGTGGCCCCTCGAAGATGGAGGGCCGTACACCTACGAGTTCTCGAACTATCCCGATGACGCGAGGAGATTCCGATGAGCAAGAGCCACGAAGAAGAGCAGAAGGAACTCGAGCACATGCAGAACGAGGTGCAGAGACGGCAGGACGAGATCCAGCGCATCCGCACAGAGCTCTCCGCAGAGGCGGACAAGCTGCTGAGCGAAGGGGTCTGGGTCTCCGCTTCGGACGGGAACCTTCGCTACATCGGCCGGGTGAGCAAGATCGTCGACAAGGGGAACTTCGTCCAGCCGACGGACAAGTACCACGTTCTCATGAGCATGCCGGCCTACATCGAGCTCAATCCGGTCTGGGAGTACCTCATCGCGCTCAAGCCGAACCCCGAAGTGGAGGGTGACTTCAGCAAGCATCCGATGATCCTTCCCATCGAGATGACCGGCCAGGGCGTACCGCACTACATGTATGCTCCGAGGTTCGTGTTCTTCGAGGACCTGCAAGGACCAGACAAGGAGATGCATAAGGGGCTCGTGAGCAACGGCATCATCGTCACGCGGAGCACCACGGTGGTGCAGCGTGACGAGCCCCAGGGATCTGTGCCGGCCGGTCCGCGCATCGTCTCGCCCCACCAGCACGCCATGGAGGCTGCGGCGATGAAGAGGGCTGGGTTCGGAGGTCCGGGCGTTCCCTTCAGGAGATAGATGGACGAAGTCAGGCGGCTGAACGTCCTGCGCGATGCGTGGCAGGACTGCGTCCGGTGCGAGCTTGGGAAGCGCCGGAGCGACGTGAACGGGCACTTCGTCTTCGGAGAGGGTGTGACTCGCAGCATCCTCTTCGTTGGCGAAGGGCCTGGCAAGAACGAGGAGAGGGAGGGTCGCCCCTTCGTAGGGCGGTCGGGCAAGATCCTTCGCGGGGTCATGGAGAAGCTTGGCATCAACGACGCGTACATCACGAACGTGGTGGCGTGTCGTTCGTGCTCCCCTCTCATCGACCAGAACACGAACACCCCCATGATGCGGAACAACCGACGCACGAAGCTTCCGGAGATCGTCTACAAGGACGAACCTCCGTCCCCCCTGCACATCAAGGAGTGCCTGCCTCGCCTCTACGAGGAGATCTACCTGGTGGACCCGGTCATCATCGTGAGTCTAGGCGGCAAGGCTGCCGAGGCTCTGACTGGTGGCTCGGTCACCATCACCACAGAGAGAGGCAGGGAGAGAGAGATCACTATCCCCGGAGTCACTTCCCGAGCGAAGATGACCGAGAAGAAGGGGATCTGGCTGCGCAAGGCACATGGCCAGATGGTGGCACCGGTCGAGCAGAACGAGGTCCGCTATCTGCTCATCCCTACGCTGCATCCGGCCTATGTCGACAGGAAGCTGAGCGACAAGGGGCCGACCAGTCCCTTCCGCCAGTTCTTTGCAGACATCAAGAAGGCAGCCAAGATCTTCGAACGCTATCAACTCGAAGTCGGAGCCAAGTCGGAAGAGAGCAAAGAACTGGAAGATCTCTCCGAGGAAGAGATGAATCAGTACCACGCAGAACTGGAAGTTGGAGAGGAGGAGTTCAATGACTGAGAAGGCTGTGTCTGTGGACCCCAGCGGTGTCGAAGAAGTCATGATGCTGTTGAGCGTCGAACGAGAGCTGCGAGAGCTCATCGCCTCCAACCCGGAGTTCTACGAGAAGTTCTCCAAGCTCGCGATTCAACGCAACGAGCTTCTCATCTCAGCCGAGCAACGCGTGCGCAACATGGGCGTGACCTGCGGGCCCTTCGTCAAGCTCAGCGAGTCCACCAAGATCAACGCGGAGAAGCTCTTCGAGGAGCTCGGCGAGGAGCAGTTCCTGAACCTCGGCGGCTACACGGAGAAGGTCATCGATTACAAGGTCGACCGTACACGCGTGCTCGCCTACCACGAATCGGGCATGATCCCCGCAGAGGTTTCGAAGGCCTGCATCCGCCTCGAGCTACGCTACAAGAAGCCGGACCCCTACCTGCTGCCGTGAACGCGCGCTGGTGGAGAAGGGTCAGCAGAACCGACGGCACGTACCACGAAGAAGAGGGCTACATGGACAGCTTCGAGAATCTCCTGGGCAACGGTTTGGCCCAGGTCGAGATGAGCACGCAGTTCGGTCTCGACTACGGTGCAGTGAAGGTCTCCAGCGTCGTGCGCATCACGTGCAACCAGGACGAGGCCACCATCAACGAGGCGGGCAAGCAGGCCTTCTTCAAGTCGCTCGAGCTGACGAAGGATGGTCTGAGCCACGCCATCCCGGAGAAGGACAAGACCCTCGCTTCGATTGCCTCTGGCTATACTACGGGCTGACATGCAAGCCGGAACTCCGAAGTTCGACGGGATCGCTGTTCACGAAGGCACCTTCGCCTTTCACGTAGTGGGGGGGTCACTGAAGGTGAAGGCTGCCTTCGTGGATAGCAAGAGTGGTCACACGCATGGCTGGACGACCGGTGAGGGGCCGATCTGGTCAAAAGAAACCATGGAAGCGATGAACACGCTCAGAGCCTCCATGGAAAGGGACCTCGCTCGACTGCACTTCACAGGAAGCGCTCTCGAGGTGGCAGGAGACACGGTCTCAACGGCGTCCCCTACCGGGGCTTCTGTCGGCGGCCTGGGGGAACACCTCGGGACTGGCGAAGAAGACGCCCAGCAGGTGTGAACACCCGGACACATTGACAGGGGCGGGGGGCTCGTTCATCGTCAACGGTCCGCCATGGACGTGCGCAACCAGGGAGGAAGGCTTCGCGCACGCAACCTGACGACGGGCCACTATACGTAGTACCCCCGGATGTTGGAGGGGCGACCTCTTGTGCTTGAGGTTGCCCCTCTTTCGTTTGGAGGCAGAGTCACGCCCCTGGAGAGGTATAAGGATCGCCCGGGGAAGTAGCACTGGAGGAAAGGGAGTACCCATGCACGTGGAGATGCAGCTACTCAGTAGGATCATTCGTACTGGACAGCTCGCAGACGTGCTCGAATGGGGGATGCAGGAGGATGACTTTCGGACCACGGAGGGTCGAGGGTTGTTCACCCACTTGATCGGATACTGGAAGGCATCCGATACGAGTGGGGCAGTACCGGGCACCGAGTCTTTTAGGTCCCAGTACCCCACATTCGAGTTCTGCGACGATGCGTCCATGACACTCGACGCGCTCTGTGCGGAGGTGCGCAAGCAACGCATCATCCTCGAGACGCGTGAGGCCATGGCCGAGGCCAACGAGTCTGTGGACATCGATCCCATCACATCCGTGTCCCAACTGCTGGACCGGCTGATGATGACCCGGTCGCTCGGGATGAAGTCACACGATGACATCTTCTCGACGGCCATCGACGAACAAGAGCGGCGCTACGTCATGGCCGAGAACGGAGAGCTGACCTGCTGCTTCCGTTGGCCGTGGGAACCGTTGAACGAAGCAACAGGGGGCGTACAAGACGACGACTACATCGTCATCTACGGCAGGCCAAAGTCGAAGAAGACCTTCGTCTTGGGTGACTTCATCGCGTCGACCTACAACCAAGACAAGTGCGTGATGGTCTACACGAAGGAGATGCCGACCTGGCAGATCTACCGTCGTGTCACCGCGGCCATCGCGATGTTGCCGTACGATGAGTACCGCCTGGGCAAGCTCTCTCCCGAGCATCGTGCGAACTTCATCTACGCCGCTCAGGCGATTCGTGCACGGGCGCAAGCAACGAGTGGCCGGCACAACATCATCGCTGTCTCTGGGCGCGACGCGCCTGCGGGGCAGGACAACATGATGTGGCTCCGAGGCAAGATCGAGAAGTACAAGCCGGACGCCGTCTTCATCGACGGTCTGTACCTCATGTCTGCCGACCGCAAGATCGGCAAAGACCACGAGCGTGTGATGCAGATATCACGTGCCGCTCGTCAGACCGTTCTGGACACGCACATCCCCATCATCGCAACGATGCAGGCCAACAGGCAGGCGTCGAAGAACGGGGACGCTGAGCTGGACGAGATCGCGTACTCCGACGCCATCGGTCAGGACGCGACTTGTGCCATCCGCAGCATCAACGAGAAGGGCTCACCTCCAACCGTCGCTCTGGTTCTTGCCGGTTCGCGCGAGTTCCAGCTCAACGGCATCCGCATCGGCGGCATCCCCTACACGGACATGTCCTTCAAGGAGGCGATGACCGACAAGGAGGTCGCCAAGGCGAAGGCCAAGGACGCGGATGACGACGAGGAAAAGAAGAAGCAGAAGGACGGCCCCAAGCCGATCCGGACGCCGGTCACCTCGAAGGACAACGACAAGGTGCTGAAGGAGCAATTGAAGAACGTCTCATGAACTTCAACCTGGAGCTCCGGAGCCTCGCGGAGAAGTATCTCCAGAAGGTGAGGCCCAGCGGTCCAGAGAACATCATGGCGATCTGCCCCTTCCACACCAAGGGAGGAGCACCCGAGCGCAGAGGCTCATTCGCGATGAACACCCTGACAGGACTTTGGTTCTGTCACGCATGCGGTGAGCGTGGGAATCTTCGATCGTTCCTCCGGAACGTCGGAGCGTCCCCACTGCTCATCGACACGTTCTACAAACCGCTACTCGAAACACTCGACAACACCTCCTGGAAGAACCGGAAGAAGAACCGGCTCTTCGTCAACCCCAGAGAGGAGCCGATACCGGAGAGCGTGCTCGGTCTCTTCGACTACTGCCCCACGGGCTTGCTCGAGGAGGGGTTCTCCGAAGAGACGCTGCGCCACTTCGACATCGGCTTCGACCGGAAGAATGCCCGCATCACGTACCCCTTGCGCGACATGCTGGGGAGGCTGGTGGGCTTCAGCGGCCGTGCCACGGACGACCATCCAGCCAAGTACAAGATCTACTCCAAGGAGGAGTACGAGGCTTGGGAGCTACCGTCCAAGAGCACGGACAAGGCTGACCTCATCTGGAACATCGACAAGGTCTATCCGAAGGCCTACTTCACCAAGGAGCCCGAGATCATCATGGTCGAGGGTTTCAAGAGCGTGATGTGGCTTTGGCAGGCCGGCTACTACGAGACCATCGCCTTGATGGGGTCGTATCTTTCCCCCAGACAGAAGATGATTCTCGAGCGGATCGGAGGTACTGTGTACCTCTTCTTCGACAACGACAAGGCGGGCCACAAGGCCTACCACTGGGTCTCCAAGAGCCTCGCCTCATCTCTTAGCGTTCGCATCATCAGGTATGAAGGCCATCAACCAACCGATCTAACCACCGCTGAACTACACACCGCTGTCAACAACGCAGTCGATTACTACCGCTGGATACTCCAAGGAGTCTGATCATGGCATTCGGCAAGGACACGGATAAGCTCAACGTCGTCAGCCCGTTCGGGGCCAACACGTCGTTCCAGCAGAGGAACGCGTTCCTCATGCGCAACTCGGGGGAGCAGCGCCAACGCCGCGGAGGTGGTGGTGCTCGCTTCTCGGACGTCTACAAGCCGACGCAGTCGCCGTCCAGCTTCGACCTGGTGCGGCTGATTCCCGGCGCGTACGAGTACGTGGGCTGCGACGGGCAGAAGAACCCGTACAAGTACATCCTCGAGTACTGGCCGTACATCGAGCACTACGACGGTCGCAACGAACGTTCGGCCCTCTGCTCAGGCGGCGTCTACCACAACTTCCGAGACGCCCGTGAGCCCTGCCTGGGCTGCGATCTGTTCTTCTCGACGATGGACAAACAGAAGGATGCGAACGGCCGTCGCAAGAGCCGCGTGAGCAAGCAGGACAAGTACGCCTTCAACGCCCTGCACTTCAACCCGTACCACAAGATCCAGCAGATCGACCGCCAGACCGGCCAGGTGCGCACCAACGACAAGGGCGAGGCGTACCACGAGTGGGTGCCCTGTGAGGGACGTGGATGCCCGATCTGCCCTCAGAAGGTGGAGACGGTGGAGGCTCGCGTGCTCAAGTGGGAGATGAGCTACTCCCACTGGAAGGCGATGACGACGGCCTACGCCGCCGCCATCGGCAACGGCTGCCGGGTCTGCAAGCAGAAGAGCAGCATCGCATCCCTGGCCTGGGTCTGCTCCAACCCGGAGTGCGGTGAGGCCGTCATCGACATGGCCGATACAACGCTCAAGGACGAGGACATCATGAAGGTCATCAGCGCCCCGGTGACCTGCCCGCACTGCAAGCAGTCCGGATTCCTCAACGAGGTCTTCCAGTGCTCGGGTTGCGGGACGCCGGAACGCGCCACGATCTTCGACGTGAACATGCACGTCAAGCGCGTGGCATCCGGCGCCGGGGACTCGAAGCAGACGCAGCTCATCGTCTCGGACTGGACGGAGGCCTGTGCCATCGACCCGCGGTTCGCGGAGATTGCCAAGCCTCTCGACCTGCCCAAGATCTACGCTCCGTCGACCATCGAGTACCAGCAGCGCCAGTTCGGCATGGAGAACACTCCTGCTCAGGGTCAGCCGGTGCAGGTGAACCCCGGCACGCAGCAGGGCCTGACGAGAACTCCGGTCACTCCGAACTCGGGCTTCCGGCAGTACCAGGCTGGCGGCGGACAGCAGAGTCGCTGAGCTCATGAAAGACCCTCCCGCTTCGGCGGGAGGGTCTTTTTCTTTGGAGGCATCATGTCCTGGAACATTCAGATGCCAGACGCAGAGTGGTTCACGAGAGACACTCCTGGCATCGAGAGTCTGATACGAGAAGTTGCAGATCACCGGACCGTCTCCATCGACACGGAGACCACCGGCTTGAACTACATGAAGGACTTCACGCTGTACTGGTCTCTGTCCTGGGAGAACAAGGACAAGCCAGGCTTCCATCGCCGTGCGTGCCTGCGTGCTGACGTCCTGCCATTCTTCAAGTCCGTGCTCGAGGATGCAGATCGAGGATGGGCGCTGGTGAACGCGAAGTTCGACATGCACATGCTCTTCAACACCGGCATCACGCTCGGTGGGCGCATCTACGACTGCTCAGTCATGCACGCCCTTCTCTACGAGGAGGCGCCACACAAGCTCGAGTACATGGCCAACCACATCCTCGGGTGGGCCTGGAAGGACGACTTCAAGAAGGGGTTCAGGGAAGAAGGTCCGCATGCGTTCCTCACACGGCTCGAGAAGCAGGAGCTCCCCCGCCTTGTCGAGTACGCGTCGAACGACGCGTACGGCACGATCTGCCTCTTCGAGAAGCTGAAGAAGGAGCTCGAGGAGGCCAACACCTGGAGCCTCTACCCGGAGAAGTACTCCACGCTTGCCGACTACTTCTTCAAACTCGAGTCGCCGTTCACGCGCGTGCTCTGGAAGTGCGAGCGTCGTGGGATGTACATCGATGAGCCGTACCTTCGTACCCTCGAAGGGCCGGCAACGAGTGAGATCAACGACATCCTACGCAAGATCAACCACATCGCTGGCCGCGTCATCAATCCCAAGAGCACAGACCAGCTCAGGGACTACTTCTTCAGGGAGAAGGGATACCCCTCGAAGAAGATGACGAAGGGAGGCAAGAGCGGCATCAAGAAGGAATCCACAGACGTCGAGGTCATCGAGTGGTTGGCGGAGGAGTTCGAGGACCCTGTTGCTCTGTTGATGATCGATCTACGTGACCTCGACAAACTCAAGGGCACGTACATCGACGGCATCCTGGGGGGTCTGGACCAAGATGGCCGCGTCCACACGCACTTCAACCAGGACGTGGCCCGCACAGGCCGCCTCTCGACGTCCGACATCCAGTTCCAGAACCTGCCCAAGCCGGAGACGGACCGCTTCAAGATCCGCAAGTCGTTCATCCATGAGCGAGGCAACAAGCTCATCGTGGCCGACCAAGAACAACTAGAGATGCGGCTCCTCGCAGCGGCGACGGTGTCCAGAGAGCACCCTGAAGGGGAGAGGGATATGATCCAACTCTTCCTCGACGGCAAGGACATCCACATGGGTAACGCCAGCCTGGTCTTCGACATTCCGTACGAAGATCTGGTGAAGGCCAAGAAGGTCGACAAGCAAGTGAAGGACGGCAAGCTTCCAGAGTCCGCCCTCACCGAATACGTCATGCGCTGCCTGGATGCTCGGTATGGGGCCAAGGCCATCGGCTTCGGTCTGAACTACGGCATGAAGGAGGGCAAGCTCGCCCGTCAGCTCAAGAAGACCAAGGCTGAAGCCAAGCTCCTCATCGAGCAGTACATGGCTCGGTATCCGGCGGTCTCGCACTTCTACGCGAGCGCCATCGAAGCTGCACGCGGGTGCGGCTACTCCTTCACCATCCTCGGCCGACGTCGCTTCCATCCCGAGATCGTCTCGATGAACAACCTCGAGCGCTGGGAAGCAGAGCGCAAGGCTGTGAACAACGAGATCCAAGGCACGGCGGCTGACATCATGAAGGTGGCCATGATCAACATCGATGCTGCAAACCTCGATGACGAGTACGGCTGCTTCATGCTCAACCAGGTCCACGACGAGCTCGTGTTCGAGAGCGCCGAAGAGACCGTGCCCGTCTGCATACCCATCATCAAGGACATGATGGAGCATCCATTCGACAGGGACCTGGCTGTGCCGCTCATCGCGGCCATCGGTCAGGGCGACAACTGGATGGAGGCGAAGTAGTGACCAAGCGCTCGATCGATGCCCAGGTGGCCGCCATCCTAGGCATCCATCAGAGCCAGGTCTCCTTGGTCACCACCGCCTTCTTGCGCATGGCCGCAAGGCACATCGCGCGGTACGGACACCTCTACGTGGATGGGCTTGGGGAGTTCACCCGAGACGGGCTGAAGATACGTTTTCGCAAGAGTCCCAGGCTACACTCACTGCTCAAGGAGATTGCCATGGAGAAGCTCGGAGTCGATGAGGGAGTGAATCAGCAGGATCTGGAGAAGGCGGCGAGCGAGGGTTGCCCTCAGTGCGGAGCGAAGGTCGAGCGTCACGGTCAGATCTTGACCTGTCCGAACTGTGGCACCGAGCCCTTCGAGAAGAAGAGCAAGTAGCTTCCCTCTCCGGGAACAAGAAAGCGCAGGGCCACATGCCTCACTAAGTGAGGCATGTCGGCTCTCTTTACCTCTGAGGAATCTATGGCCAAAGCAGATCTCGCCGACAAGAAGAAGATTCTCCAGGCGTTGATGAACAAGATCAACAGTGACGCTGGCAGGCCGGTCATCCAGCATGGGTCGGCGGTCCCGAACCCGTACTTCATGCGGTACCCGACCGGGTGCATGTCCTTGGACATCGACATTGGCGGTGGCTTCCCGGCTGGGGGAATGAGCACCATCACAGGTCCCGACGGCGCCGGCAAGACGGCGTTGATGTACCTGACGATGGGGATGCACCAGCGCATCTTCGGGAACTACTCGACGATAGGCTTCGCGGCGGCCGAGTTTCTTCCGGACTACTTCTTCATGCGTCACTGCGGCATGCAGATCGCCATCCCCGACGAGATGATCGACAAGGCGCAGGAGATTCGTGAGAACCGCGGGATGCCCCTCTACACGAAGGAGGAGATTCGCGGGTTCAAGACGCAGGTCGGCGAGTTCGTCATCATCCGTGGAGACACGGGTGAGAAGCTCTTCGACGCGGTCCTGGAGTGCTACGCCTCGAAGGCCTTCGGCATCATCGGAGTGGACGGCATCAACTCCTTCATCTCCGACGCGGAAGCCGAGACCGACAGCATCGGCGACAGCTTCCAGCAGGGACAGCAGGCGACGGTGCTCACGAAGTTCTGCCACAAGTTCCATCCGCTCACGATGGGCATGGATGGATTGAATCCGACGGCGCTCATCGCGACGGGTCAGGTTCGTGCGAACCGCGAGCGCGCCAACGCACCTGGTCCGATGCAGAAGTACCTCAAGCCGTATGCCGAGACGCTGCCTTGGGCGATGCGGCACGCGCGCTTGATCGGCTTGACGCTCTGGCCGACCGAGAAGCTCAAGGAGACGAAGGGTGAGGCCAAGGGCAAGCAGATCGGCCGCATGCTGAACTGGGAGACCCTCAAGGGCAAGGCGGGCACCCACGACGGCATCCGTGGTGAGACGGAGTTCACATACGAGAACCTCTTGGACTCCCCGGCCACAGTCATCCAGGAAGGACTTCGTCTCGGCGTGTTGAAGGAGGAGAAGGGGGTCTTCTCCATCTTGCGTCCGGAGAACGGTGATGTCCTCGAGGCGGGCATCGCCGGGCGGGACAAGTTCGTCGAACGCATGCAGGACATCGAGTTCGAGCTCTCGCTCCGAATGGAGATCTTGGCCGCAGCGGGGAAGATGTGCACCTATCGCTGACGTTCGTGCCCAGGTTCCAGGACGGACAGCTCTTCCTCGACGTCTTTGGGGGAGAGGCCAACGACACCATCGGTCCCATCGAGCTCGATGGGAACGCTTCTGAGAAGACCTACCAAGCGATTCTCAGCTACGAACCTCCGAAGCCTGGAGCTCGACCACCTTCACAGCAGATGCGCAAGAGGGCTCGGAGGACGGAGATTCAGATCGCCGAGGACATCGGAGGCAAGGCGCAGAAGAACTCCGGTGCCTTGCCATGGGCCAAGGGTGACGTTCGCAAGAGAGGCGAGCACCGCATCGAGGCCAAGACCACCAAGACGAAGTCGTACCACGTCACTCGCAAGGAACTGGACAAGATCCGCGGCGAGTGTTCGTTCCAAGAGAAGCCCGCGTTCATCATCACGTTCGTCAACCCAGCCACACTCCGGGAGGAGGACAAGTGGGTTCTCCAACCGTACGGAGACTGGCATGAAGCTAACGTCAATCGCGGATCTGGAAGTACAGGGAGCTCTGGCGCTTGAGGGCCTAGCTCAGGAACTCTCGAAGCTCTACGACTCCTTCCTCGATGACTTCCCCGAAAACGGGGAGGATCGAGAGCCTGGTGTTCACGCCACTGAGCTCAACACCTGCATGCGCCAAGTCGTCTACACGCTCTGGCAGACCCCGAAGAGGGGGCTGGTAGATCGAATGTGGCGCAAGAAGTTCCAGGTGGGTCACGCCCTTCACGACATGCTCCAGACCCACTTCGCCATGATGGCAGCCAGGAGCAACGGGCGGCTCACGTTCGAGAAGGAGGTCCGCGTCCAGGACACTCCTCTCGGACGTGAGCTCTGCCTGGCCTCGAGCTGCGACGGCACCTTCACCTTCTGGGAGAACCAGCTTCCTCTCGTGCGCGTTGGAGTAGAGCTCAAGAGCAAGAGCCCGGAGGAGTACGCCAAGCTCAAGGCTCCAGAAGAGAAGCACGTCCAGCAAGCACACTTGTACATGGCGGCACTTGACCTGCCCTTGGTCTGGTTCCTCTATTGGAACAAGGGCAAGGAGCAGTTCACGCCGTCGCTCAAGCCTTACCTCGTTCGCTTCGATCACACCATCTGGGCTCGCTTGGAGGCGAGAGCTCGGATGTCTCTTGACTTCGCTGAGCAGGGAAAGCTGCCCGATCCAGAGGTCAGCATGAGCTGCCAGTGGTGCCAGTACGCGTGGACTTGCAATCCACCCGTCGAACGACAGACACGAGTGCTCACGCCCATCACGGGCAGGAGGTAGACATGGATCCATTCAGATCTAGGCTGAGAATCACCGACTTCCCGAACGTGGAAGCATACGCCAAGGCGAGGATCGAGGAGCTCATCAATTACGGTCGCCTGCGTGCGAAGCAGGTGGTCGAGTACGTGCAGTCGCTTCAGCCGGTCGACCGCATCGTGAAGATCCCCAAGCTGGTCTTCAAGGTCGACGAGCAGCAGCAACGTCTCGTCGTGAAGCTGCCCGGCACCAAGGACAAACGCGAGACGACGTACGAACTCCTGCACCGCAACGCGCTCCAGCAGGCGGCGACGAAGGCCGGCATCCCGATGGCCTTCGCCGACAAGCTCATGGGAACCGACTGGGGTCGTGAGCTCCTCGCAGAGAACTTCACCGAGATCTTCCATCACGTGGACGAGAAGGCCCTGCTCCGGTCCGTCGGCACCGAGGTCCGCGGCTTTCTCTCCGACCGGTACCGTCGCCTGGACTCCCGTCCTCTCGTCGATGCCTTCGCCCGCGTCTGCGCTGAGGTCGGCGCGCTGCCTTTCGAGGGCTACGTCTGCGACACGAAGGTGGCGCTCCAGGCCATCATCCCCAAGGTCTACGAGCCCATCCCGGGCGAGTACATGGCCTACGGAGTCAACTTCGAGAACAGCGACTTCGGCAACGGCGCTCTGAACGTCGTCTCCTTCCTGCTGCGGCTGCGGTGCCGCAACGGGGCCATCGGCGGCGACCCGATGCGTCGAGTCCATCTCGGCAAGAGGCTCGACGAGGAGGTCGAGTACTCGCAGGAGACGTACGACCTGGACCAGAAGACCACAGTCTCGGCGCTCCAAGACGTCGTCCGGGCCAACCTCGACACGTCGCGCATCGAGACGATGCAGGGGGTCATCCGCAAGGCCGCCGAGCAGGAACTCACCGACGATCGCCGCAAGAATGTCGTCGAGCTCCTCAAGAAGTACATGACCAAGGAGGAGATCGAGAGGGCCAACAAGAAGTTCAACGAGCCCGACGTCGAGCTGCTCCCTGCCGGCAACAGCATGTGGCGCATGAGCAACGCCATCTCCTGGCTCGCCGGCGAGGTCGAGAACGAGGAGCGCAAGATCGAGCTTCAGAAGGTCGCCGGCCGTCTGTTGCCCGAGATGCCGAAGCTCCAGCAGGCAGCATGAGACCTGGCCAGGAAGCCATCAGGCAGGAACTGGCTCACCTCGAAGAGAAGTACGCACTCAACGCAGCGGTTCGAAGAAGGAGTGGAAACATGCTCGTCGGAGAGGCAATCGACCCCACGCAGATCAAGGGCAGTATCATCAGCGTCAACAAGAAGAAGCTCGAGGAGACCCTCAGGAAGAGCCTTCAGAAGCACCTCGAGGAGTACGCCGAGGCCGTCGAGGATCACAAGAAGGCCCTCATCCGGCACTTCGAGTTTCAACTCTCCCTGGCCAAGGACGGCAAGGACACCGAGCGGATGGTGCCCTTCGAAGAGCCGGAGAGTCACGAGGGCGACTACAACCGTGTCATCCTGATGCTCGAGTACTGCACCAAGGACGAGGTGTACGTCTCCGAGCAGGAGTTTCGGCACTACGTGATGGACGACTGGACCTGGAAGCAGAACTTCGCGACCAGCAACGCCGCGTACAAGATGGCCGCCACGCGGCGGTAAAAGAGATCGGCTGCCCGGCATCGTGCCGGGCAGCCATCCCTCAAGGAGGCATCATGCTCATCGGAATCAACGGCGTCTCCAAGTCAGGAAAAGACACGCTCGCCGACATGCTCTCTCCGTTCAAGTCCGTGAAGGTAGCCTTGGCCGACGAGATGAAGCGCCTCACTCGCAAGGTCTACCCGGCGATGACCATCGAGCATCTCTGGGGGCCGAGCGAGAAGCGCAACGAGAAGATCCTGGAGTACCCACGCAAGAATCACGTCTTCACCAAAGGTGAGGAGATCTTGCGCGAGTGCGCATGCTGTGGCGAAAAGAACGACGTTGAGGCACCGCAGTGCTACCTCACGCCGCGATACGCCCTCCAGATGCTCGGCACCGAGTGGGGGCGGAACAACTACCTCGACACGTGGGTCGAGATCTTGCTGGGCAATGCCGTCGCCATCTTGAGTCGAGGGTTCTCGTACAAGGCCCCATCAGGTGTTCTCTGGGAGATGGCTCTCCCGAAGCATGCCTGGTACGAGATCGTGGCGGTTCCCGACATCCGCTACAAGAACGAGATGGAGGCGATCCGCGCGAACGGTGGGAAGCTCTGGCGCATCAAGCGTGCGGGCTCTGGACTGAAGGGGGCCATGGCGAAGCACAACAGCGAGACCGAGCAGCTCGAAGTGCCGGACGAGTACTTCGACCTCATCTTCGACAACAACTCCACCCTCGAGGCACTCCAGATGCATCTCGAGTACGCCATGAAGGGGTAGCGATGGAACGAACACCCAGCACGGGCGGCCTGGCGACACCGGTGTCCCTCGGTGTCTCGATGACCGAGCTCGAGGCCATCCTCGAGAAGTTCAACACGCAGCCCTCCGTGGACGAGGACCTGAAGAAGATGGGTCTGCACAAGCCCTCACAACCAAACACCACTCTCGCCGAAGTCACCGGCGAGATGTTGTCCACCACCGACGAGCGAGCGTACACGGACATGTACGCCAACCAACTCGCCTGGTTCAACTACCTGACGCCAACCCTGGCGGAAATCATCTCAGGTCTTCTCCAGGCCGAGAACCAGATGAAGCTGATCGACGCCCGTATCCGCAAGCGCCTCAAGGAGACGAACAAGCTCCGGCCGAAGGAGGAGCGGCTGAAGGAGGCGGAGATGGACGTCGAGGTGCTGGACGATCCCATCTACCAGGAGGCTCTGCTCGAGGCGCAGAAGCTGAAGCAGTACAAGCTCAGTCTCGAGGCAATCAGCGACATCGCGAGTCGGAACATGAAGGTCATCTCTAGGCAGATCGAGATCCGCCGTCTCGCCCTCGAGGGTCAGTTCGGCGAGAACGGGATGCGGAATCGCATACAGCCTCGACCGATGGGTGGGCAACGGCGATGATCGAGGTCTGCGTTCTGTCCCTCCCCCCGTCCTCCAACAGGGCCTACATCAACGTCCGTGGGGGAGGGCGGGCGCTCTCGACCGAGGGTAGGAAGTACAAGACCGAGACCACGGCCTTCCTGGCTCAGAACTACCCGTCTGAGCTGAAACAGATCCTTCCCGACACGAAGTACTTCTGCTACGTCAGGTTCTACTTCGAAGCGGTCATGAACAAAGAAGGGGCCCAGACGCGGTACAAGAGACTCGACACGAGCAATCGCCTCAAGCTCTTCGAGGACTGCTTGAAGGACGCCTGCGGCATCGATGACTCCCAGTTCTTCATCTGGACCATCGAGAAGCGGCAGGGCGACGAGAGGACCGAGTGCTTCATCTGGGACATGGAGAAGGAGGAGCTACCGATTGACAACCTCGTCCGGTTTTGACTGGGATCTGTGCAACTATACGGAGCTCTACCAGCTCTGTCGCAGGGCTGGGCTGCACGTTCTTCCTTCGTACCCCCGTGAGAAGCTCGTTGCCATCCTCGAGGGGCTGGAGGAAGACCAGCAGGTTGGACATCCAGTGGATGACTATCGCGATGCGATCAAGCGCTTCGTCGATGACTTCCGCCCGAAGCTCCAGAGCCAGCTCACCTGCCCAGCCAAAGACCCGAACGACCCAAGACCCTGCTACAAGTGCGTCGACACACAGGTGTTCGCGTGCTTGGTAGGCAACGAACCGTGTGAACCGTACATCCTCGCTAGGAGAACAAGGACATGACATCGATCGCACAGCCCACCGCGCAGACCGCCCCCCGCGACTTCGAGGTGCTGAAGAAGATGGGGCGCTTCGGCCTCCGCACCCTCGCCCAGGAGCTCGACATCATCTCGAAGGGCGAGGACGAGGCCAGCATCCAGCGCAAGTCGGCGTTCCTGGGCATGAGCACCGACGAGCAGGCGAACGCCATCCTCACCGCCCTCAAGGCGCTCGACGCGCAGGGCGGAGCACCTGCGGCAGCGGCCCCGCAGCAGACCGCGCCCGCAGCGGCGCCGGCAACCAACGGGGCCGCGGGCAAGCTCCAGCGGACCCCGGTCACCAAGACCGAGTCGCCCGCAGCTCAGACAGTGGCTCCGGCCGGCAACCTCGACCTCTCGCCGTTCATGAAGGCTCTCCAGCAGAGCCTCGAGAACGACAAGACCATCATGGCGAACCTCGTGGAGCTCCACAGCCAGGTCGCCGAGCTCAGGTCCCTCGCGGGCATCAACATCTCCACGCTGCTGCTCGTCGCCGAGAAGACCGTCGCCCCCGACCGCGAGGAGGTCCTGAACTTCGCCATCGAGGAGACGCAGAACGTCATCAACGTCATCTCCACCGCCCTGGGAAAAGCGAAGGCGAAGTAGAAGTCGATCCCTGGCCCGGGACCGTCTGGGCTGAGGACGAGTGAGGAGGCCGGGGCTGCGAACCCCGGCCTTTCTTCTATGGACAAGATCGAATGGCTCACACTACTGGCCAAGAACAACCAAGCTCCGACACCGAACGTTCCCTTCTCGGCAACGGAGATGCCTGGGACGTACGTCCTCTACGCGACGGACAAGAGCGCGATCGTACGAGTCCCATGCAGTCGAGAGGACTGTGAACGTCTTCGGTGTACGGAGCCGTATCTCACCGGGTTCTTCGACACGATGAAGGACCTGTATGGAGGCACGGTCTTCAAGGGCAAGCTCGACGCCCTGCTGCTCAAAGAGCTCGCAGGGGCTGCCTTCTGGTCCGGGAAGGTCGACAACGGGCACGTCCGGCTGGACGGCGCCTACTTCAGCAAGTCCGTGCTCGCTCGAGCTCTCGCCGGCTGGGAAGACCCGGATGCCGTCCTAGCGCGAACTGTACCGAAGAAGATGAGCATGACGGCTACAGATGGCAGCAAGCTCTCCATCTCCGATGCGCGCCGGTCGGAGATTCACCCGCTCATGCTCCACGGACGACACGCACTCGTCATCGTGGCAGCGGCGTGGTTTGACGATGATGAGCCGGAATCGGTGGTCGAGTTTCCGCCGGACGCGATCGTCTACAACAAGAAGGCGTGAAGAAGGGGAGCCTACTTGGCTCCCCTTCTTTTTAGCCCCGTGATCTACGGCTGCCCTGCGAGCGCCTGGAACGGGTTGGCCTTGGCGGAGCGCGTGCCCTGCATGAGCGCGTTGAACCCCTCTTGGCCGTACAGCTTCGGCTTCGGCAGCATCTTCGCTGCTGCTGGTGCGGCCTGCATCATCTTGGCGGCAGCCGGTAGCGGCGGAGGGAGCCCGGCGATCTTGCAGTACTCGTCCACGAAGGCGGAGAAGGAGATCATGTCTGTTCTCCCTCGCCCTCCTCATGAGCCTCCGGGGCAGTCTCGTCATCGGCCGGCGGAGGCGACGGGGGAGGGGGGTCCGTCGGCTTCGAAGAGGCCGGGGACGGAATCCGGGGAGAGTTGTTCTTGCGACGCTGGGAAAGGTGCGAACCCTCGCGCTCCTTCCAGGTCTTCTTGAAGTCGGGGAACTTCTCGCCGTAGACGGGGTTGACGTTGCCCTGAGCATCACGAATGATCGCGTACCCGCCTGGGAGGATCTGGAACGGCTTGGTGATGCCGCCCAGCCAGTTGAACACCTGCTGGCCCAGACCGTGGATGTCGAAGTAGGACAGGTACACGAAGTCCGAGCACCAGACCTTCTGACCGTTGAGCAGCAAGGCCTCTCCCTGGTTCTCGCAGGGGTCGCTCACCTCACCAGCGATCTCCGTTCCGTCCCCGCGGTCGAAGTAGCTGGTCGTCGACTGGTCGAAGGCCAACTCGAGGAACTCGTGGTCGATGACCGTCGCGACGGAATTGGGACCGCCGTTGACCGAGTAGCCCGCAGCGATGCAGTCCTCGACGGAGATGTACGCCTCAGGAATGCCCTTCCCGCTCTCGTCGTGGTACCCAGCAGCGCCTTGAACGCCGGCATGGTCCACCAGGAGCATGACCCGCGACGCGCTCGGCACGATGCCGCTCGGGAAGTAGCGAATCTGCCACGGCGCCAGATTCAGCGCCGGAGCCACGTGCTGCGCGAAGTGCATCGTGAGGCCCTGGCAGATGAAAGCGACCTGGCCAGCAGCGAAGCGGCCACTCGTGGTCTTGTCGACGACGGCTACGAGCATGACGTTCCTCCTAGCCCTCTGCCTGGCAGAGGGGATTGACCCCCTAACCCTACGCCTTGGCCAGAGGGATGGGAACCCGCGGTCCCGCCACAGGACGGGGTCCAGGAGCTGCCGACCGACCCAACTCCGTAGGTCGGTGACCCCTCCGACGCCAGACGCTCCTACAGGCTCCTGGGAGCCGTGAACCGCAGTTCACAGTCCTGGCTTCTTGGGCCTGGCCTGGTTCTGGGGTCCGAGCGGAGTGGTGCTCGGCTTCGTAGCAGGGTGAGAGGCCGAGGTGATGGAGGGAGTTCGCTGGGCAATTGAAGGCCCGCTCCCACCGCCTGGGGAGACTCCGTGGATGACAGTGATCGAAGTCGGCAGGGGATTCTTCGGGATGTAGATGGCACGAACGAAGTCGAATGGCGAAGTGATCGACTCGTGAATGGCCCTGAAGAACACCCCGGTTCTCACGACCGCATCAAAGGGAGACGTGATGGACTCGCTTATGTGTCTGCCGGGTCCCTTGGACGTAGATACGACGTCGGTCGGACCAGCAATCGCTTCGCTGATGAACCGGAAGAACCCGGCGATCTCCAGCACCACATCGATAGGCGGAGTGATGGACTCACTGATGTTCCGCGACTCAGTGCTCTGACGTGCGACCGAGTCGGTTGGGAACGTGATGCTCTCCGAGATAGATCGAGTGTCTGTGGTGAGTCTGGAGATGGCATCAGAAGGCGCCACGATGACTTCGGAGATCGACCTCACGTAGCCCACAACTCTCGAGACGGAGTCAGTGGGTGCGACGATGCTTTCGGTCAGACCACGAGACCCGATGAAGGCTCGGCTAACGCTGTCCGTAGGAGCGGTGATGGATTCCGAGATGAGGTGAGCTCCGCCAGAGACTTGCTGAACCGAGTCGGTGGGAGCAGTGATCGAGTCCGCGATACTCCGTGTTCCGGTAAACGCACGCGCTACAGCATCAGTGGGAGCAACCACCGACTCCGAGATGCTCCTGCTCTCGACAAGAAGCCTGGAGACCGCATCGGTGGGAGCAGTGATGACTTCTGCGATGGCTCGAGTTCCTGTAAAAGCTCTCGAGATGGAGTCACTCGGAGCGGTGATGTTCTCTGGCATCGATCTAGCATTCGTCACAGCCCTGGAGATGGCATCCGTAGGAGCCGTAACAGTTTCCGAGATGCTCCTCGAGGCATCGTACTCCCTCGCAACGGAGTCGCTGGGTGCCGAGATGCTTTCGGCGAGTGCCCGAGCTCCAACAAAAGCGCGAGCGACGGAGTCGGTGGGAGCGGTGATGGACTCGGGGATGTTTGTATTGCCTCCACGAGACACGCTGTCGGTTGGAGCAGTGATCGAATCAGCTATGGCGCGGACAAAGACACCCTGTCTCGAGACAGCATCGGTAGGAGCAGTGACGCTTTCACTGACAGCTCGAGACACGGCGGTCTGTCGGCTGATGCTATCGCTGGGTGCTGAGATGCTTTCGTTGGCGCTTCTGGCGAAGACTCCGGAGCGTGCAACGCTGTCTGTTGGGGCGGTGATGGACTCGGGGATGGTCCTAGATCCAACGAAGCTTCTCGCAACGGAGTCACTCGGAGCGATAACGGATTCCGAGACAGATCGAGCGAAGGTTCCTGCTCGGCTGACGCTATCCGTTGGAGCTGGGACGCTTTCGGAGATCGCCCTTGAAAACGTTACGGTGCGAGCCACTGCATCAGTGGGGGCCGTAATGGATTCCGCCAAGCTGCGAGACTCGACCACCTGACGCGCGACGCTATCCGTCGGGGCAGAGATGCTCTCGGAGATGCTTCTCGGGTAGGAGACCTGACGAGAGATGCTGTCCGTCGGTACTGTGATGGACTCCGAGATACTCCTCGAGGTTCCCTGAGATCGAGCGACGCTGTCGCTTGGGGCTGTAATGCTCTCGGCAACAGCTCTGAACCCAATGAAGGCTCGGCCGATCGCATCCGTCGGTCCTGCGATGCTGTCACTGATGGCTCGAGTCCCGGTGAACTGTCGGGAGACCGCGTCAGAAGGTGCAGTAACAGACTCGGAGATCGATCTCGTATAGGCCCCGACCCGTGCAACACTATCCGTCGGAGCCGTGATGGATTCGGATAGAGCTCGGGTATCGCCAGCAACTCTCGTCACAGAGTCACTGGGTGCCGTCACACTCTCCGAGACGCTCCTAGATCCAACAAAGGACCTGCTGACGGCGTCTGTTGGAGCCGAGACACTTTCCGAGACCGCCCGAGGGTAGTCTGCCTCACGCGACACAGAGTCAGAGGGGGCCGTAACAGATTCCGAGATGGCCCGGCTGAAGGTTCCTGTTCGAGTGACGGAGTCCGTAGGTCCGCCAATGCTTTCGAAGATGGCGCGGCTGAAGGTTCCGGACCTAGAGACAGAGTCAGTGGGTCCTCCTATAGACTCTGCGATCGCACGTGTGCTTGACAGAGCCCTGCTGACAGAATCAGAGGGGGCGGAGATCGATTCAGGGACAGACCGCGCATAGACTCCTGCTTGTGCAACGCTGTCGCTAGGTGCTCCAATAGATTCCGCAACACTCCTAGATCCTACAAAGGCTCTGGAGATGGAATCGCTGGGCGCAGTGATGCTTTCACTGAGAGCTCTCAGCGCGTCGTATTCGCGAGAGACCGCATCGGTGGGAGCAGTGATGCTCTCAGAAAGAGATCTCGCATAAGCATCTGCCTGAGTCACCGCATCAGACGGAGCCGTGATGCTCTCCGAGATGCCTCTCGCACCGATGAAAGACCTGCTTACGGCGTCACTCGGAGCAGTAATGCTTTCCGAGATGCCTCTCGTACCGATAAAAGATCGGTTTACAGAATCACTGGGTGCAGTGATGCTCTCTGAGATGGATGCCGAATAGGGTGTCGGTGTTCGCCCATAGGAAAGAGGGACCTGATCGAATGACCGGAAGGGGCCGACCGTGATCGGCACCCCCACCTTCGACATCGGAGCAATCAGAAGCTGCCCCGACTGAGTACCCGGGTTCTGCGCTACAGGATTCTTTCCCTGGAATGGGCCGTACGCGAGAGGTTGTTGATCGAACGACCGGAAGGGGCCGAAGGTTGTAGGAGGCCCCGGAGTGTTGGGAGATGGACTGAGAGCATCTGGGGCGTTGGTTGCACCCATGTCCGTACGCGGGACGTACGTGATGATGATGAGGCCTTGGCCACCGCCTCCGGCCGTCGAGCCACCTGTTCCCGAGCCTCCACCTCCGCCACCTCCGCCGTAGGTGCCGCCGGCTGCACCAGCCCCTGGCGTACCAGTAGAGCTGCCGCCTCCACCTCCGCCACCTCCGCCAGATCCGTGCGTTGCATCCCACTCAAGGCCAGCACCACCGGCTCCGCCGTGGAAGCCTGTACCGTTGCCGCCTCCACCTCCGCCGCCTGACCCGTGTGAGCCCGGGTTACCTACCGCGGCCGATCCACCAGTACCTCCGGCGGTGTTGTCTTGAGCCTTGCCGCCGGCTCCGCCGACGTTGGTCGAGTTGGTGACGCCAACTGTCGCGCTGCCACCGCCGGCTCCGCCGCCACCAGCGCCGCCGCTGCCTGATGAGTCGCTTGCTCCAGCTTGTCCAGCACCACCTGGACCGCCGGCTCCTCCTCCTCCGCCACCGCCTCGATTGGTCCCGCTGCCGTTGCCGCCATTGCCGCCGGAGAACTTTACCTGCCCCACGCTGGGGATCGAGCTGCCACCGGCCCCACCGACAGTTCCCGAACCAAGAGCTCCTGGTTGTGCACCTACCGTTGATGTCGCTAGAACCGTGCTGCCGAAGCAGGTAGTCGCACCTGCTGTACCTATGGTGTACGGAACCGAGCTTCCAGGGACTAGTCGAACGTTGGCCGATCTAGCGTAGGCACCGGCGCCACCGGCGCCACCGCTTGAACTCGTTAGCCCGGCGGCGCCAGTCGCACCAGCACCAACTACTTCGATAGTGTTGTTGTCGTTGTTCCAGTCGTTTGGTACGACGTATGTCCCTGCCCCGGTTGTCGTGAGAAGAGTGGTGATCGCCGGCTTGAGGGCGACGACCATCGACATCCAGATCCCGGTGCCGTTGTTGACGACAATGGTTCCGGTGATGGTCGATGGTGTGGCAACAGCCTGTTGCTCGATCCACCCGCCTTCGTTCGTTTGACCCGTTCCTGGGCCGCCGGCGAGGTTTGTTATAGAGCTCCAGCCGTTTGCTACACCTGGGCCAGTAGCGTCGTCATCGACGAACGCGTAGCAGAAGGCTACCTCGCCATTGCCGGTTGTAGTGATAGTTCCTGCTGTTGCTAGTGTAAGTGAATCGAGACCGCCGGCAGAGGCAAGAACATCAATTGGTTGAAAGACGATAGGTATGGAGGAACTTGTGACCTCCAGTGTTACGAGATCTGGAAACTGAACGGTGCCGCTGAAGGTGGCTGTAACTGTGTTGGCGCTGGCGGCGCAGGCGACGATGTTGCTCTTGACAAAGCAGCGGATCGCATTGACCCCACCATTGGGGTCTACCAGGGTGATGTGCCCCGGGAGCTCGGTGTACTGTCCGTTCTTAGTGTCGGAGACGGTGACCGACGGCTCTTGCGCAGACGTGTAGCCGTAGGCGACGAAGACTAGGTTGACATCGCCCTGAAGCTGCGTCGTCGTCGAGAAGGCAACCGACTGCGTTGTCGTGCTGGCAACCGACGCCGCATTGGCCCCTTGGCGATACGTGTATGCGGCAGTCACGGACTACCCGCGCGCGTCGCCTAGTTCATCGACTCGACGGTGAACTGTTGGAGCGTGATGTTCGTCGGTGACGTCGAGACGCTGAAGGTGCCGAAGTGATCGAGCGCCTGAGTCGCCGTCGAGTCGAAGTTGTTGCCCACGGCCGGCGTCGTGTTCGGCATCATCACGGTGGCCACGGTCGTCGTGGAATCGGCGACGGCGGTGAGACTCATGGGCTGGCCGGTGCAGATGCCCTGTCCCATGAAGTTGGCGTTGGTTCCGATGGCACGCAGAGTGAGCAAGATCTCGTACCAGATGGGCAACGTCGTGTGCGCCGTCGTGGACATCTGCATCGCGCCGCCGTTGAAGACGACCGTCGCTCCGAAGCGGATGTCGAGTGTGAGCGTGCCTGGCGTCGTGACGACGTTGCTGACCTGTGCGCACCCCTTGATGCGCAGGCACTGTCCGATGTTCTGGAACTGGTTGTTGGCGAAGGTGAACTTGGGGCTCGCTGAAGGCAGGAGCGAGGTCGCAGTCGTCGTGTTCGAGAGCTGAGCGCCTGCAACCTGGATGGCCTGAAGCGTCTGAATCCACGTCTGGAGCATTGTCTCACCCTGCCTTGCGGATCTGCGACTTCTTGAAGAACTTGGCCCCGTCGCGGAAGGCAGCTCGGAGAGTAGGGGCTGCATCACCCTTGAGAACGTGATCGTCAGAGCTGCGCGTCGTACGCCCACCTATGCGAGTGAAGACCGTCCACGTGTCGATGACCGCCCACACGAACCCGCGGCGGGGCAGGCGGCGCTGCTCGAGCGCCTGCTCGTAGATGGGCAGTGCTTCGTCGAACGCCTCCCGCATGTTGGTCCGGAAGCCACCAGCGAGAATGTGCTCGCTGGTCGTGGTCACCCGCATGAGGGACCAGGCGACCTCCTTCGTCTCACGCATCTCGGTGAAGCGCATCTCGATGGCATCTTGCTCAGCATTGGATGCCACCGCATCGGTAGGCAGCTCCGAAAGGCGAAGCTCCACACGGCCGGCGCCAGGACGGAGCTCGGGCTCTTTGGCTGGCGCCGCCGTGAAGCTGTAGAGAATCTCGCCACTCATGGGCGACCTCAGATGGTGATCGTGACGGTGTTCGTGAGCGTATCGCCACTGACGAGCGTCGGAGGTGACGGCTCGGCCGATTCGAAGGGCATGACGCCACCTCCGGTCGTGTTGCAGGCTCCGAAGACGGCTTCGTTGTTGATGGTCTGCGTACCCGTCGCCGTCCACTGGTGAGACAGCGTGTACGTCGAACCGGCGGCCGTGTGCCCGTACGTCCCGACGGCGCGCGTGAAGCCGTTGGACGTGAGCTCACCGGACAGTGTCGTGTCGGTGTTCGCCGGCGTGAAGGAGGTCGACGTGACGGCCAGCCATGCTGCCGGGTTCTGCCCCACCGCGACGATGTAGTTCGCCGTGGCGTTGGGGGTCGTGCCGGCTGCACCGGTGGTCGACGTCGGGTCATACCACTGGTCGATCGTCAGCGCCGTACCCGTGTTGGAGACGATGACCCCGTACGCCCTCGACCCGGTGCCGGAGTTGTTCGGCATCGCGAAGACGAGGCAACCCGCGAGGCCCTGGCCCGACGTGGGGAACGTCGCACCGGAGTTCGTGAGGCTCGTCGCCGTCGTCGCCGTGGCGTTGCCTGAGGCACTGGCGAAGGCGCTGCTCGGGCCGTTGCCCATCTCCTTCGCGAGCCAGTCGTTGGCGTTCGTGTAGCCAGACGCGGCGGTCGTCGTGAGGTTGTGGACCCACGGCGTCGTGATGACGGCAACACCATTCTCGTCCGGGCTTGTGTACGCGAAGCGAACGCACGAGAACGGCCCCATCTGGGGCAGCTTGTTCTCCGCGTTCGCCTGCGCGATGGCCTCGTCGACCGACTGGAGCTTCGGGCTGATGGCCAGAAGCACCGCAGCCACCGCGGTGGTGATGACCTTGCTGGTGATCGACTTGAGGTGAGTGAGATTCATGGGATTACCTCCGCACTCCGAAGTGAGCCTTGAGGTGGTCGACCACCTTCTGGTTGTTGGCGACGCGAACCGGCTTCGAGAGCTCGGCGTGGTTCAGGAGCTCTTCCGCGGTCGGCTTCTCCGGGTCGGCGTGAGAGGCAGTCGGCATGGGCGTCCAATCGCCGAGGTACTTCTTGACGTGATCTTCCACATGCTCCGGCGGGACATTCATGCGACCGAGGCGTCGACCATGCGGAGCATTCGAGTGCGTCTTGAGGACATCTCGAACGAGCTCCTCGCTCGGACCGTCGTCGTGGACTTCGATGTCGGTGATCCAGTCCCACTCGCCATGCTGGTCCGAAGTGTACTGCATCTCCTGAAGGACTTGGGCAACGGCCTCGTTGCGCGTGAAGGTTCGGCCAGCCCTTCGCGGATCGGCCTTCTCCACGATGATGGCTGCGATGATGGAGGACTCCGCGACTGTGATCGTGCGATGCGTAGGCATCTTCTTCACGACCTTCATCCGGAATCCGCCATCGCGCCCAGGCATCACCTTGCCGGAGGCAACGTCGTCCTTGGTGACCACGACCGTATCCGGAACGGGGTCCCAGTTGTAGAACTGCTTCAAGTGCAGAGTGACGATCATGGGCGCTCCTTGCAGCAATAGTACTCGACGAGGTAGTCAGAAGCCAAGCGTCAGCGAAGCTTCGTGAGCTCGTCGCGGAATCCCTCGAGGGCCACAGCCGCCAGCTTTGGGTTCCCTCCCAGAAGCTTGGAAGCCATGAGTGAGGCGAGCAGCATCTTCTTGCTCGTCAAAGCAGGTCCCGCAGGAGCCTGTCTGTTCTTCTCTTGCGGGGGGATCTCCCTCGGATTCCATGCGGCGGTCTTGAGCTTCATGGTGTCCTTCCCGTCGATCACCTCGAACCCCTCACTCGAGTAGAGCTTCTTCAGCGCTTCGATGTCCGCAGGCATGTCTCCGTACGGGCGCGGTCGGATGAAGAGGGGCTCAGCAGTCCACTGCTTGAGCTCCTTCAACATCGTGCGCGCATGACCCTGCCCACGATGCTCCGACGGAACCTCGAGCTTCTCGACCGTGAAGCCCTCCTCCTTGTCTCGAGGAGCAAGTACCGCAGAAGCCACGACCCCCTTCGGACCCTTCAATCGAAACGCGACAGCATCCCCCTCCATCTTACTCTGGAGAGAGAGCTCTGATGTCTTGTGACCGTTGGAGTCGACGCTGAGGACAGCCGTCTTCACCTCGATCTTCGGGGGCCCCTGACCCGCGGGCTTCCAGTCCTTCGTCGTACGCGCGATGGAAGGAGCTGGAAGCCCGGCAGGATTGAGCGTAGGCCCGCTGTACTGACCAGCGATGCTGTCCGCCTCTATGGCATCGGCGAGTTTCACGCGGCCTTGGGAGGTACCACGTCGTTCGCCGCAACGACGCTCTTCTTGCCCCAGAGCGGTGCAACCAGCCTGCCCATCTTCTTCGCCTGGACCAGGGTCGGGTCGACGAAGTTGAGCCAAGCCAGCCACTTCGGTAGCGTCCCGTTGAACACGGCGTTCAGCAGGATGTGCGCGAAGCCGGTGGCGGCGAGCGTTGCGATGAGGCCGTGCCCGACAGCCGTACCCCACGGAGAGCCGCCGTAGACAGCCTCGAGGACCGCGTACACCTGGCCCAGTACGAGCGCGATGAGCGGCTTGAAGCGGTCCGGGATGTTCAGCGGGAACTTGCCCGTGTCGCTCGTCAGATTCACCAAGTAGCCGACGACCAGGATGGCGAGCGGCAGCCACTGATGCCCCGTGGCGAGCTTGAAGATCTCCATGATCTGATCGAGTGACATGATGGCCTCCTACGGAGTCACGAGTGCTGCGAGATTCCTCATCATGAGGGATGCGGTCGTGTACGTGAAGTTGGGCGAAGTGCCGAGACCCGTTTCGACACCCTCGATGAAGACCTGGTTGCGGAGCTGGGCCGGAGAGGGGAGGGCACTGAAGGCCCCATCCTGAACGTGGATGCCTCCGGCGTTCCCCGAGTTGTCGACGCAGGTGTTGCCGTGACAGAACCCCGTGACGTGGTCTCCCGAGTTGTTCGAGAGAAGACCAATGAAGCACTGCACAGAGCTGATCGAGATGCCAGGACCACGGCAATAGTTGTCCGTGATGTGCACACTCTCCTGATGAGAGTTCTGCCAGCTCTGTGGGTTCACGAGGATGGCATAGGCCGATCCGCTCAGGCCGTTCCCGATGCAGTTCACCCCACGGATGCGAACCGCCCCCATGATGTCCGGCTCGAGGTCGATGCCAGGCCCCTTGTTGAAGTTGAAGTCCCCACCGATGATCTCGAAGTTATCGAGCGGGTTCGTGTTCCCGTTGTGGATGTTGATCACACCACGGTTCATCCCACGGACGCGGCAGTTCAGCAGGGTGTAGTAGAACGTGCAGGAGCCAGAACTCGGCGTGAAGATGCAGATGCCGTCATCCGGTGTGACGCCGACCTGTACGAAGATACCATCGATGGTGATGCTGTCGAAGAGGACCTTCTGAGAGGATTGTCCTGTGGTGGGGGCGATGACGAAGAACCCTGACGAGCCTGACACCCCAGTGGTCCAGGGGTTGCTGTTGGTGGCGTTGGCACCGTAGATCGAGACATCTCTGATAGCGCCCTGGGTCTCGGCGACGGTGACCTTCATACGGGCATTGGGACGACTGCCGTTGCCGGTCATCGTGAAGTCACAGAGAGTGACTCCATCCACCTCAGCGGTGTTGCTGATGTTGGTCGTGTTGCCCAAGAAGAACCAGACATCTCCCGAGTCCCCACTCTGAGGCAGGAACCGGAAGGCCACGTTTCGGGCGGTGAGGCAGATCGCATCACCTTCGAGGGTCTGCTGTTGCACCAGGAATGAGCCCGGCGCGAAGATGAACTGGGCCCAGTCGTGAATGCCGTAGACGGTATCATCCACGATGAACTGGTCGTCCGGCTGTGGACCACCGCCGTTGACGAGGTTGCCCAAGAAGGTCACATCCTCGATGGTGATGAACTGAGCGGCGATCAGGACCGGAGAGATGAACGTCCCCGTGGTCGAGGAGTTGATGGCCGACCAGGCACCACCACGGATGGTGACGGAGTTGATGAGCCACTTGTGCGCTAGACCTCCAGAGCCCAGCGAGAGACCGTAGATGCGAGCCACTGGTCCGTTGGCAAGCGTCGTGACGGATTGCACCGAGCAGTCGATGAAGTTGATGTCGGTGAAAGACACAGTGTTGTTGAAGCCGTTCGGATCGATCTCCAACACCCCCGTGTTGTGCGTGATGGCACTGCTCGTAGTCGCCGTCCCACCCAACACGTACCGGCACTTCTCGAAGAAGACCCTCTTGACGGTGAGCCCACTCGTTGCAGCGATTCCATGGAATCGAACGGGCTGCGTCTCGTTGGCTTGGTTGAAGCAGCAGCCGTTGAAGAAGAAGCCTTCGGGGTTTATCGCACCCGTCGAAAGACCCATCTGGAAGTCCACGCTGATACGGGGGCCAGTGGTCTGGATGAAGGCGCACCGGTCGGCGATGAAAGATGCAACATTGCCGAAGATCGTGGGGTTGGTCATCAAGACCGTCGTGTTTACGAAACCCACGTCCCGCATGTAGAGCGACACGTACTGCACCGTCTCGATGGCCCCATGGCTAGCGTTTGCGGAATAGTTGAACGTCACCCCACTCACACGCAGCAGAACAGGGACGGCGGTGATGACTGGATTGAAGAGAATCCCTGCCGCGCCACTGCCGATGTTCAGGTTGATGGTCACCAGGTTCGAGCCGGCCCCCTCGATCACAAGACCGCCCATGAACAGGTTGTGCGAGCTCGTGAGAGTGTACACGCCCTTCTTGACCTGGATGTACGCGTTCGAGATGCTCTGCGTGCTGAGATACGCGAGAGCGTTCTCGAGCGCGTTCGTTCCGTTGAAGTCACCGAACGAGTTCGTCCCATCACCGACCGTGCAGGCGAAGCGAGCGTTGGACATCTTGATGAGGGACGGCCCCAGACTCGGAATGCCGAAGACGGGGAGCGACTCGAAGACGCGCAGAGCGAAGTCGCCGTCGGTCGCGTTGGGTGACGAGAGAGGAACGACCGGGATCAGATCCGGGATGGTCCCACCACGCACGTTGGTGTCGGACATGTAGAACGTGCTGACCGCATCCCAGACCATCCCACCGCCGATCTGAGCTCGCCCAGTCAGTGTCGGGAAGAGCGTGCCGGTTGGGTCGTCGTCGAGAGACAGAGGGATGGCACTACTGCCCGTGTTGATGCGAGTGGTCCAGAAGAAGCTACGGATCGTCGCCCCCGAATCGTTCGGGTCGAGATCGAAGAACATCACAGGAGATGGCAGGAGCCGGCCGTTGGATGGCGTGGCGAAGTGCGTGGCCACGAGTGCGGTCACGACTTCCGGTACGGTGCCGGGATTGGTGATCTGCGCGAAGATGTCTTCGACCGGAGCCGGGACCTCCATCGCACCACGCACCTTGATGATGGTCAGAGCGTCCGGCCCCATCGTGGCCAGGTTGCCCTTCTCGCCGTAGTAGACGCGGTACGTCTGCCCGGTCGGAATGGCCTGGTTCAAGTGAAGGGTGATGGTACCGACCGCGAACCCGCTCCCGACATGGTCACCGCCGCTGGTGCTCGTGATGGATGTGACGACGGTCCGGATGCCGGTGCCGGGGTTGATGATCTCATCATCGTGCGAGTCCAGGACATCGAAGAGTGTGAGCAGCGTCTCGGGGAAGCTGTCCTGGCCCGTAGTGCCGAGGTAGGCCGCCAGCACCGTCGGAGGGCTGGGGGGTCCAGGTAGCGTGATCGTCGTGACGGGGCTGCCTGGAGTGACGTCGGTCGTCCTGGTCGGCAGAGCGATGGGTCGACGCAGGTAGTTGTCGAGCGTGTCGCAGTTGTCCGCGAGTGCGTTCGGCCCTCTATTGAGATCGAAGCTCGTGACATCCTCTCCGAACGCGAAGAGGTAGGTGCCGTCATTCGGGCCGCCGCTCTTCTTACCGTCGAAGGGCGCAGGACTTCCCAGCCCAGGCGGCGAGTTCGAGGCCGGGCTGTTGATGAAGTCGTACCCGGACGGGAAAGGGTCGTAGCCGACCGGGTTGGCGCTGTTGCGGTGGAAGATCGTCATCGCATGCTCCTAGAACCGAATGGTCCAGTCTACCTCAAGGGCGAACGCGCTCGTCTTCAGCAAGGTGTCGAACGTATCGTACGCGATGAACGTATTGTTCGGCAGGTTGATGTAGGTCGGGCTGTTGTTGTGCAGGAAGAGACCGATCTCCGACAGCGGCACGGAGAGGAAGGGGCCGTAGCTGATCTCCCCGGTGGTGAAGAGCCGAGTGAAGGTCGTCGAGGTCGCCGTGTTGTGCACCGCCGGCGCCACCACCTGACCAAGCCAGACGTCCGTCGCCGAGTAGGGGGGAGGTACGGGAGAGCCCACGCTCGAGAGACGGACCGGGCGCTCGAGTAGTGTCACCGTCGGGTCTGTGTCCGTCTGAGCGTTCGTCCCGGGATAGTGGGTGCTCATCGGAGCACTGTTGGCGATCGCCAGATTGAGCTGACGGTTGCCTCCGATGCCCAGGCCCATGTACCGAACGCGGCGATCTTCCTCCGTAGTGACAGGCAAGACCGTCGGAGGCGAGGGCAACGCGGTGTAGTCGATGAGGGTCGCCAGCCACTCCCGTCCGAGGTTGACCCAGATGTTGTGCCCCTGGCGGCGGGCGCGGATCTTCCCACGCTCACGGAGGGTGAGACGCAGGTTGCTCTTCACTTCGATGCGGTCCGAGAAACCCATGTCATCCTCTTGCTTCAATTGCCGTGAGCTCGTCGATGAACCCAGCCCACATGGTTTCATCTGTGCTGGAGATCTTGATGAGCTTCTTCCCCGACGCGAGAAGCTCCTTCAACCGCTCCATCGGAACGGCCTTGACCGGTCCCAAGAACTTCTTGCTGTTGTAGTGCTGAAGGTAGCTCTTGATGGCCTCCTTCAGGTTGCGAAGACCCAGCATCACCTTGTCTTCGTCGTAGCCGGTACCGTCCGGCTTATGCTGGTGCACCACGAAGGCGTGCGTCGCATCCTCATGCGGACCCACGAAGACATCCACCGCCTCTCCGTCTGCACCCTTGCTGCCCTTGATGTAGCCGTAGGGCATCTTCATCACGGTGCGCCAGGGCTTGCCGCCCCTGTCGACACCGGAACGTACTGACCCCTTGCGGTTCTCTACAGCGATCGGCAGCCCCTGGAACACGGTGTGTCCATGGAGCTTGAACTCCTTGCCGAGTTTGAGCAGGGTGTCTTGAAGGTCCATCAGCACTCACAGACAGGCCAGTCGGGTGTACGTCCCAGCGGGCAGCGCACCAAGCGCCACGCCGTCACCCAGTGTAACGAAGAAGTTGTTCCAGAACACGCGCCGGTTGTTCCCGCCCACCGCGATGAGCTTGATGGTGAGCTGGTCGCTGGTCGTGACCGTGATGGGCGTGAAGGTCGAGAGGTACGAAGTGAAGAGCAACGTCGATCTCGTAGTCGATGCGTACGAGAACGAGAGTGTCTGATTCAGGGTGCCGTTCTTGTAGATGCCGAGCTGGTAGCTCGTTCCCTGAGTCGGGTCGTAGATGCCCTCGATGAAGATCTCACAGCAGTTCAACGTGTCCGGTGTCGAGACCACCGCAGCCGCACCCACGAAGACACCCGCCAAGGGGATGTCGCAGACGCCCTTGCCTCCCAGTGCGTACTGGGCTCCGGTATAGGCCGGGAAGCCGGTACGGAAGATCACATCATCCGGAGTAGGGGTCCCGCCCGCATAGACCGACGAACAGAACGCCGAGATGAGCTGAGCGGGGCTGAGGTGAGGCTTGTCGGCCCCTGAGATGAGGATCGGGTCCGCGTTGAGGACGGTCGGCGGTGACCCTGCCGGCCAAGTGTTGGTCGGATAGTCGGCATCGGTGTTCGTGTCCGCAGCGTTGACGTAGTGACTGGAGAGGTACCCGCTCCATGGTGTCGGAATGCCTCCGACGATGCGGCCAGGTCCAGGGTCTCCCGTATCTGCTCCCGTCGTCTGCTTCACGGCGTAGATGGCGCCCGCCTCGAGCTCGAGATGGCCAATGACGTCCACCTCATCGCTGACCTCGACCGTGTCGACCAGATCTTCTTCGACGACGAAGAGAGGGGACGTGTATGTCGGCTTGATGTTGTAGAGGAAGTTCTTCACGAAGAGCAGAGCCGGCAGGTTGAAGACGGCGCTGTTCACCTTGACGACGAACGTGAAGAACTTCTGGACCTCTTCGAAGACACCTTGGCTCAAGTAGCCCTGGAACCAGGTCGGGTCGTTCACCCAATCCTTCACCAAGATGCCCGTCACGAGTGGTGCGAACTGCGTGACCGAGTCACCCTCGACGTAGATCTTCCCCGTCGCCGGGTTGGTCTCGAGCGGCAACGAGACAGGGAAGATGTACTGGCGGACGATCGTGGGGTCGTTCGCGTCCTGGATGAGGATACGGCCTGTGTTGGGTGAGTAGTCGGTCCGAATCTCCGTGATGGTGCCGGCCACCTCGGCGAAGGGCAGGCCGAGCAAGATCTGCGTACCGACACGCAGGTCGAAGAGGGTGGGGCCGTTGATGTACGAGTACCAGAGTCCCTGGACCGCAGAGAGGTAGTCGACTGTCGAAGGGAGCTGCGACAGGTCGTCGAGCGTGAAGCTGACGGGGATGCCGAAGTTGGCCTCGATCGTGGGGCGATTGTCGAGGTACGTGTACTCCGCCCACAGACGTGGCAACGGTGTGGGAGTCGACTCGCTGACGCCCCAGATGCGAGTGTCGAAGCGGATGCAAGACGAGCCGCGGTACGTATCGATGAAGAAGTCCAGGTTGCGGTGTAGGACTTCGTTCTCGTCTGGGTTCTTGATGACTCTCTGGAGCCACGGGATGTCGACGATCTGCGGCTCGATGGGCATGTAGTGCCGACGGTACACACCCCAGAAGAACGGCTGGAACTGCGACGGCTTCTGGAGGAAGTCGGCGATAGGAGTCGCATCGAACAAGACCGTGTTCGACTGTGCCTCAGTCGTCGTGACGACAGTCACCTGGAAGTAGGACGCGGACTGTGCCGTGTTGTCGTAGATCTCGTAGACGGCGAGGTCCCCGTTGTCGACCAGGCCATCCCAGAAGTCGAGTTGGGTCGACAGCGCCTTGCTCGGGATGCTCCAGAGTGACGACGCGAACGGAGGAATCGGATCTTGTGTCTGGATGCGCTGGAAGCGTAGCGAGTCCGTAGGAGAATCGACGACGCTCGAGACGCGAACCGAGAGCCAGTAGGCCAGCCCAGTCGGAGGCTGAACGAGGACCGCGAGGTTGTCGTTGGTCTGGATGTCCAGGCCGAGCAAAGAGAGCTCCACCTTGTAGGTCTGTGGACCGGTAACAACACCGCTAGCTCCCTGGAGCATCCCGTTGGTGGTGGCGAGGATGAACGATGAGAACGTCGAGCTCGCAGCCACGGTGAGAGAGAAGGGTGCATAGATGCGGATGATGGAGTGCGTGCTGTCCGCAGGCACAACTGTCACCACGAACCTGGCGTCGAACGCCGAGAGACCAGTCTGAAGCTGTGCGGCGATCTGCTGTGGCGTCTGACTTGCGCCCGTGAGCGCAACAGAGATGATGCCCAGGTACGTGCCGGAGAGGTCGAGGTGCTGCCCGGCAACCGAGATACCTGTGTTCAAGATGGGGCTCGAGTCGAGCGGCCCGAAGATGAACCTGTTTGACGTGATCTCGATGAACGGCTCACGCAGGAAGAGGTCGTAGTGAAGCCAGCGTCGAATGAACGTGCGCTGGATGTCCTTCAGACTCTTCGAGTACTCGGTTTGCCAGAGCGTGTAGAGCTCCGTCGCTGCCACCTGCGCCAGCCCGCCCCACGCAGTCTCGATACGCCCAGGATCTTCAATGAGCTTCCAGAAGTCCGAGAGGTAGGTCCACGTGAAGCTCAGGTCTGGAATGACGCCTCGAGGCAACGGCGAGACGATGACGTTGACGACGGTGACCGAACGTTCCGAGTAGAGCGAACCGTCGAAGACGATGAGGTCGAACTTGAAGAAGCCAGGGACATCCGGATAGAAGGTCGGGCGAACGGTGTCAGCGCCAGAGATGCCGTTCTGCTTGAGGATCTTGTAGGCGACGTTGGTGAAACTGTCGGGCAAGTCGAATCCGTCGATCTGCACGTAGTACCCGTGACCGTCATGCCCCGTGAGCATGCAGGTGTACGGCACCCCGCCTACAAGAAGGACGTCCCCTGCCACCACGGGGATGCCTGAAGGCTGGAACCCAGTGGAGTAGAGCTTATTGGCGAAGCCAGATGGCGGAGACTCCGGGAAGGTTGTCCCATCGTTACCGGTGAAGCAGTAGATGCTGTTCACCGGAGCATCGATCAACCTCCACAGATAGGTGAGGTTGGCGCCTTGCGGGTCGAAGCTTCCAGAACCATCCAGCCTGGCAATCTGGCAGAGATCGATCGTTTGGTCCGGACCTGCTTCCGCCACAGGAGGAAGGGCCGGAATGATGAGACCATCGCCAAGGCACAGCTCGTCCAGGAAGACCTGAGTGGGGGATGCCGCAGTACCCTTTGCGAAGATGCTGGTGCCTTCAGCCTGCGTCTGCGGCGTCGCCGAGTAGGGGATGGCAGGGAGGATGTAGCGGAGCTGGTGCCCGAACTTCAGGAAGTACGTGAGCTCAGTGATGAACACGTACACCGTATGGGTCGTTGTGCTGACCGCGATACGGATGACGTAGTAGTCATTCGTCGCGAAGAAGGTCTGGCTGTTGGCCAGGGGTTGAAGTGATGCATCGAAAGTAGCGGCGTAGGCCACACCGGTCTGCGAGAAGAAGAGACCTGCTGCCGTCGCATCTTGGTCTGCGACGCCAACGAAGAAGTGCTGGTTGGCGACGTTCAGGAAGTTGAGGGGGAGCTCCTTAGCGTTGATCGCGAACTCCAACGTCCAGTCTGGAGTGGTGGGATCGCCGATGTAGATACTGGCTTCTGTCCCGTCGTTGGACGTGATGACAACATCGCCCGTGGTGGGATCTATGGTGAAGTCAGCCGATGGAGAAGCAATCACCTCTGGGTGGGTGAGGAACGCCGACATCTCTCCGCAGGGTCCGGAGCAGTAGACGTTGAACGGTGGATGCGTAGGAAGAGGGCCGCCGATAGTGGGGGCTGTTCCGCCTCCCCAAGGGGCTGTTCCCCAGGGGGCGATGCCCCACCCCTCCAGATTGCAAGGGATGAGAGCTGGAGGAGGTACTGGAACGAAGGGCGTCAGGAAGAACGCACTATTGTTGTCCAGCGTCTGAAAGAACACGTCGTATAGAGCACCAACGGTGACCGTATACGTGGTGACTGGAGCCTGCGGTGATGTGGTCAACCTGATGGTGTATGGATCTCCCAGGGAGATCGAGCTGACCGTCAGGGCCGGAACGAAGACGTATGTACTCGATAGCGAGAACAGCGGATTGGTAGGATCTACCGGACTGGAGAAGTGAAGATCGACTTCGGTAGATGATGCCGGAGTAGCCCCCAGAAGGGTGAAGTCCGGTCCTGCCCCAAGGGAGAACGTTCTCCCAGGAGAGCTGGACGGGCTACCAAGCGCGAAGGCAGTCCTGGCCATGGAATCACGCCATCACTCTTCCGCTCATACCAGCGATCTGCGAACCCAGAGAGTTCACGTTGCCGTAGAACTGACCACCCGTGCTTCCCCACTCCAACCACGCGATGGTGTGGAACCCGATCCCCGGCGTGCCCGAGTAGGTGGCCTTGGTCGGGAGACCAGCCGCTGTCTGACCACCGCTTCCATACAGATCGGCACTGTTCACCGTTGTCGAATCGACACCAACACCGACGCTCATGTTGTGCGCGCTGCTGCTATTCGACTCGCAGGCGATGACCTCAGCCCAGAGCATCTCCCAAGGCATGCCTGTGACGTACGTCCACTGATTGGCCCCGTTGCCACGAGCCTGGCGCCACGCCTCTGTCGCATAGGACCACGAAGTGGTCGAATCTTGAACGAGAAGCTTGCGAGGCTGCTGGTTGTAGAAGCTGTAGAGGAGACGATTCAGGACGCTGTCTTCGGTCGTGTTCGTACCGGTAGCTCGAAGAGTTCCAAGGAACCTCCTCGTATGATCTGCCGCCTTGACCCAGACGCCGTCCTGCTGAGCAAGAGCATCCGTACGCGTTGTATCTGTAGCCCATGCCGCTGACTGCTCGAGGGTCACCGTACCGGAGTTGTTGTAGGCGAAGTAGTCGTAGTTCTTGCCGTTGGTAATCGTAAGAGCGAGAGAGATCTCCGGCGTCGAGAGAACAGACCATGCACCGCCTGTGTACAGAGCGATCTGATTGCTGAACATCGGGGTCACGAACAACGTGCTCGCACCAATGACATCCGCTGTGGTGATCGGGGTTCCAGTCGTCAGCGTCGGCCTCAGACCGTTCACTCCGAACACTGTCCCGGAACCCGCCAAGATGTCTGCCTTGAGCTGGGCGAGTGCTCTGGCAGTGACTGTAGGAAGAACCACTACGCCGGAACTGTGCCCTGCTGGAGTGGTTCCCCCTTCTCCACGTGTCACGGTTACGACTACGCCAGATCTCGAAGTGACCGTCACCAACTCTTGATCGAGCAAGAGACTGAAGGTGCCTGTTGAAGGCAACCCGCTTGCCCCTGCGGAGAGAGTGAGAGTGGCATCCGACGACAGAGCGGGAGAAGCCAGCGTCAGTGGGATGTAGTTGACGAGTTGCTCAGTCACGACGCGGCCTCCTTCAGATCACTGGACGATGGGCTCTTGGGGGGAGCAGGCTGAATCGGTACCTTGGGGGAAGAAGTCACCGACCCCACTGCTCTCGAGCCCTGCCCAGAAGTAGTGCTCGCCTGTGACTCCCGTCTCGACATTCGAGAACTCGAGCCATGGCGATCCCCAGACCGGAGAGTTGTTCGCGTACATGTTGCCGCACGCGTAGTCGACACCCGTGCTGTTCATCTGCGTCGCACCCAGAACGCACGGCCCAACAGGTTGACAGGGTCCGATGTCGACGATGCTCACCGCGTAGGGGCGGCCTGCGGTCATGGTGTAGGGCGTACCGAACATGCAACTGTACTCCTGCGACATGTTGACGAGCATGGTCCCAGTTGCCACGGAAGTCCCTGGGCTACGGAAGTCCCAGAGGCGGCAGCGGACGTGCGTCTGCGTCTCCCAGGTGGCATCGCCTTGCCACCAGAAGCGCACTCCCAGAGCTTGATGGCCATTCTCGACCACCCAGAAGCCGACGCCATGCGTGTTCCCACAGGGCGTACCGCCTCGGTTGCAGCCGTAGAAGTGACCTGCGCCGTTCAGGTTGTCGCCGTTCGCGTTGACTAGCTCCGTCACCGTAACGGGGGAGAAGAGAGGCAGATCGGCCGGATTGGCCCCGTTCCTGACTCCAGGAGACTGGCACGTGATGGGACTACCGGTGCCGGTGCCTCCCAAGAACAAACCATTCCCACAAGAGGTCGGGATGATGATCGATCCCATCGGCTTCTCGGTCGACTGGCATCCCACGGCCAGGAGGAAGCAGAACACCCACAGCGCTAGATGACGAACCATATGCCCTCCGTCTGACCCCACTTGAAGGTCAGGCTTCCAGGTGTGGAGATCGACTTAGACCCCCCAGCGCCTGTGTAGTTGTCGAGATTGTAGGGATCTTCGAGCTCTTGACCTGGACTGGCTTGTATGATCAGAGGATTGACTCCCCAGCCCCTGCTCTTGAGGGTGGCTTCTTGCCCATCCGTAGGTGTGGAATCGAACGTGTAGGTCCACGTACTTCCCGTGGTGTCTGCGAGGATGACGCCGTCGCCCTTCTGCCCGGTGTAGTTGGCGTTCTTTCGAACCCAACCTGCGCCGCCGCTGAAGGCATTCAGCAGGAGGTCGAAGATGATCTGGTCGTAGTCCGGAGCATACCCATTGGTGTTCCCGAGGAAGTTGCCCTCGGTGTCTTGCTCGTTGACCGCCGGCGTTCTCCAGGTTCGGTTGGCGGGAGCTCCAGTGGAGGTAGCAGTGCAGGCGATGATGAAGATGAAGACGTTCCCGGGACCGCCTGCATTGATCGTGAGCTTCATCCTGAAGCTCTGCGTCAGCTTGTCCGGAGTGAACGTGGCAGAGACGCTGTTGGGGTTGATGATGGTCGCCGTCGAACCCGGAGGGGCGTAGAGCACCTCCCAGAGAAAAGAGGCTCCCGCAGGAGGATTCGTGCATGTCAGCGTGCAGGCCTGGTTGACCCAGAGATCTTTGCGCGCCAGCCCGATGGTCCCCGAACCTGCACCGGTGGATTGGTCAATCTTGAAGGACGGCGCCGTCATGGACTACCTCGAGGCTGAGCTTACGCGTACACTTCCTGCATGTCCATGTTCCGAGAGATGGACCCCGAGATCGCGTTGAAGATGCTCGAGGGGTATGAGAACGAGCTCGAACCCGAACAGAAAGGGCTCGACGCGTTCTACCGCCAGTTCCGGTGCCCGAGGTGCCAAGGTCCCTGCCAGAGGGAGTACCTCAGTGCCGAGCATGCATTCGGTGGAGATAGTGCAGTCCCACGGTCGGGTCTGAAGTGCACTCTCTGCGACTGCATCTTCGATCCTCATTCGGGGCTCATCCTCACGATGGGGAACTTGGGGAACATTCCTGCTCGTGTCGGCGCATCGTTGACCCCTTACGTCGGCGGCGGGGACGAAGACTAGGTGAGCTGGCGGATCAAGTTGATGTTGTCCGGGATGAAGGCCGCGAGCCTTCCGACGTTGAGTCGGTCTTGCGACTTCTCCACCGTGACCGACCGGTCCAAGTTGTAGACGACCCCGAAGAGCGTGAGAGGGTTGGTGATGCTCGTCGCACCCCGCACTGTGATGATGGCCTGGATGTCCGAGACCTGAAGCTGCTGGTCCGGGAAGAGCGCTTGGATGAGCGTCTCGATGGTGGGCTCCACATCCGCCGGCGTGGGACCGCCCGAGTAGGTCATGTCGAATCGCACGAAGTACGGGATGAGGTGCCTTGCTAGAGGGCTCTCGTTGACGACGCGCTCTTGGTCGGAGAGGACGAAGTTCTGAATCTGCGACGTGAGCGTGGAGAACTCGTAGTTGATCTGAATGTTCTGCCCGAGCAGAGAAGTAGCATCGGACAGTGCGTCATCAGTTCCGACCTCGTTGATGGTCTTCGAGAAGTGGATCTCGATGTCCTCGGCCGGTGAGAAGGTGAGGTTCGAATCGCTCGTCGTCAGGTAGTACCCATCACCGATGAGGCCTGTGACAGCGAACTGCGCTTCCGCGTCGATGTCGTAGATGTCCCCTGTCCCCTCACTGACGAGTTCCACGTCCATGAAGAAGAGACCCGCCGGACCCACGTTCTGGTTCATCCCAGTCGAACCGAGACGCTGGATGCGGGGTCGGACGATCGTGAACTGCTCGCTGATCTCCGTGCCGGCCACGTTCGGGAACGCAGGACTCACGACGAGGTTGTGGCTGTCGGTGATGGAGACGACGGTGTAGATGCCCGTGTGAGCGGCGGCGTTGTTCGTGTCGGTGACCGTGGAGAACCCCAGGAGCGAGTTGGAGGTTCCGGTCTTGCGGATGATGAAGGCCGCTGTCGACACGATCTGAAGCTTGTTGCTGCTGTTGATGCTGGCGATGCTCACGCCGGCTGCGGCGTTGATCTCGTCTGCCACTCCCTGACGGGAGACGTTGGTTGGGGGTAGCGCGAGGACATCCCTGTTGAAGGTGAGCGTGATGTCGGGGCTGCCGCCGATGGAGAAGATGAACGTCGTGAAGGCCAGACCCACTACCGGGTCGGCCAGAGTCACGCTTCCCGTGATGGGGATGTAGTCGATCGTCAGGATGTCGTTCTTGCGAATGTCATCCGCTACGAAGTCCGACGAGTTGCTGGTGAAGGTCGTACCGAGCGCAGTGGAGCTGCCATCCGTCGGCTTGATGCCGCTCGGCAATGCCGGAATGAGCTGCGCCGACTCGAACGGGTCACCGATGTAGTAGAGCGTCGCGCCGTTGGTGGTCGTGGTGCTGAAGATAGTCAACGGCGTGAAGACGAAGCCCGTCCCAGACACGTAGCCCGAGCTGGAGCTGATGGTCGCAGTCGTTGGCTCGAGGAAGTAGAGCCTCGCGCGTCCGATAGATCTGGCTCCGAACTGGATGTGGTTGTTCGCTGACGGAGCCATCGTGCCAGGCGACAGAACCCCCTGCCTCGAACGTGTCTGCACGGACATCGAGTTCGGGTACGTGAGTCCTGCTGGAGGGGCGGGTGTGAAGCCTGGATACGGGCTCACGAACGAGAGGTTGTAGAACCCGAAGTTCGGTCCATCCAAGATCTGAAGAACGTCGTAGTCGACGTCGATGACTGTCGTCAGATCGACGAAGAAGTTGTTGTTCTCGGTGAACTCGGGCGCACGGACCATCGAGCTGTCGATGTAGAGCATGCCACCGAAGAGAGCCGGAAGTGCGGACGTGAGACTGCCCGTCCCACCAAGGACCTGCGCGATGTTCTGTCCAATGTTGCCGAGGATGCCCAGCCGGTTGCCTGCATCCACTGCCACGATGCCTGGGTAGCCCGCCGTGTTGAAGACCGCATTGATCTGCGCGATGATGCCACCCGCACCGTTCAGAGGGATGGGGTTCGCACCAGAGAAGGTGACGATCTGCGGAGGCACCCCGGTGTCAGGGATGTTGAGCTCCAAGATCTTGCCGTTTACATTCGCGCCGGGAGGAGACCCGGTCAGCGTGATGCCCACGATTCCGCAGAGCGCGTCCTCGATGTCGAACTTGAGCCCCTTCGACGGATGGGAGAAGGCCGTCGAGAAGGCGCCGATGGGTTGTGCATAGGGGATGTTGCTCCCCACAGGCTGCCCATTCTGATCCAGAAGGTTCACCGATGTGACCCGGACCATCGGACGATTGACCGTCCCAGAAGTTGCTGACCTGAAGACGGTGTACTTGAGGTTCGACTTGGTGAACTTCGTGGGTCGATTCAAGATGAGCTGCGTGTAGTTCGGGAACGGCGTGACCTGGACGATCGTGAAGTCTCCAGCGTCCGGCCCATTCTCGATACGCAGTGTGTCCTGCGCCGCCACGCCAAAGCTCAGGAAGTCTACAGCAGAAGCTGTGGTGACCGTCTCGACACCCTGGATGGTCTCCAGGTCCGTGCCGGTGATGAAGGTCTCCTTTGGCTCGACCAGGTCGACATTGATCTTGTCGGTCAGGCGCCAGCGGGTGGCCGAGAAGTTCACCGGCGTCGGAAGCACCGTCACCGCCGGCGCGAAGCCCGTGACCTGTGTGACCGAGAGGATGCGGTACACGCCCGCCCCGACACCGGACAAGATCTGAAGCTGGTCCGCGTTGTTGTAGGCGTTCTGGAGAGCCTCGAAGGTGGCATCGCCGGTGTTGTAGTTGGTGCCGAGAATCAGATCGCTCAGCGAGATGATGCCAGCCGTACACGAAGCCGTGAACCCACTGAGCAGAGGCTCGTCATCACTCAGCACGTTGACGGTCAGTGAGCCCTGGTCCAGCACCGTGCCTCGGACGTGAATGTCCGTGCACCCGCCGATGTGCACCTCGTCGTCCGGCGTCGTGACCGTACCGTTCGGCCCGTTGGGGAAGAGGATGCCTCCGGGAATGCTCGAGAGCGTGAGCACCGAGTGTCGCAGCTCCCAGATGATGTTCGCCTGACCGAGCGGGATGAGCTCAGCGTTCAACTGGAGGGTGAACTGGTCGATGACCGCCGTGATGGGAACGTCCTGTACGGGAGGCGCTCCGAGGAAGGCTCCGTGAATCGTGAGCGTCCAGCCCACGACTGGATCTCCAGGAGGCCCGATGAGCGTGGTGAAGTCGACCGTAGCGTCATGACCAGAGGAGTGGTCGTAGCTGAAGAGGCTCGTGTTCGCGTTGTTGCTCCCATCTGACAGAGAGAAGCCGAAGATGCCCGCCGCAGCGATGGGTCCGATGCCGTTGCCCTCGATGATGTCTCGCTGCATCTCCGGGTCGTTGAAGCCGACCACGTTGAGGCGCGTCATCTCCGGGAACGCCTGGGTGAGCTGAGTGGTGATGCCCCTCTTCGTTACCAAGCTGCGCTCGGTGATCGACTGCTGCACTCGACCTATGTAGGTCGGGGCATCTTCAGCCTGAACACCGTTGCGGAAGCGCACCTTGTTGGTGACCTTCACCGCGGAGTTCACGCCGGCGATGCTCACGATCTCGTTCGCATCGATGTTGTACTGGTCTCCTGCCTTTTCGGCCGTGACGAGGATGTCGAAGAAGTAGAGGTTGCCCTCGAGGTTGAAGAGCATCTCGTCCACGCTGATGGACTGGACACCCGTCGGGAAGAAGGTCAGGCCCGACCGACTCGTCACGTAGTTCGACGGGTTGATGCTCTGCCCCTGCGGAGCCGAGAAGTAGATACGAACGGTCCCACCAGCGAAGTTGCCGAGCTCACGTGGGACGAAGAAGTTCGCGCCGAGCGAGTCGGCCTCGTCGAGCGTGAGCGTAGAGGGGTCCCGGAAGGACAGGCTGTTGCGGACGCGCGAGTTCTCCCGAACGACTGGGTCGAGCAGGAGCTCACCCGGCTTGATGACGAGATCCGTCAACGCATCGCCGTCGCTCGTGGCAGAGTCCGGGAACTCCTGATTGAGACGGTCCATGATGAACGCGCGAACGTCCACCGCGAACGGGTCGGGCCCCAGACGACGCAGAAGAGGCTGCACGATCTTCGTATCCGCATCGCTGCCTGGACCGACATCGATGGTCTCGTCGAAGACCTGAATCCTCTCCTGGAGGAACGACTGGAGATCGATCAGAGACATCTCAGGTGCCTACCTTCTCGTTTGTCCCTTCCCACACGAACTCCCCATGGGGTCCAACGGGGAAGTAGTCCACGCACGTGCAGCAGAACGTCTTGGCGTAGAACTTCGGGTCCCGAGCATACGTCTCTGCACAGGCAACGGGCATGTACGTCGTGGCTCCGCACTTCTGATGCGTCGTGCCACGACGTATCGGTCGGATGTAGCCCTTGGCTCGTTCCTCCTCCGGGAGGACCCAGTGGTCCTTGTTCTGGCCCGTGGCGGGGTCGATGGGCTGGGGGGCCTCGGCGCGCTCGTATCCGGGCGCTGGGGCGCCTCCCTTGACGGTGGCGAGCTTATGGAGGCTGGAGTCGGTCGGAGGGGCAGGGACGGGCTCTGAGGCGGGGGGAGGGCGTTCCGTGGGCTCCAGCGAGGGAGGGGGGAGGGTGTCCTCGGCGCCGGGGTCCCAGCGGGTGTCGCCGGTCTCTCCCACGCTGTAGATGGCCGCCCAGCAGCCGCGGAACTTCTGGTCGAAGAGGAAGCCAGGCGCGTTTGTCGCCGCGCTGTGGAGATTCTTCCAGAAGGAGCAATCGGCCTCGTGGGCCTCGACGAGAGCCCCTGGCTCGAGGAAGCGATTGTTCAGGCCGAGCATGCGGGCGCGGTCCTTGTTCTTCGCACGCACGAGGACCTTGCCCGAGAGGGGGTCTTCCCAGCGGGCGGCCATGTTACCGCATCGACATACGACCCACTGGCTGTTGGGATCGAGAGCTCGGATGTCGAAGCAGAGTCCGCAGAGTAGTGCCTTCATCACCTCTCCGTGTGGGCAGGGATGGAATCGCTGGAGGCTCGCAGGGTAGGTCCAGAGTCTTGCTCCTTCGCCCCTTCCTCGGTGAGGAAGATGTCCTTAGCCTCCTCCTCGTGGAGGAAGATGATGTCTTGGTCCATCTGATCGGAGACCCTCACCCGGGCCCCCAGCGAGAGCTTCAGTGTCGGCATGTACCCTCTCCTACAGCATGAGATTCGCCAGCGCGAACTGGCCGGTCTGACTCAGTAGCTCGATGGTAGCGATCAAGGCCAGTTCCTGCGTGTTGAACTGAGCCGAGGTCACCGTGGCGCTGAGGAGCTTCTCCTCGCGAGGCAGACGGGTGTTGCGCGCTTGGAGAGCGGTGATCTGATTCACCGTCGTGCTCACGGCGACGTAGAGATCTGAGACGACTCCGCTACCTTCTGCCTTCGAGAAGGAACGGCCGATGTTCTTCAGACCGGCCCCTCCCAGGTTCGGGCTGAAGATATCACGACCAGGAGTCGTGAAGAGGATCTTGAGGAAGACCTGACAGAGCCTGAGGAGACCACTGACCTTCTGGGTCCGCGTGCCGAGCTGGAACTTGATGAGGCTCTTGGCGGTGAGCGTCAACACGTTCGAGAGAACGGACACGCTCGAGACGATGTTATTCTGGATCTGCGAAGGCACCTGAGCCAGCAATCGCTGAGGTCCCAAGATGACAAAGTTTGGGGAGAGGAGGCCGTTGATGAGCACCTCATTCACCGATCTGAAGTCCTGGCCGATGATGTTCAACGTCCTCGGGAAGAGTCCTGGCACCTCACTCACCTGAGCGATTCGCACCATCTCTTGCGGGAACACACATTGCAGATCAATAGCCACCGACGTGCCTCCACCCCTCTTTGAGGGCGTAGTGGATAGTGCTGATCTGGACTCCGTACCTCTCTGCGAAGACTCGGAGTGGGACTTTTCTGGGCACGTACTGAGATCGAATCTCTCTCACCTGCTCCTCAGTAAGCAAGGCGTTACCATGCGCCTCACCTTTTGCTGAAACAGAGGGCCCAGGAAAGTATCCTCTGCCTTTCTTCATCTTGTCCTGCATGTTGTCCAGAGCGGTGCCTTTGAAGAGGCACGCTGGATTGCAGCAAGGAGGATTGTCACAACGATGGAGGATCTTCTCCTCACTCTTCAGAGAGCCGAAGAGGATGATCCACACCATACGGTGCGCATGGATGTACTTCCCACTGCCATCGGTAAAGACGCCGTAGCCATCCTTGTCTACCGCAGCAGTCCAGGGCCAGCAGACATCTGGTCCGCCAGAACGGTCAACCTTCTCCCAGAGACGGTCTTCAACGGGACGAGCGATAGGTGCCATTGGTGTAACGCAGACTCCCGCCGAGGTCTGTGTGGGGACAGTTCAGTCGACAGGAGCCTGCATCAGGCAGTGTACCCGACAAGGAGCTAAAAAGGAGGGGGTCACCCTCCTTCAGGGCCTTTCACGGCTCCAGCGCCAGAGGAGCAGGACGACCCCGCCGACCGCTACTGCGACGAGCAGGAGAGGAACGGCGAGGTCGTGGAAGCTCACGGGTGGTCATCCACCTTGAGCCAGGGGATCTCCTTCAGAGCTGTAATGATGTCCCCCTGATGCTTGTCGAGCTGAAGGAGCTCGATCTTCCCGACAGGCATGGAGTCACCCCTGCCCATCGAGAGCTCCAACCTCTGAACGAGGCCGACGAGTTGACCATCGACCATGATGCGGCTGACGAAGTCCTCACCGACCTCGATGGTGACCTTGTGTCTCATGCTGGCCTCCTGAAGATGTTCCTCATGATCTTGGTTACGTTCAGGCCTCGGAGGTTCTTCTTCTTCTTGTGCTTCAGGAGGATCTTGCGGTAGTTCGGGAACCCACGAGCCCTCTGCGCCCGCTCTTTCTCTCCGTGACCGGTAGTGACGCTCACGTAGACGCGCTGGCCGAGGGGGGTCACCGTGTCGTAGCCGTCGATGCGGACGTACTGCACCCCCTTCGGCGGCTTCATGTCGTTGGGGTGATGACGCGGATGGTTCTTGAATGCCATCAGCGCACTCCGATCTGATACGTGCGCAGATGCGCCGTACGAGTCCGTGCCTCCTCGAGGCCGGGCGGCTGGATGGTCGCGATGACACGAATCCCCGTAGGCCCCGCATCGGGCACGCTGACGTTCGCGTTGCCCTTGTACGTGTCGATGATGGCGATGACCTGGTTCAGAGCGTCGGAGACCGCTGCGACGAACGCCGTCAAGTCGGGCGAGCTCTGTTGCGCCGCGATGTCCGCGGTCACCGCGTCCTGAAGAACCGCCTCGGCATGACCGACGGAGGTCACGGCGTTCGAATACTGCTGCTGCGCAGCGGGCAGGATGGAGGCCGGCAGGAGCGGAGAGATGAAGTTCCAGGCGCCCTCGAGGATGTTCAGGACGGTCTGCACCTCCGAGAGGAACGCCTGGACCTGCGCGACAGGGTTCTTCTGGAAGTTCTGCCACCACTGACTCACGGCAGCACACCCGGTGCTGAGGAGAGCCAGCGAGAGCATGGCCGAGATGAAGACGTTGCGCAGGCTGCGATGGGCGAGGATGTTCATGAGTTCTTCTCCGAGCGGTAACCCTTGAGGGTTGTGATCACAGGACGCAGGTCCGTGTAGATGTGTTTCGTCACTTTGTACATCAACTCGGGGGTGAAGTCTTGCCCACCCCCTTGCCCTTCGACCTTCATGCCGAGGCTCTTGGGGATGTAGAAGATGAGCGGCTTCTTGGCACCGACGAAGTACCCCGCCTCGAGGTGAGAGCTGCGGTTGCAAGGAAGAACCAGGACGCCGGCGTCACTGGTGACGAGTCCGTTCCAGTCGTGGGAGAAGCCCTTCTCGGCGAGCGGATGATTGAGGTGCGTGATGTACTGGTCCGGGGTCCAGCTACGCCACTCCTCGTCGATCTCCGACCAGTGGAAGCCGTCGTCTCCGGGCTCGGGATGACGGAAGTCGTAGACTTCGAACCCCTCCTTGCGGAGCGTCTCCACGACTTCGGGCTGGAACTCGTTGCGCCAAGACGTTGCGACGTAGATCTTCATCTGATCGACTCCAGTGCCTTGATTCGATCTGCTTCTTCGAGAAGGTACTTCTTCAGCTTGTTGCACCCCTCTTCGACGCTGTCTTGCGTCGTGTCGAGGTAGAGATGCATGTGGACGGCCTCACCACCCCGGAGTGGGAAGGTGATGCGAGCATCGACGAAGATCGGTGCTGGCGTGTTCTGCATGGCGACTATCGCCATCGCCAAGTACACCTGCTTCCTGTCTGGCGACAGACCCTCCCAGGTGGTGTACGTCTTGCGCACCCCGGTCCTCTCGTACTCGACATCGTGTGCCCGGACGTACATCTTCTTCGCTACGACTTCGAAGTCGATCACGTCTTCTTCTCCACCTTCTTGCGCGCCTTGTACTGGGAGCCGTCGGTATCCACGAGCACAGCACCGACGTTCTCGGTGTGCCACGGGCCATCGAGGTAAAGGCCCAGCTTCTCCGCCGCCTGCTCGGCGGGTTCCCCGGGATCGAGTGCGTACTCGGGAACCTTCACACCGCCCACGTCGATCTTCTTGCCGGTCGCCTTCATGGTTTGTACTCCTCTCCTTCGGGCATATTATCGCGCTTTGCTTCCTCGACGCTCTGGATGCCCTCCCTCCAGAGCACGCCCTGGACGAAGCCGAGCCAGCGGAACTTCTTCTCGAGCCGCTCGGCAGGCCAGGACCGGACCTCATGGCACATCCACAGGACGTGCTCGAGAGCCTGCTGGCTGCCGCGTATCGCCAGCTTCTCTTCGGGAGGGTGGCGCTTGGGCTGATAGCCCAGAGCCTTCACCTGGTCGAAGTACTTGGTGAGGATCTCGTCAACCTTCTGATTGTCCATCTTCTTCTCTTCCTGGCTTGGTCGGCAGACCGTTGACGCAGATGTAGTCGGCGAGTCTGTTGAGCGTGGTCTCGTAGACCGTGTGACTCCTCTTGCGCCGCACGATCACCTGCCCGGTCTCGCGATTGATGGAGAGAGTACCCTCTCCATCAGCCCCCGCCATGCCGAGTCTTCCGAACACCCTGAATGTTGCAGTGGTCATCGCTTCGGACTCCACCCTTCTTCCTTCATCTTGCCGTAGATGTGATTGAACCACGTACTGAGCTCGTCCGGCAGGACGTTGCCGAGATCGAAGACTCCCTTGTCTTGGATGTAGACAGAGAGATGAACGATCTTGCCTTCTCCGTTCACGGAGCTCACCTCGAGGTACGCACCCGGTAGGGTGAGCTTCACGCTCCATGAGCGGTTCTCTTTGACGTCGACCGACATCTTACTTCCCCGGGGCGATACGCCCGTCTTGAAGAGTGGTCTTCCACTCCTCGTCGTCCTGCTTGATCTTGAAGCTGGTCGGGACTGAACAGTGCGGGCTGTTCATGAAGATGCCTGCTGCGCGACCGGAGGTTGAGGCGTAGGTGGAGTAGACCTTATCGCCCTGCGTGATCTTGAACCGCTTGCTCTCTGCCTTCTTCTTGCTCATGTGCCCTCCAACTCCTTGTACTGAGCTTCCAGTTCGGGGGTCAAAGGAACGAGCTTGCCCATCCCAAGAAGGAAGGCCGTGCCGTAGGTGTGGTTGACCTCCTCTTCGGCCTCCTCCAACGTCTCCCCTTCGAAGGGGGCGCCCATCTCCTTGATGATCTTGCTGGGATTGCTCTGGTACACCACTGCGTAGAGCATCAGCCCTTCTCCGGCTCGGCGACCTTGAGAAGGTTCATCGCAGCGCTCACCAGGTCGGCAGCCGCCAGCTCGATCTTCGCGAAGCGCACCTGTGCCTCGAGCTCCTTGATGCGACCGCGCAGAAGGCTCTTGCGAGCGGTGATCTGATTCGGGTTCTCGATCTCGTTCTTGCGGGTCTGGGTCTGTTCCATGCGTCACCTGTCAGGTAGTTGGTCTGCGCCATGGGTAAGGAACCACTCGAAGAGGTCCTTACCGATCTGAAACGGATGAATGTGAGCGCCCTTCAGTGGCCTGAGCTGAACGAAGTACCGCCAGTGGTCCCCGTGCTGCGTCTTGCCGTGGTAGCTCATGCTGCAACGTTTGCGGTAGACCCCTTTGGTCTCAAGGCTTAGGGACATCCAGCGCCTCCCTCGCAGCGTTGCGGATCCCCTCCTCGAGCTCCAGCTTCATCTCGAGCTCCTTCTTGAGGAGATGCATCTCGTGCATGATGAGTGCTTTGTGGAAGTTGATGATCTTCCGGATGATGGGCAGCAACGTAGGAAAGGTCTGTGCAACTGGCTGGCACTCATTGCATATGTACTGCTCCCACTCATTGATGGTCTTCATGATCTCTACACAGGCTGGTCTGTTGAGATCGTTGCTGTAATTATGCATCGTCCATGCGCCACACCAGGTGCAGAGGCGTAGGTAAACTTGTCGGTGGCTCGACTCTGGGTGCTGGGCTCGGACCAGCGCCGCGTACCCCGCCAACAGTACACTGGGATCGCTCCCAGGAAGTCGTAGCGTTGGGTTGTTCACGCAGTTCTTGTACCGAGACCCAGCATCCGTTTGCTCTACGCCGCCTTCTGCTCCCGCTTCTTGATGTGGCTGTTGAGAGCAGTCAGGCCCACCCCGAACCTTCTCGCCGCCTCGCTCTTCGAGATGTGCTCCTCCTCCATCATCCTCTTCACCTTGTCGACGAGCTTGTCCCACTCATCAGAAGACCGGTGGATGTCGAATCGGCCAGATCTAGGAATTCTTGGGTTCATGTGAATAGCCTCCCAGTGATCTTATACCTAAAAGAAGAAAGGCCTGCTGTTTCCAGCAGGCCTTCTTCTCTACGACTCGTCTCCGTCCAGATCCGTGCAGATGGCCCCGTAGGTGGGCTCGAGTCTGTCGAACAGAGCATCGAGATAGTCGCGACCCTCTTGCTGGGTCATCTTCGAGGGGTCCATCTCCTTCTCGATGACCCCCATCGTTCGGGAGACAGCCGCCTCGATCTTTTCCGTCGGCATTGCCGACCCTCCTTCAGAGCGTGGGGTTCGAATCCAGATAGTGAAGCCAGGTGGCCACACCATCCTTGCAGTACTTCTCGAGTGCCGTGAGGCCTTCTCCGGCAGACTGAATGTCCCAGAGAAGACCGGCACCCACACGGGCGATGTGTTCGGCGTCATCAACATCCGCCATCCAGCTCCTGGGAGCCCACTCGATGGCGTCCGAGACGACGCTCGCCACACCCTCGGCGACGGCGTCGGCAGTGACGATGTTGAAGGTCTCGGTGAAGGAGACCTGCATGTTCAGGTCCATGTACGCGATGGTCTGGCGGAACTGGCTCCATTCTTCCCAGGGGACCTCCACGAGCTTCGCCCAGGGGACACGCGCGAGCATGTTCCGCAAGGAGAGGAGGATGGAGTTCTTCTTGACGTCCTCGTCACGCCCCGAGTTCACGTAGAACTCGAGATCGCTGCCATGCCGCTGGGCGATCATCATTGCCGCAGCCGCCGCGGTCGTGTGGTTCTTCAGGAGCCGATGGGCGCCGAAGCTGCCGATGCGCAGAGTGCGATGGTCGAACGTCGTGTCGCGCTTGCGCTTCACGCGCTCGAGATCGTAGAGGTTCGGCAGGTAGAGCACCTTGCTCTTGTACGTGTCCTGGAGGAACGACTGGAGCCGCGTCGTGTTCGAAGACACCGAGAGATTGAGCACGAGCTCTTGAAGGAAGAGCAGATCTCGAAGGTTCTTGATGGCCATCGGCTCCACCTGGAGGAAGCCGATCTGGCTGTGGCAGCGCACCACGAAGTGCACGCTCGGATAGTCGGAGGTGAGCTCCGACATCTGGTTCGCGTCGAGCCAGAGCGCCTGGAAGAGGGCGTGCGTGGGCTTGAGCTCCTCGAGCTTGCTCGCGACGTCATCGAAGCCGGAGACCGGCACGACGTCGCAGCGAATGCCGTTCTTGCGAAGCACCTTCGCAGTCTGAAGCGCGTTCACGCCCAGACCACGGTGGCAGCGATACCCGCCGCCAGTGTTCTCGTCGTACTCGTCGTAGCCACCACCTTCACCGTACTCCTTGAAGTCGCGGTAGAAGATGACGGCGTATGCCTTGTGTTTGTCCGGATGATGGTAGTGCATGTGATCCTTGTAGTTGGCGGGCAGGCCAAGATAGCTGAACTCGCTTAGGTCTGCCCATCCCTCTCTTCTCGAATGACCTCTTTGTCGAGACGGCGACGAGCTCGCGAAAGTCGATGCTTGGCTCCTCGCCTGGCATGCATCATGCGTCGCTTGTCGAAGCTGATGCCGTGGTTCAGGGACGCCCACAAGCAGAACGCACCGAACCGACTCACCGCATGCTCGCTCTTCATGTCTTCTCCCTGATGGGGTACTGGACTCGGGCGATCTTCCACCGCTGATAAGAACCCCACTGCAAGACCCACGAAAGCGTCCTGCCGACAAGCCACCGTGTCGAGCGCGTCCCGTCAGTGACGAAACCGTCCTCGTTCACCTCGAAGCCAGCTACGACCTGGCCGTGAGTGGTTCGATAGAAAGCCATGATCCTCCAAAGGCAGAAGCCCAGGCCGCCGTAGACGACCTGGGCTTCTGTTGCCCGAAGAACGGGCTCGGTCAGTTGGCAGCGGGAGCCGGTGCAGCCTCGGCCTGTGCCGCGGGCGCCGGGGCACTGTTGGGCTTGAAGCCCTTCGGAGTCCCACTGGCGCTCTTCTTCGCGGCCGACGCCTTGCGCGTCTTGGACTTGGCCGACGCCTTCTTCGCGACCTTCTTCGGGGCGGCCTTGGCCTTCGCGACCTTCTTGGCCGTCTTCTTGGCGGCGCGCTTCGCGCTCTTCTTGGAACCGCCGGACTGCTTCGCGTAGTTGTCCAGAGCCTTGAGCCGGCTCTGTGCGATGTTCAGGATCTTCGCGAGACCCTCTTCGGCGCTCACGTCGTGCCGCTTGGCATACGCCCTGATGAACTTCTCGTGCTCGCCGGAAACCTTCATGCTTGCCATGACGTTGTTCGATCCTTTCGTAGTGCGATCTCTACTTGATACGCCTTCTAAGACCTACGTCAAGAGGAAAAGTGATTCGTCCTAGATCTCAGCTTCCAACCGGATGCAATCGGTCACGGAGATGCTCCCACCCTGCGGAAGGACGAAGCTGTCTCCGCCATGGTCATACTCGGTCATCTCGAGCTGCTTCCAGAAGGGCATCGCTATGTTGTCGATCACATTCTTCTTCCACCAGACGAGTAGCGCCTGTCTCTCACGATGGCCTGCATCGAGTGCCTTGATCACGTTCTTCCCTCCCTAGCTCTCTGTTGCCGCAAGAGCCACTCGTACGCCGTCTCGGTGCCTGTAGAGAACCCGAGGTCGTCGAACTCCCCAGGGCTCAACTCATGGTGGTGGAATTGGATCTCGAGACCAGTCACATACTTCGCGTTCTGGATGGCTTTCTTTGCCATGGTCACTGTCATCACAATGGACGTGGCAGTTATGAGCTGACCAACCAGTGTCTGAACGTCTCTCGTGATCTCCTTCTCCACGAGCTCCATGGCCTCTCTGTACGCCGGTAGTGGTGGCCTCGGCTTGCCCACGAACATCATCGACCCACGCACCTTGTCGATGAAGAGATGGAGCTCTTGGTCCTTTGCCCCCACGGCATCTTCGCCAGCAACGAGGCCCTTCTTCCTGGCTCGCAGAAAGGCTTCCACGAGCTCGGGGATGAGGCCTCGGAGAGCGAAGATCAAGCCGCTCGCGTAAGCAGGACCGTCATCCCCGTACCGTGCGATGACTGTATCGATCGCACCCTTTCGCGCGCAGGCGTAGAGGTCATGGTTGTTGTAGTGACCAAGGAAGGTGCAAGCATCACAGTCGTGGATGAACTTCGGTTTCTCTGTCTCCTCCGTCATGTGACTTACGCCTTCCTGGGAGGCTTGCGGCTAAGAGCCGCCTTAGGATCTTGAAGAACCGCAGGCGTCTTCACCTCCCGACCTCGAGGCACTGCGCTCGCATCGATAGGCTTGACGCGTTCCCAGGTCTCCTGGACGAAGTGTCTCTGCTTCTCGGTGAGCTGATGCTGGTCCCCGAGCTTCAGCGTGCCGAGCATCTCCGGGTAGGCCTTCTTCTCCCACGGGTTGAGCTCTGGAGCATGTCCAGGATGGAGGACCTTCTCGAGGAGAGCGATGTCCTCGTCTCGCTGGTTCATAGTTCTTTCTTCACGATGACGTTGAGGATCTTGTTGATGGCCACGATCTTACCTTCGTGGGCCTTCAGATGGCCGCCCTCGATCTTCTCCCTGGCGTTCCTCTCGGCATCTGCGTAGATGTCCTCGAGCTTCCAGTCGTTACCATATGGGCCTACGTCGACCTCCAGACAGACCTGGACTCGAGCTACGGCGTGATACAGAGAGCTTGCCATCCTTCTTCTCCTTCGGGCCTGTGTAGAGCCACCCCGCGGTCTTGGTGATCTCGTGCCCGCACGTAGGGCACTTCTTAGCCTTGATGTACTTCGCGAGGCCTCGATAGCTGAGACGACGCATCACACCAGGCATGTTCATGCCGTTCACGCCTGCGCGCGCGCCAATCTCGTAGAGATCCATGGGCTTGGTTCGGCACTTCCACTTGAGTATCCGAAGGGCATGTCGATCGTGGTCTTGTCGACGTGCCGCCTCCCACTTGGCGCCGTAGAGCTTATCCTGTGAAGTGGCCATGCTTCTCCAGATCTGCGAAGAAGTCGGTGACGAAGAACATCTCCGGCTTCCACTCTCCGAAGCGCTGAGCGCACATCAGCATCTGCGGCTTGTGGTGCTTGTCGGCCCACTCGACGAAGTCCAGCACCAGGCGCACGTCTCTGACCTTGTGCATGACCTTTAGGAAGGTCTTGTCCTCCTCCTGCCCGTGCTCCTCGATGTAGAACTCGTAGAGCCGATGGAAGGGAAGCTCGTCGCTCCTCTTCAGCTCCATGTACATCTTCT